CGTCCCGTCAAAATCAAATAGCAGTATTCTTTTGTTTTTAATATACAAATCTTTCATCATTTTTCACTCCTACTCTTTTTTATTACCCTAAACTGAAGACGGAATAGATTACTGTCTTCTTTTATAATATCATACACAGCATAAGAATTTTCTCCTATATCCCATCCAAGATAATCGAGCAGGTCTTTTAAGTAAATTCTCTTGTATTTTACACCAAGGTTATTTACCTTAAACGATCTCTCGTCTTCAACATCAGAAGCAGCCAGATAAAAGACCGTATTTTCAACTCCTTCAAATATCTTCCCTTCTTCTAAGCCGATAACAACCGCATCCGTTACCCCCATCCAATTCAAATTATCGACAGAGATAGTCATTATCTTACTTTTGCTGATTGACAACTTCCGGATCTTGCTTTCTTTAGTTTTAGATCCTAAAAAATCCGTACTGTTAAAAAAATCTACTTTCATGGTTATAATATTTTATATTTATGTTGCAAACATACATAATAAATAATCATCAAAGAAATAAATAGGATTAAAATATGATAAAAAACCCATAGCACTACGTATTTAATAAAAATAAATCAATGACGTAAGATAATAAAAATAATCATATATTTGTCGGTATCTTAATCAATTAAAAATAAATATCATGGCAGAATTGAAAATAGGTTTTGTAACCTTCAATCCGGGATCAGGTGATGGTGATCAGGCGGTTACCGTATCAGGTGAAAAATACGAAGGTCGTGTACAACGTACGTTACGAGTAGAATTTGGTGCCGAATCCGGGGATGTTAAGAAAAGTGCTACCATAAACCAAGCTGCGGCAGCTGAGTTTGTAAAAATAGATCCTACTGCATCTGTAGGGAAAGAAGGTGGTACTGTAACAATCAAAGGCACAAGTAACTCAACTAAATTAACGTTCTCCTTAACTCCGGACAAAACTCATCCTCTGACGTTGAAGATACCTGCCAGTTATCAGGCGGCAGGCAAGGCTACCAACAACGGCGCTGTTATTGCCAACGACCCTGGTGCAACAGGGGGCTTTGCTTTCAGTATCGTATTCTCCGGTATTGCAGCGAACACTAATATAAACGATCTGGTAAATACTCTTAAGGTGACGGCCGCTGGTGGTCAGACAGCTAATACGGTTATTACCCAGACAGCAGGTGATCCGTTCTTGGAAATAGACAAGGAGGTAATCAACTTGAATGCAAACGGTACTCCTCAGACTATCAACGTTAATGCAAACATCAGGTGGACTATCACTCAAGCTGTTTCTAAGTTGGTAAGGAAAGTAATGAAATAACAATTACTTACAGAAAAAGAAAAGGGGCGTCTATTTGGCGTCCCTTTTTTCTATGCATTGTATGTAGTATTTATCTTTTTGCCTACTGACAAAAATCTTTTTGAAAATCATCTGTTTCCTGATATGGACTCTTTTCCCGTCATCTAATTCCCTCCATATTTCATTAAAGATCAAATCTATTAATTCCATGACCTTCTTATCGGAGACAAGATTCTTTCTACCGGGGCTGACCCATCCATCATCAGTCATCTTACCGGCTATCCTATTAGCTATTCTACTTAATTCACGTGGGGTGCTCATTTTAATACGTTTTTAAATATTCTACCTTTTTCACACTGAAGAATGCAGTCTCTCATGGGATGATCTTGTTCGTGATCGTCACACATCGGAAATTCTTTTCCATAGGGGAAAGCAATGTGCGGGCACTGCGCCCTGAACGCATCCCAGGCCGACTTCCTCACAGCCTCAGCCCCGGCACGCACGCCTTTCTCTCTTTCCTTGGCTGGGTCAGCATACACGTTTGAAATAGCTCTTTTCTTCCAAGTAAGCATATTGTAGTAAAACTTATCCACCAGTTTCCTACCCACTACATCAAACTTCTGTCTATGAATTAAAGGTGCGACCTTAACGACGTTCTTCCTATTTTTACTAACATCGACATAAATCAGCCCGGCATAAGACGGAACTTCACTTACGTCAATCATATTAGGCGGACAGGCGTAGTAGAAATAGTTTGGAGGATAGCTTATGACACCACCTACTTTAATAATGCCGTCTTTAAGAACCTTATGTTTTTTATCCTTTTTGAAGTCGTTAAAGAAATCTTGTTTAGACATCTTGACCTCTACTTCATAAGCGTACAATGATCTTGTTATGGCCAGGAAGTCAGATTCCCAATCATATATATGGAGATTGTTAATAACATACATCGGATTACTTAGCAGATCCCTATTAAGGATCTTAAGCATTTGTTGCTCTGGGTAGTTCATTGTCTTACTTTTTTAGAGGCTTGTGGCGGAATCGAACCGCCCTACGAGATTTTGCAGATCCCTGACTAAACCACTCATCCAACAAGCCATGTAGCCCAACCGGGAGTCGAACCCGGAACTAAAGTTTAGGAAACTTTTGTTATATCCGTTTAACTACCAGGCTATTTAATGTTTGCTATGTTCACACACCGCAAACACCGAGATAATTAACACTTTACACAAAATATGTACCGTTATCCAAGGAGGATTCGAACCTCCGCTAACAGAACCAAAATCTGTTGTGCTACCACTACACCATTGGACAGTGGTCCCGGAGGGATTTGAACCCACGATCTTGCGGTTATGAGCCGCCTGCTTTCACCACTAAGCTACAGGACCTTAAAAATATGCAGGAGCCTTCACAGACGCCTGCATATAACAGCTAAAATTTTCAACCAAATAATTTATCCTAAAAACTCTCTCAACGCAAAGTTAAGTACTAACCCATAATATGGCAAACTTTAAAACATAAAAAGGAGGTGACTATATACCAATTTACACAAAAAGCGTAAAATAATACACATTTATACGGAAATCCGTACTGGGTTCCACCAAAACCCTCTACCTTTTGGTAACATCGTTACATCAAAGGATTCTTTTTCTGATTTTCTAATGATGTTAAATGCACCATTGATATCAGCATTAATAGTCCTACCAAACGAGGTTTTAAACAATCCTCGTTTGGTCCTTCTTCCTTTGTAAGATTCATGTTTACAAATCCGTTCATTATCCAAAAAGCTACATTTTGAAGTATAAGATTCTTCAACAATCTTAACATTAATACCTTCTAATGTTGCTTTATAAGATATCATTGAGATAAATACATTAAAAGGAATAGATACAAAGTTCTGATTATTTCGTTTTCCGATATTGATCTCTTGTTTCCAGCATTTGTTATGACCGATTATGATCGTATTAATACCATTGGAAACTACGTGATTAACCAATATCCTACTTGCCTTGTGAAGATAATCTTTGATCTTATTATTCCTTTTGTTAGTTAATGACCTAATTTGTTTTGAAGTATGTTTATTATCTTTTAATTTAGATTTTAAGAATGCTAATCTTTTATTATAATATTGGTTGATAGACTTTAGTGGTCTACCATTGATGATAAAACAAGAACCGTTGTTTGAAACACAAGATGCTAAATTATCTAATCCTATGTCGATGCCGAGATAGTTTCCATTATCTGACATAAGATCTTTTTCCTTCTTGTTATAAACAATTTCAAGAACAATATACCCATTCTTAGGAACGAATCTAAGTTGTTGAATATTTTGTTTATTGGTTCTTGTTGTAAAAGAGAACTGTTTTGGTAACTTAACAACACCTTGCTTTATCCATTTTTGAGAAAAAGCTATGGTTGTAAAAATAGCAGGAAACAAACCATCTTTGTTAAGATACTTAGGTATTCTAACAAATTCAGAATACTCACCTCTATTCTTTTTATTAAAGAGATTGAAGAAAGATTTAAAGTTTCTATCAACCATTATCAACACTTGCTGAGCAACCGGTGTTGGTAAAGCACGATAGTCGACATCATTTTCTATTCTTAGTTTCTTTTCGAGAGAATAGTAGTTGAGATATTTGTACTTTACAGTATTATCATCCTTGTATTGAAAATAATGTTGTCTAACAACATACAATCCTTTGTTGTATAAGTTTTTACACTTATGAAATAAATCATAAAGCTCATTGTAATAAACAGAACTTGGCTTGATTGTATGTTGTTCGACTAATCTCATGACACAAATGTAGGAATTATTATTTATATATAAAAACAATTTCTTATATTTGTGGTGTAAAGTTGTATATAATCACCAAAAAGGATTAAAATACCTACTTCTTTTTTTTCTTCTTCTTTTTAGTGTCTTTTACTCGTTCAGCTTCGTTTTCGGGCTCCACAATATCACCGGCTTCTTCCTGAATCACATCCGTCTCAGGAACAACATCAGACTTCTCTGGTTCTGCCACATCCTTATCTGACTCCTCATCTTTATCCAATTCCGGCTCAGCGGAATCGTTTTTGTCTTTACCGATTATACCTATTTGGTATCCTCTTAATTCTACTTGCATTAATTTCAGCTTCGATTCTAACTCTTGTATTGTTTTGGACCCAACCGAAACCTCGTTTTCCAAATCTCCGATTCTGATCCTGGCTTCAATCAATGCATTTGATTTCTTTTTTAATTCAGATGAGATACTGTTTTTCTTTTCTTCCAAGTTGCTGATTTTGTAATTAGCCTCATCAAGATCGGACTTAGCTTTGTCAAGATCAGCCTTGGCCGCATCAAGTTCTTCCGTTTTCTTCTTGACGCTTTTTATCAGCTTTTTCTGATTTTCCTTCAAGGCGTCAATCTTTTCCTTAGACTCAGAAAGATCTTTGCCAATAGATAAAATCTCTTTATCCTTTGAAGCTATATCTGACTTAAGTTCTGAAAGCCTTTCCTTGTAAAAATCAGCCTTATCCTGCATTTCCTCAATTTCTTTTGCAAGATTTTCGGATTTAATAGCTTTCTCCCTGTACATTGACAGCTTGCTGTCTGTGATGAATGTAAAACCTAACATGCTCATTTTCAAAATATTTAAACATTACTTAACTCCAGAACTACCAAGACCTTTTTCTCCACGTTCATTTCCGTCTTCTACCTCAATATCTGTCACCTCTTCCAATACCATTTTGTATTGTGGAACGATTTCCATCTGAGCTATTCGATCGTTTTTATGGATTACGGTCGGTTTTTTATTGATTTTAGTAAGATTAACCATATACTCTCCTTTGTAGGTAAATTCGCATTTACCGGGCGCGTTAGTAACTACCACTCCCTCGTCAAAAGAGAATCCTGATCTTCCTTCTACATTTACGCACCATCCTTCTGGGATATTCAATTTGAATCCTGTTCCGATTCTAACAGAATAACCTTGATATAAGGTGATTGATTCAAAATCGGAAGGAACATCTATTTCCACTCCCGTGTCATTCACCATCTTCACCACTCTATATGCACGAATATCACAACATGCATCACCATCATGCTTGTATTCAGGTATCACGACATCGGGATACAGCTTCTTAATACCTACCTGCACAGTCTTCTGATAACCTGGAGTCAAATACGATTCAGGTATTTTATTAACGACCTTATCTTCTTTTTTATGTTTGTTGTTCTTTTCAGAAACAGTATCCTTCTTGCTATCTTCTTTTTCAGAAAGAAGTCTTTCAATATCTTCTAACTTGTCCATAATTATATTTTTATAGTACAATAAACAATACCTTCTTTTTTTATATCCTTCGTTGATTCATAGCACTCACGAAAAGTACTTATGTCTGCATCATTAGGATCATCGACCCACTCATCTCCCTGCTTATATTTTTCTCTGGTTTCTGAGTAGATCATACATAATTTATCCCCATGCTTCGCCATAATCCTTTCTTCTGTCACTTTCCTACGAAGTTTAATAAGGGGAAATCTTGTAACTATTTCTACTATCATTCTACACAATCTTTAAAAGCCCAAGAGATGTTATTCTCCTGGGCTGATGTTTATATTAAAATGGAAGGTCTTCTTCTTCCATAGGAGGGAAGTTCGGCATCTGTGCTTGCGGCTGTGGCTGCGTCTGATGCTGAGGCTTGGTGCTCCTTGTAGTAGGCGCCGGAGCAGGTGCAGCAGGCCGAGCAGTCGGCTGTGACGTATAAGCCGGCTCCTGATACTGTGCTGGCTGTTGAGCAGGTTGTTGGTAATTCTGATACGGAATAGCACTCGGAACAGACTGAGGTTGTTGAACCTGTTGAGGAGCAGCCGTCTGCTGGGTATAAGTCTGAGGAGCTGTAGGCTCTTGCTGAGTATTACTTCCTAAACCTAATTTAGCCATTATTCCAGCTCTTATGTCTTTAATAGAAGCATTGAACCTATTTGAATATTCAGTAATCTTCTGATAAGTAAAGTTGTTTTGAGCTGAATAATCAAGGCTTTTCTTACCATCAAATCCTGTAACCTCAACAGGATCAGGCCAGCCATTTACGCCCTTTTTATAAAAACGTTCAACAAGCTGATCTTTTTCTCCGTCTACTCCTGCATACGCGATAATAAGTTCCGAAGATCCAAACTCGTCATCTTTCTTCTTCTTAAAGACATTGAAATAAATTTCACGACTGAAATCGATGTTTTCGTAATATTTCACGAAGCTCTTAACAAAGCCCTTGATATTTCCCTTTTGATTGACGAGAGGTATGGAAATACAATAATTTTCATTAAGCTCGTAATCTTTTAATACGATAAGGAAATTAGTAGCAGTATTTCCATTAGAGAAAGTACTTGTCTTTAACCCGATGTAGTTGATGTACCCAACTATTCCATTATAATACTCTTTCCAGTATCCTGCTGGCTGACCATTATTAGGATTTATGTGCTGAACGAAACCTTCTTTCGGTTCGTTACTTTTTTCATACAAGTTACCATCCGAATTAATATACAGATAATAAGTTGTACCAAAACTTCTGTTTTCTCTAAAAGCCATATTATTATTTTTTTATAGATTATACAATGTTTGATTTAAGACGTATGTTGATTCGTATTTAGGATTGAACATCTTTATCATCTTATATTGATCAGACCAATCCATAACAGTATCTCCTTTTATAAGAGATTTTACGGATGAAAGTATATTTTCCTTACCGATAGAAAAATTAAAACACGGACCTTCAAGCGCATTTAAAGGCATTGATTCCATTATCCTTTTTCTATTTCCAAAATCCTCAGACATTACCGTTATACCGTTTTCTTCATCTACCTTGACATTAACAACATTATCCACTAAAGTCATGGAATTAAGAACAGATATAAGCAAATCCCTATCGAACTTAACCCTCGATGATTTTTCGAATTTATTACATACGTATTCGTAGTTAGGATACTGTTGTTCTACGTTCATATCCGATATAATCACATTATCAAAGCATAAGAACGTCCTAACGCCATCTGTGGAAATACTGATCTCCGTATCTTTATCAGATAGAAAGCGGTATAAGATGGAAGCCGCGACCTCGCTTAGCATAATTGACCTTTCTGCTACCGCATTAGCACATTCTTTCCTATTTATAAACAGACGGAACATATCAGTAGAAACAATGTCAATATAGTCCTTCTTCACATTAAGAAGAATCGAGCATATAGCCGGTCTAAATTCATCCGATCCAACAAACACAAAAGATCTTTTCATAGACTGAATGAAAGACGAACTCATAACACGAATACCATCACCTACAGGATAAAAGAAATCAGGGAAAGCCTTATCCTCAATCCAAGTAGAAGAAAAAGATCCTCTATCGTATTTAAAAACGATACTGTAATCGTTTTTAATCTCTATCTCTATATCCTGGTTATGATTTTTAAAAAACGAAATAAGAGTCCCGGCATCTACTAAAAGAGAAAACTTATGGTCACAAGAAATATCAGTATTCACATCGAAAATATCATCCGTATATGTTATACGTTCGTTCATGGCTTGTATCCGGATATGATCAAAATATAAAGTAATTTTTATATTCGATGTGACACAATCCTTTAGAACCTTATCAAACATCTTTGAAATGTTTGAAAGTTTCTCATTCATTAGTATGCCAGGAACTCTTACTTTCATTTTTTAAAACTTACGATTATGACTATCTAACACTGCAAATGTATTATTTTAAAATCTAATTACGAATTAATTGGATTTAAAATGATTTAAAATAGATTAAATGGTTCTTCTTGCTGCTTCTGCTATAAGCATCGCATCAACTATACCGTCATGGGCTGTCTTACATCTTTCGTTTTTAACGAACGTATCGTTTGGCCACAGCCTTTTAGCGCAAGCCAATGACGTTTTCTTAGTATTCACCTTACTGGCCTCCATGACCTTATCAGAATGCGTCCAAACCAATTTCTGCCATGTTTTAGGGGCTATGAAATTAACGGAGCAACTTATGTCCGGAAATGCCATACAGAGGGATAGGAACAGCCCATGCAGTTGGCCTTTGTTCTCCATGAGAGAGGCTGTAGAGGACGTGCTGACCCCGTACAGGGCGTGGACGTCCTCTATGACAAATACTACCCTATCAGGATTGTTTTCTACGATCGTATCCCGGCAAAAAACATATTCTTTAGTCAAGTCTACCGGCCCTGAAGCTGATATTCTTGGAGTGGAGATTCTCGATATTAGTTTGCTGTCTTGATCGATGCAGGCTATGGCTCCATCTTTTCCTGGATCTGCGGCTATATATAACACCATAACGCACTAATTTAAATTCATGTCAATTTTGCCAATGTTGTCATCATCGTCAAAACCTCCATTGTCAGTAAGTTCGTAATCAATAGCCACAGCGCCGTTGCTAAGGATGTAAAAACCTTTAAACATCTTTCCTATTTCAATAGGATACACGACATTTACGTCCCTTCCAATATCCTCAAACGGCATAGCGATATCTTCTGTTTTGGCTTCCTTTTGTTTTGCTAATACACCAACGGGTATATTTTTACCTTTTATAGATGCGTATGTAACCATATACAGAATATCGTTATTGACAAACGCCCTATCACTACTTACCTTATCCAAGCTGACATATATAATATGTTTTATAAAACTATTGATATCTCCACATATGTTAATAGCTTCTACTTCTTTAGGAATAACGACTTCCACTTCTTCTGGTTTTATATTTTTCTTTTTCATTGCATTAATCTTTTTGTGTTTTGTTTTACTTCTTCAACAAGATCCTGATCTTTCATCATCTCCTGCTTAAGTTTCTCATTCTCCTTAATTCTTTTCATCCTATCGGCAAGAATCTTTTTGTATTTCTTATCCGATATTTTTATAAACCAAGGACAGTTCCTTGATGGAATCCTTTTGCATGGATAATCAGTGAGACCGTTCGGTCCAAACTGCTCGCATCGGTTACATTTCTCTTCTCCTGTCATTACATCATATTTTAGGGAAACATTCTTCAAGTTCTCTATAAGAGCACTCTACTACAACAGAATCTCCTTTAGGGAGAAATACTAAAATAGAATCGATAGAAAAAACACTATCTACTTTTCTTACAAGTTGGCCATGTTTGTAAGAAGACATGACCAACCTAATTCCATACGCATCTGAATAAGATCCTTTCCTACATGGAATTATGTTTTCAACAACATAATCAAAGCCTCCGATATTAACCTCATCACCGGCACTGATTTCCATAATAGGAACCATCTTAGCCCTTCTATCTATGCTTATTTTCATTTTGCAACCTCAAATTTTATTTGCTCCTTCGGTTCATAATTCCATACCTCAAAATCATCAGCTACGAAATCATAAAATCCTTTCCCTTCCATACGAGACGAGATAGTAACCTGCGGAACCGGGCCGAAAAGAGAGCGACGGAGGAGCTCGTTTGCCTGCTCTTCGTGCCGGTCATATACGTGCATATCTTGGATGAAATGAGTGAAAACTGCGGGTCTTAACCCGGAGTCGTGAGCGAACATCATCATAAGTGCAGCATATTGAGCTACATTCCATAGGCCGGCAACAATAGCATCCTGGCTACGTTGATAAAGAGTCATATATAACTCATCTCCTTTAACAGATAAATTAATCTGGAACGCACATTCTTGAAGAGGTTTTAGTCCATTGGTTTCAGGATCGAACATGGATGCTACTATTCTTCTTGACGAACGATCATTCTTGAGTGACCAAAGAATGAAGTCTGTTTGGTTAAGAAAACCGTAAAGACCATCATGGATGTCTATCATACCCTCTGGAGCTTTTCCGGTTCCCATATAAACATGTCTGTTCACCATATCTCCATAACATCCTTCGATCTTTCCATTATCATCAGCCCACTGATCCCATATATGAAGACCAAGATCTTTAATATCTACCGATCTTTTTTGAAAAATCCATAAAATTTCCCTTATGGCATTTTTTAGATTAGTAGGTCTAATCGAACCAAGAGGAAATTCCCGACGAAGATCGTACTGGTTGCATACTTGCAGGATACGCTTCACCTTTACGCCTGTCCCGTCACCGTAGACCGGTCGCTTTACCTCTTCCCACGGCTGGCTCATTATAAGAGCCAAATTGTCTTGAAATATTTTATCTACTCTTGACATGTTTATATTTTTTTTAACCAACTACCATCCAGTCATCAGCCAACATATCTGATTGCGAAGCTAACCATCCATTTACAATATTATCGTTAGCATCTTTCATGCACAGATAAGAACAGAATTTAATCATGTTGGTTTCATCTATGTCATAATAATCTTTTACGTACTTTTTAAACGAATCCGGTAATGACTTTACTCTATTAACTATCGTATCAGTAGACAACCAATCTTCCGGGCGCTGAAAGACAAACATTCCCTTACCGTTCCATCCTGAACGTGCAATTAACTTACCTTCTTTTACTGCCTCTAAAGCTTCTCCAAATTTCATAACTATATTTTTTATAAATTAAACTCTGCAAAATCTATTTCAGATCCGGTTGACAAATTGATCATTGACTTCTCAAGTTCTTCCATTGAAATAGGATCAACAATTCCATCGTTTGAAAGTGTTTTCTTGTAGAAGTCGTTTACCACCGGATCGCTTGTTTTTATTGTCTTAGGAATAGGTTGACGAAGATACATTCCTTCAAGCGATTTTACTCTTGAAAGAGCTGTATATAACTGACCTGTTTCGAAAGAGTTGGATACGTCCATCATCGCCGCATCTAAAGTTAGGCCCTGGCATTTATGGATAGTTATGGAGTAACCGATTTTTATCGGATACTGAGTAATAGATCCAATTACCTCAGACTCCACTTTATACCCGTTTCTGACGTATTTTACTTTATCAAACGAACATGGAGTAATAATAACCTTGGTATGTTCTTCATCTTTAGGACGATCAAGAACGACTTCAATCTCTCCATTCTTAATAGAAGACACAACGCCAAGAGAACCATTGACATACTCTCCTCCGTTTCTAGTGATCATAACCCTGGAACCTTCTTTTATAAGAAGCGTCTTTTCAACAGGAGCTTCTTTAGGATAATCACCTTTTATAATAGCTTCGAACTTTCTTAATGATCCAGGAACAGAATTTATTCTCATTTCATTAATAGCTGTAGCCTTAGCATTGGTCGTAACGATTTCAACATACCCGGCACTATTTTCAGGCTGAATACATCTGCTATTTAACGTACTAAACACATCATCGTCCATCTGACCATCACGAACCTTATTAAGGATGCTGATAAATTTCTCATCTTTCTGACGATATATTTTTTCAAAAGATACCATTTCCATACCAGAAGCCATAAGGGACTTAGAGCTGAAGAAATAAGATGTATCGTATATTTCTCTAAAGAAATCTTCTTTGATTACAGGTGGTAACTGAAATAAGTCTCCTACCATAATAAGTTTCACGCCTCCAAACGGATCCTTGTCGCCTCTTGCACGACGAAGAATGTCAGCTACGTTGTCAAGAAGATCAGGTCGAACCATAGAAATCTCGTCTATGATAAGATATTTTATATTCTGTAAAATCTTTTCGGATTCTCCTCTGAACTTGTTTTCACAATTGTCCATAAACTTGCCATTCCTTATCTCTGGAATGTAAGGTTGCACACCGATTCTGAAAAAAGAATGAATGGTTTGGCCGCCTGCATTAACAGCAGCAATACCGGTAGGAGCGACAACAACCGCATTTTTTAATGCCGGTATAATACGTTTAAGGAAGAATGTCTTCCCAGATCCGGCCCTACCTGTTATAAAAAGCGGTTTAGGTGACTTACAAATAGACTTAATAGCCTTTCCTTGAGCGACATTACCTTCAGACATAACTGAACGAAGAACGCATTCCATTAGTTTTTTGTTGTAACTTATAGCCATATTTTTTCTGATTTTGTTCTATAAAACAAAAGTATGAAAATAAAATAAAACCTAAAATATAAAATGAATTAATTAGGATTAAAAAGAAATAATAAGTTGGATAAGTAGTTTTAGATCAGACAGTAATATGATTTCGTATAGATATGGTTATGGCATAGTGGTGGCTAACGGGTGTTTCCGTCGATGTTCTACGAGATTATCGTTTTTCGGCTCTGTCGGCGGCCGCTAAGAACAGACCCTCTCTCAAGTACCAAATATTATAATGATGAATACTGAGATGAAGGATAAAGATAGGTATCATTATAGAATGATAGTTCTTCTAATGGTATATCCTTGAATACAGATTCTCCATCTAATTCTTTATCATTATCTACTGTTGTACTGATATTAGGTAATGATTGGATAGATATATCCATATTCTCTATCTTTTCCTTAAACTGTTCTGCCTTAACATACGTATAGATGTCTTCGCTTACCGATCCAACCGCTTTAGCCATCTCGCCGGCGAACTCAGCATACATATCCCGTACCTCATTAAAACCTGCCTTTTTGTCAGGAGCGGTATTGTTATAGGTTTTCATTCTCCTACTTACTCTACCGCAGACCCCGGCAACGGACGTCCCTACCTCAGCACAGCAGGCTTCCGCATCAGCCAGGCCTGTTTTTACTGTGGCTATCTTCTCCTTACTCCATCCACTAACCTTGTCGTATGATTGTTTAAGACGGTTTAAGAACATGTCCATTCTGCGCTTCTTATCTTCTGCGATGATAGCGCGATAGTACTTTCTTATAATTTGGTTTTGTGTACTTCGCTCATATCCGTCCCAGAAGTCTTTATGCGCTTCTTTAGCCATAACAGAAGCCAATGATCTTGCTTCTTCTTCTTTTGTCTTTTTACGATCTATGCCAAGGATTTCCCCATCTTCGGAAACAACTTCTTCTGCATTCAAGAAACGTAGGATATGAGTGTTGTCTTTTAAGAAGAAATTGAAATCGTCTTTCTTACTTACTTTTTCTTTTTCTCCTTTCTCTATATCCTTCTCTCCAAAATACCATCTGTTTGTTGCTCCTTTTTTATACAAGGTCCAGGTATTTGCTATTTGCCAGAAAACGGCTCCATGCCTATATACCGGAATCAGCTTACCTATTGGGTAGTTATGTTCGTTTGCTTCAATGTAAGCACGAGGATTATCTACGTATGTTATAAATTGTACGTTTTCGAACCTTTTTACGAGCTTGTCTTGTATCGCCATACTGACAAGCTCTTTCGCTTTTGTTAGTCCTACATTCAAGTACAAGGCAATTGCTTTATTACTTATCGTCGAATCAATTAATCCATAATACGAGTGGCTTCCGTCTACGACATCCGCCTGAGAGTTTGTCTCTCCACTGTTCAGTACAGACTCATTGTTTCTGACTAAATTAACAAACATCGCCTCTCTTATCCTGTCAAGGACTTTTTCATGGTTTGTTATTTCATTTTTCTTTATCTTAATTAAAATCCTATTCTTTGGAAGATTCACTTTCCCGCATCCGAGAGTAAGTTGTACGCCATTAACACGATACCTTCTTGCGACGAACGTACTATCCGTCACACGGAACAGTTCGTTAAACATCGGATGTCCTGTCATGTTCTTGAACTTCGAATACCCGATTCCAAGTTTATGAAGAAGATCTTTCTGGTTTTTGAATCTTATTCTCGAATCCCGGCGGGAGATTTTTATCATACAGTATAAAGCATACAATTCCATGAACAGCGAATCATCTGACCACCGTTCCAAAAGTCTAAGACTTATGTTAATATTTCTACCTAATTGTATCTTCATAATCTTTGACATACTCCCATCGCTAAAGCGAATGGGATTCTTGGATACCAACGCAAGAAACCCCGATATTACTATCGCTGGAATTACTCTTGCTCTCCAATTCGGAAATGCCCTTCCGAAGTATATTTATTAAAAAAATACATAAATGATCAAAATAATCATTGATACCATGCTTAAAAGCAGGGGCTTTACGGAATATCGTAACAAAAAAAATCGGATGGATTTTTGGGGATATCCATCCGATTCATGTCTTTTTCGTTCGGAAAATCCCAAAAACCCCGTTACAGATCTGAGAAGCAAACAATGAAAGACGATTAATATTTTTTTATCATTCATTATTTATTTCCTAAATCTGTAACGCACAGCAAATATAGAAATAAATTATGAATGTTAAACAATAAGGTCTTATTTTTTTAATGTAACAGTGCAAATATCGGGACAAATCCTGAATCCATTGTCATAAAATACGTTAATTTTAAATTTATAAATCCTTAATGCTTATCTTTGTATCAAAACGATAATCTCATGAAAGAAAGTGATAATAAAGATGTTAGTAATAGGGCTTATAGGCTTTTAGTACCTTATTCCAATACGGTGGATATGGCCAAGAAGATACTTCTGTTTTATAACGGATACCTAATGGCTTCCGGCAATGAGAAGAATGTCATAGATGCGAGGCACTTAAATCTTCTTGCCTATTATTTTGTGTTTGGATACTCGTATGAGACGAAGAAGAAGTTTTCTCATTGTTTCAGTACCGATCTTCAATATGTATCGGTTTTGGATACGGAGATGAAGAAACGTGGTATTTTGATTGACCGTGAAGGGAATTACAGGACAAGGTGTTTATGTCCGGATATAGAGAACATGCGCCGTCTTTTTGTATTGGAGGGTTCAAGAGATCAATGTGCGTTGGTTTCTTTATTTTATAGAAAGAAAACTTTTGAATCCGATGCCGAAGAATGATTTCCCTATATCATTTGAGTCACATATTATAGATGATGTGATGGATAAGACCGGGGGCGTTTACGACCGAAACCAAATACGTGACGTTTTCAGAGCCAGTATTTCTTATGCCAATAACTTATGTACATACACAGATAACGTGTCTGTATCGTTCCCGTATGTGGGTGATATGGTTTGTAACCTTCATGAGATGGAGAGGCGCAAACACAATCTTGAGCGTCTTAAATCCAAGGTAGAAAAATTATCTAAGTATCAGGAAAAAGAACTTCAGTGCCTTGATATTAAGATAAGGATGATAAAGGATGCTTATAACTCAGGTGAGATAAAAAGTGGGGATATGTTGATAAAACACAACAAATTATCTATCTTTAAATCTCGTAAGGGTCATAGTTTTAGTGAAATACAAAATATTCAAGAACAGGAATTTAATAGATAATGAAATGAAAAAGATTTTGCAAGCGGAAGTTATATACGATGCTTTTATGGATACGATATTAAAAAAACTTCCAAGAAAAAAAGAAGATTATCCTGATTGGTACAAAGAACGTCTTGAAAAGTGTGAAGGATGTAAATTCAACACCAAGAACGTTCCTAACTCTATGTTGCCTCTTTCTTTGTATGTAAGCAAGAAAATAGGTAAAAATCGTTGTTCGGTATGTACGTGCTTCATCAAGCAAAAGGCCTGGAGCAAGACAGAGGAGTGTGCGCTTGGGGAGGGGCTTCCCCGTCCTTCGTGGATGGATCGTCAGTATTCTATTGATTTTTATGATGAGAAATCAAGATGGAATAGATTGGAACTTATCACAATGGATTCTGATGAATTTAATGTTATTTCTACAGATGACAAGCAATACAATATTGACCTCTCTAAAGACGGTAAATCATTTGAAATCATTTTCGAACCAGTAGAAAAAGGAAATAGTATAAGGTTCTCATTCGTTCTTGAGTCGAAGCATGATATGAAGATAACAGCATCAGAGACATCTTGTGGTTGTACGTCATCTAATTTGAATATCATAGACTCCCGTCACTTTAAGTTCAATATAGAGATACATACAGCAGGATTTGGAATAGGAAGATTCGTAAAGCACATGACTGTTCACTATCAAAAAGATGGGTCTCAAAAAGAGGAAAAGATTCCGTTTAATTTTGAAGGTATTATAATTCAAAAAAGTTAAGTTATGGGCGGATGTGGTAAAGCAAGGCATTTACAATGCGAGGATAAAAGGAAGTCCTTATTTTCTATGTTGCAGGCATCTTGTGACGATCTCCCCGATTATTCTGCCGGAGACATTCTCTATGCCGTACTTAGATCTTTTGCAAAGAAAAGAGGATTGTCCGTTTCTTTTTTAAGAACGTTGACAGATAGCGAGCTTTTTGAAGTGGCTGATTATAATTTATCAATGGAGTTGATGGACGTTATTATTTACGATAAAAAGGTTCTTGACAATGAAGAAGATTGATTTTGATTCAGATATAAAGCATCTTATTTCTTATTACAACCATCTACTGTCTGCGCAAGATAAGGTGGGAGAGGATATGGAAGAGCTAACTAAGGATATTATTAGGAAGAAGGAAGAGGAAAATGATATAGAGTTGGAAGACTTTATTGATTTGGAAGAAAAGTCGTTTATGACCAACTTGTATCAACAAGAGATGCTGAAAGTATCTTCTTCTATAAAGGCAGTTTACAGGTTATCTATTAATGCCGGTCATGATCTTAACATAGATGATGACAGCAAGAAGGTTCTTGACAGGATAGTAAACGACGGAGAATCAGATTTTATTATGTACGTTGACAATAATACTGATTCTGTTATGTTCAAGGAAGAATCTGTTGAGGAAGGAATAAAAAACATGTGCAAGTATCGTGTTGATCCATCTTCTCTTGAAGACAGGTTTAATATGCTTAAGTCTCAGTATGAGTATTTTTTAAAAATAGTGAATAATGAAGGTAAGAAAGCCGACTAATGATGATGTCTCTTACGTAGATCGGAAACTTCTTGTGCTAAGGGATCAGATAGATAAGGCAGAACGTTATCTATCTGAAAACCCTTGGGATAAAATAGAAGATTCCGATAAGAGGGAGAAAGAATTTAGGTTTCAAAAGAGCTTGTCTGATAGCTTAATGCAATGGACTGAATCTTATATTAAGATGTGTGGGATAATGGATGTCTATAATCAGCTTGAGGCTGCCAAAAATAAGAAAAGCCTAAAAGGAGGACAAACAGTATCAGGTATTCAGTCTTTTGTTAAGAATGAGGCTAAGAGCAAGCTCGATAAGTAGTTTTGTCATGAATTTTGATAGCAAAGAACTTTATATAAATATGGGTAACGATATCCCGTTATGGAATGACCTTTATTCTTATGAAGAGCAAGACGATGATGTCAAGCAATTCTGGGAGAATGAGGCTATGAAACTCCTTAACGGTGTTACCATAAATGGTGTATTTATCCATCCTTGGCTATACTGGCATATCAATTTCTGGAAGATGATGATTGACGTAGGAGATGATCGTATTCCTGGAAATTCTCAGCTTCGTGATAATGAATGGATGTTTGCCGAATTTCTAAAGCAGGCGGAAGAAGAGAATAAAGGAATATTCATGTTCGGGTGCCGTCGTTTTGGGAAAGCCCTTCTTGATTCTGAGATACTTTATCTTGAGGACCGGGAAAAGATGATAGGAAATATTGTTGTAGGGGATAAGATATATGACGATAAAGGGAATTTGGTAGAGGTTGTAGGTGTCTACCCTCAAGGGAAAGTAACCACCTACAGAGTTGTGTTCGAAGACGGTCGTAACGTTATTTGTTGCGGAAATCACCAATGGCGTGTCAATCATGGCGGAAAATGGCATGTTAGGAGTCTTAGAGCCATAGCTGGATTAGATTATAAGAGTATGTCTATTCCAGTAGGTGAGGCCCTGAACTACCCTACGGCAAAGCTGCCGGTTCCGCCGTCAGCCTACGCCTCGATGCTGGCGGCTTATCTCAGTGGCTATGGAGGGGATATGTTTTTTGATAAATACGTTTGTAAGAAGTTTTTAAGATCGTCCATAGATCAAAAGAAAGATTTTATAGAAAACTTCATTCGTTCTTTCAGAAACGTAGTAACCGGAGAAGAAGAGCTTACGTTGTCTCATATTGACATGGATGTCATAAATTTTGTACAACGTATGTTTTGGGCTTCAGGTTGGTATGCTAAATTGGAGGGGAACAAACTTATACTATCAAGGAATCGTAAGGAATTAAAAATAAGATCCATATCGATATGCGGAAAGGAGCATGCCACTTGTATAACCGTTGATAATGATTCTCATTTATTTTTGACCACCAATTACATCGTTACTCATAATACGGCCATAATGAGTTCTCTTCTGGCTCGTAATGCTACAATGACGTACAATTTGACGCATAATGTTATTGGAGCAAGTAAAGAAGACCTTGCCAATATGGGAGAGTATCTTGAGTTTGGACTTGATAATCTTCCTTCTTATCTTACTATAAACAGGACCGGTAACGACTGGACTAAAGAAGTTGTTTTAGGTACAAGAAACATCAATAATCAACGTGATGTTCATGCCAGAATAAGAATCACTAACGTTGATGATGGAAAGACACGAGGATCATTGAAGACCGCAGGTGGAACTCCATATACGTCTATATATGATGAGGTAGGTAAATTTCCGGTGCTTGGAGCATGGCTTGCCGGTAGGCCGGCTCATATGATGCATGGTAGAATGAGGGGCGTTTGTCTTATGGCTGGATGTTGTTGTGCTGGAACCATAGTATATAAATCAAATGGTGAGCCATGCCGAATAGAGGATTTGAAGCAAGAGGATGGAATAGTAGGATTCGATAATGTATCATCAAAAGCTGTAAGTCAAGACATAACATGGATGAAACCTCCTGCCGAGAAAGAGTGTTACAGAATAACAACGAAAAGAGGAAGGGTGCTTGAATGCAGTGGGGATCATCCCATATTGACTGTTATAAAGAAAAGAAGTGGTGAATTTAGGTATTTTGGGGCTGACTTCAGAAGAGCTGACTCTCTTAGAGTTGGTCGTAAAATATGTGTATCGGATGGTGTGGATATATGGGGAGATAAAAAAATGTTTGATCCATATCTTGTTGGTATTCTAATAGGGGATGGGAGCTATGGTTTTGATAAGACTCCTGTCGTGTCTACCAGTGATAATGAGGTGTATGATTATATACGATCTAAATATGAGTGTTGTATAGAGAAACAGTATAAGACTAAGAACGGAAAAGACTATAGGGAAATAAGAATAAAAGGTATATGCCATGAGTTAAGGGAACTTGGTATATATGGTCAGACTAAAAAAAACAAAACACTTCCTTTAAATATACATTTATATAGAAGGGAGGATGTTATTATGATGATTAGGGGGTATTTTGATGCTGATGCTACTTTTTGTTCTAATAATGATAAAAGACATCATCGTATAAGTGTAGGATCTTGTAATAAACATCTTCTTGAAGAAATAAAGGATGTTCTTTTTAAATTTGGAATACATAGTACTATTTCTTATAGCCCATCTAAAAATCCAGCAGATAGATCTATTATTCTTGATTCATATGTATGTAATATATTGGATAAATTATCCATGTTTAAATATTGTAATATAATTGGAACAGATATAGGATATAGAAGAGAAAAACTTGATTCTATAAGGGAATTTAGTTCTAATTTTAGCACATTTGGTTCTTTTAGGTCAAAATATTTAGATGGAGTGATAATAGAAAGGATAGATAAGATAGAGTATATAGGAATTAAGCCTGTTTACAATCTCACTGCATCAGATACTCACACTTATATAGCAAATGGTATTATAACTCATAATACCGGAGGTAATGTAGAAAAGTCTCAAGATGCCCAGAAAATCATGAACTCTCCGGACGAATATGGATTCATTATAATGAATTATGATATTCTGAATAAGAGAGTTATTAAACCAACATGGCGTATATGTAAATCCGGATGCTTTGTTCCTGCCCAGATGTCTCATGCGTATGAAAAGACAGAAACTACTCTTGATAAGTATCTTGGAGTAGAGAGTGCTCCCGGTCTTAAGAAGATAAAAATAAAAGTTTCAGACTTTGATAAAAATACTGGAATAATAAAATCACGTCTTGACGAACTTGTCAAAAAGGATAGAGCTTTATACGTCCAGGAACGAATGGCATTCCCTTTGTCTATAGATGATTGTTTCCTTAATACGAACGTAAATAGGTTCCCTGTAGAAGATGCGTTGAAGCACAAAAGCCGTCTTCTTGAAGAAGGTAGGCCTGGTAAAACAGTAGATATTTATCAGATAGACGGCATGAAAATGGGGTGTAATTTTAGTGATAAGCAGCTTGCTGATTATCCGTTTCAAGGTGGTAACATAGATTCTCCTGTTGTTATATATGAGGATCCACCAGAAGAAGGAGGTGTTTTTGATTACACTTATGTCTCATCGCTCGACCCATATAAATCTGACAAGGCTGATACTGATTCTGTTGGTTCGTTTTATGTACTTAAAAGATATGTAAAAATCAACGATCCATTTGCTTATTGCATAGTAGCATCATACGCATCACGTCCTCCATCTTCTGATGATTTTTGTAGGAATTGTGAAATACTTCAAGAAGCGTATGGGGCCAAGTGTCTTATGGAGAATGCCGACCGAATGTATGAATTTTATCTTACGAGACGAAATAAGCAGCTTATGTTGCTGGAAGATGGCGAACGTCTTGCCGGTAAGATTATCCGTGCCGGCGCCCGTCAGAACAACAAGCTCGGTTTGGCTCCTACGGTTCCCAATCAGCGCATGCTTTTCAATACCGTTATTCAATATTGCTGGGAGGATGTTGTTGTTGGGTATGATGATGATGGTAATGAAATAACACAGAAAGGTATTTACCGTATCCCTGATATAGAACTTCTTGATGAGATCATAGCCTTCGGCCCTGGGACCAACACCGACCGTATCATAGCCTTCGGCCACGCTCTTCTTCTGGCTAAGTATTATGATGATATGGGTTACATGCCTGAAAGTACGACTCAAAAGGAGAATCAAAAGAAGAGAGAACGCAGGAAGACAGAGCAGGTTAAAGGATTTACGGTAAGAAGACATAACCCTTACAAAATGAGGTGACGAGAACAAATTCCTTATCTTTGTGAAAAATAGGATAATAGGATGGAATATTTCAATAGAGATCAGGCTTTTCCGGCCAGAGGAGTATTTTCAGGGTTGCCGGTGCAGGCGATACCGACTAAGAGAAAAACCAAGGAGTGGTTTAAAGCCACTATGGATTCTCTTGAATTGATTGGTTTGAAGCAGCTTGATGAGAACCAGAAGTTCAAGGATTTTTATAGGATGATGGAAGGTAAGTTATCCTTTATGGAGTTGAAAGATGTAATTCCTTATCTTAAGGATGTTCAGTCTATAAGGGATAATGTGAATATTCCATCATTCTTACGTCATTATGATATAATAGGTACGATCGTAAACGCTTTTGTAGGGTGGTTGGGTAATCTTTCTGACAAGTATAATGTAGTTGGATTGGATGAATCTGAAGTGAATCAGTATTCTGCCACGAAGGAGAATCTTCTTCATAATTACATTAAGGAGGAATTGGACAGAAGGGTTAGACAAGAGTTATTGAATAGAGGATTGGATCCGGATTATAATAATTTTGCCAGCGAAGAAGAAAAGCAGGCTTATGCTCAACAGATACAAGAGGTGAAAGCATCTATGACTCCTCCTGAGATAGAGAATTTCATGAATACAAAATGGAAGACCGCCGAGGTTATATGGGGTTCTCATACGCTTGAGGCGGACAGGGGGCGTTTTTACATGGATGAGATAGACACCGAGAATTTCATTGACTATCTTCTTACCGGTCGTTGCTTTAGAAATTATCATGTAGGATACGACTATTATAAGCCGGAGAGGTGGTCTCCGTTGAATACATTTTACTCTAAGACATTAGATAGCAAGTATCCTCAATATGGAGATTATATTGGTCGTGTTCATTATTATACTGCCAATGATATTATAGTAAGGTGGGGGCATCTTCTTACGGCAAAAGACAAGCAAAAGCTTATAGGGGGTGCTGATAATTTCAATGGTACTTATCATAATGGTGATAATGGAAGCTATGTAAGTTTATCCAAATCGGCGAGTGTAGGGATGTTATATCAGAATAAGGTAATACCTTGGAAAGGGTATAATGATTATGCCTCTATAAAAGCTTATGAGGATTATTACGGTATTCCAGCCGGCACATATACCGGATACGATAGTAATGGTAACGAATATCACAGAACCAGATTCATGCCAAATTTAGAGCATGGTAATTATTATAACCGCGCCCAGAGTTTAAGCGACGAACATGTTCGTAGTGATTTGTATCAGGTAACTGAATCATATTGGGTATCCCCGGCTCAGGTGTATGTAATTACCTACCAAACTGAAACCGGATTAGTAACTACCGAAATGGTAACCGACGAGCTTCTTCAAGACTTTTTACAGGAAAATGGTATTAAGAAAATTACCAGGACCATGAGTAAGGGAATGGAGAACCCGGAGATTAATACCTATTTCGTAGATTACGTTCCACAGGTAAGGTATGGGGTTAAGATCAGCGGCGGTGCTCTCGCTCAGGACAACCTGTATCTGGATGGAGAACCTATCGATCACCAGATAAAAGGGGATAGCAACATCTATGACTTTGTTTTACCTGTTGCCGGATATATCGGTACTTCTATGGCTAACAGGATTCAGCCATATCAAATATTCTATAATTTCTCCATAAACCAGATAAACAATATTCTTGAAAAGGAGATCGGTAAATTCTTCTTAGGAGATATAAATCTGGTTCCAAGTGAATACAAGGATTTGGGTGAAGATGTGGCTGATATATGGGCAAACCTTCTTGATGTGGCTAAGTCTGTTGGTGCTCTGACATTAGATACCTCATCTCAAAATACGAAAGGCGGTGTTCCTTTCAACCAGTTTGCTGTCTATGATTTGTCGCAGACAGAGCAACTTAAAACAAGAATGGAGCTTGCTGAATGGTCGAGGATGAAATGTTTTGAAATGGTTGGTATCACGCCTCAAGTAATTAACGGTCCCAACAGGTATGAGACCGCCACCGGGGTCCAGCAGGGCGTTACGGCATCTATGTTACAAACACAGATATACTTTGATAACTTCGGTTACTTCAAGAAACGGGCTCTCGATCTTCATCTGGCTGTCGCTCAACAATGCCAGGAAGAAGGAAAGGATATTTCTGTAATGTACACAAAAAGTGACCTTACCAGAGCGTTTCTGTCTATAGGAACCGACGGTCTTAGCTTAAGGCATCTTGGTGTTCAGGCTTTATCCAACTCTAAGAAAAGGGATGAGCTTGAAAAGTTCAAGACCTTTATGTTGCAGCTAAATACAGCCGGAGGCGATATTTACGATCTTGCATCTATCTTCACATCAGATTCTATGGTAGAGCTTATACAGAATGCAAGGAATACTCGTGCATACAACGAGCGTCAGATGCAGCAGCAACAACAGAATCAGATGCAGCTTAACCAGCAACAGATACAAGCTGAAGCTGCTGAGAAGGATAAGCAACGTCAGCATGAACTTGCTTTGGAAGACAAGAAAGGTCAATACAGGATACTTCAAGAGAAGATCCAGGCGGCAGGCAGGGCGGCAGACGCCAAGAGCGACGCCACCTCCCTCAACTTCCTGGCTTCTGTTTCAGATCAGACCGTAAGGCAAGCTGATATAGAAAGCAATGAAAGGATAGAGGATAAGAAAATTGAAAACGATTCCAAACTTCATGATGATGAAATGAGAATGAAAATGGAAGAGTTAAAATTAAAATCCAAAGAGCTTGCTCAACGAGCGAGGGAAGATGCCACCAAAAGGTATGTAGCCGGAATCAATAAGAATTAAGGATTAAATATCCCCAAATTTCATTAGAAAATCTCTAATAAAATTTGGGGATATTTAATCCTTAGTGAAGATTAAACACTTATAAGTTTTTTATCTGAAATATAGGTGTTTAAATATTTTTGCAGTATGGGAAAATTAGAAAAAAATGGAATAGTAGAATTGGACGATATTTTTAGTATCGGTCCGGTTGATGATGTTTATAATAGGGAAGAAGATATTCTGCCTATTAATGGTAATGAACCGGCTAAAAAAGATGAGAAGCCTGTAGAAGAAGGTTCTCAAATTAAAGAAGAGCCGGTTGTTGATCCTACTCCTGATCCTAAAGAGGATAAAAAAGGAGAAGAGAATGTAGTTGATGTTAATCAGGATCAGGTAGAGACTCCGGTTGTCAATTACAGAAAAGTATTGGATGCCCTTTCTTCAAGGGGAATCATTCCCGATTTGAAAGATGTGGTGTTTAGCGGTGAAAACGGCGAAGAGATTACTATCAATGATCTTGATTTTAGTAAAGAAGATTCGTTGTGTGACATATTATCCACAGTCCTTGAAAGCCAGAAAGAGGACATTGTTAAGGATAAGATAGATGTTACCTCTGTTTCTGATATTACTAAGAAGCTTATCCAGGCTGATAAGGCCGGCGCGAATATCGTTGATATTCTTAAGCAATATGATACGAATGTCGCTCCTATAGAAAAGCTTGACATTGAAAACAAAGCAGATCAGATTAAGATCGTTCGCCATTATGTTGATCTTCTTGGGTTGCCTAAAGATGAAGCTGATGAGTTTTTCAAAGGCATTATCAATAAAGGAGAAGAGTATGTTGAGGCAAAGGCTATAAAGTACAAGGCTGAGCTTGATAAGAGAATGGATGATATTATCCAGCAACGTACTAAAGAGGCTGCCGAAAAGAAGGCGAAGGATGCAGAAGATTTTAGAAGGTATAAGAAAGACCTTAAGTCTTCTATCCAGGCAAAGTATCAGCTAAATGACACTATGGTATCTAAAGCTCTTGATTTTGCCCTAAAACCTTCTGAATCGAATCCCGGAATTACCAAAGCATTTAATAGGGTAAGGGAGATGATGATGAATCCGGAAGAAGCGCCAGATTTGATTATGTTTCTTATGAACCCAGGAGAGTTCATAAAACAGAAGTCGAATCAAGCTGTAGTTGATGAGAAGAAGAAAATTTATAAGCTCATCAGCCACACAAATAAAGACAAGAGGGTAGCTCCGGTAGATGATAAAGGTGATCAAGTTCAAGGTGTGAAGTTCGATGAAATCAGTATAGATTAAAAATTAAAACATTTTTTCGTTCATGGCTAATGTACTTTTAACAAAAAATTTCCCGGCCACCATGAATGGTGACACGGTGATTGGATATACCGACGCTAAAGTCGTTAAGCAAAGTATCGTAGAGCACGATCTTAGCTCTTTAGAAGATTGGTACTACGAAAATCCGGATAAGAACCATCTGGGTATGCTTGAGTTGTTTTCTAACATTACAAACTATCCTCTGCCTATGTATATGGGTATGATTAAACAGGATGCTACTATTACCGTAAATGGTATCAATGGTTCATTCCGTTATGATCTTCCGGTATCAGAAACGTATGAGGTGGTTACAGTAGAAGACACGTCTTTGAAATATGCAAAACCCGGTATTGATGAAAGCTTCTTCGAAATTGTGTTGAATGCACAATTTAAACAAGGAGATGTTATTACTTACGATGTGATTAACGGTTGCCAGGCTCTTATCTCTACAGAGCGCCCTCCGAAACAAGAAGGTGAAAACTGGAGATATTGGTGTAAGCTGTGGGGTCGTTCTCGTGCTAAATACTTCCCGAAAGACATGCTTCGCGCCGGTATTAAATACTGGAAGGTAACAAACGTTCTTGGTGAGTTCTCTACTCAGTTCTCTGGTGTAGGAGGTGCTTCTAAGGCCGGTTCTATGACTTGTGAATTTACGCTTGGTGGACACCGTGGTGTTGAAGGTGAAACGACTATGTACGCTGGTATTAAGTCTTTGGCTTATGCGGACGAACGTACACAGAATTTCATCGACAAGGCTTACCAGAAAGTTCGTCAGCTTTCTGAAATCAGAGGAGGTGATGCAAGTTATGCTATCATCGGTTCTCGTCTTGGTGACGGAAGCATTGATATGCGTACGGCACGTGTAGCCAATACAGTGTCTTTGTTCTGTTTGGCTGAGTTGGCTAAGATGGAAGCATACGAACTTATGTTCATGCGTGGAGGTAGAGTTAAGGGTCATAATGGTGTTTTGATGAAAAACGAAGGTTTGTACCATCAACTTCGCCGTGGTTTCGTTATCTCATATGCACGTCCGGGCGGTATCAAGCGCGAACACTTCCTGGCTGCTGCTGACTATATTTTCCGTGGTCGTAGCGATATGCCGATTGAAAATCGTGTAATGAAATTCAAGGTAGGTGCTATGGCTTACAAGAACATCGTTGAAATCTTCCGTGATGAGTTCTTCTCTCAATTGGGTGCCTTGGCTCCGCTTATGGGTACAGAACGTATTATCAATAATCCGGTAACAGGATCAAACGATGCTCTTGAATTAGGAACTGTAAAGATCAAGGGCGTTACTATTCCGGGTGTTGGTAAGGTTATTGTAGAACACGAACCTTCTTTGGATTACGTTGATATGGTAGATAGAAGCCAGTTGGTAGACGGTATGACTCCTATCACATCATATTCATGTATTATGGAAGACTTGACCGCTCCTGAATATTCCAATGCATTCGCCGGCATCCCTGCTTCAGCCGAAGCTCGTATTGGTAATATCAACAGCAACGTATTCTACGTTAAGCCTGATATCGGTTCTATGTGGTGGGGTTACGAACAAGGTAGATGGTCATCCAGAGTATCGGCTCAAGAAATTGTATCCAGCCATCCTCGTATGTCAGAACAATTCTGGTGCCATTCTGTATCGGCTTGTTGGGTAAAAGATACCAGCCGGTTCGTAACAATTGAATTGTTACCAAGCTCTTTGTAATCATAACTTTTAATATTAACTTGCGGTCGGCTTTAAAACCGGCCGCAAATTTTGTTTTCATAGGATATATAAAAAGATGGGAAAAAAGATTTTTGAAGAAAGCCATGAGTCTAAGAAACTGCTGGCTACCGTAGGAGGAATGAAGATATATTCCGACTCTATTTATGTTATAACAGGTAAGATGGATGAAGAAGCTCCTTCCGGATATCAGGAAAGAGGCATTTCCAAGACTCCTTTCCCTGGGAACAAGACAGTATCTTGTTGTGGATGGGACAAGGATCTTAGGGTGTATGATACAGGTTTCTTTATCAATTCAGCATGTTATAAAGGTTACTCACTTGAAGACAAGAAGAATGAAATGGATATGCGTATTAAGAATATTCGGTATCCGTTTGAAGAAACTGTCAATGAGGACCTGGACCAAAAGAACTTCGATTTCTGGGATTCTTACAGAATTGACTTATATGATGGTCGTTTGTTCTACACTAATGACGTTCGTGATTTATTTGAGCTGTATATAGCTATTTTATCCAAGTCTCTTACTCCTAAAGAGGAAGATGGTAATCCGATGTATGTCGAATCTTATTATTGTGTAGAAGACAAGACTACAGCCGTAGATATCAGGAAACAACGTCAGATTGACAAGGCTGATATTTTATATGAGTTTATGAACAAGCTGAAAGGGTCAGAGGCTGAAAGGAAAAGCATCTACGATCTGCTTTTGTATCTTGACATCATATACAGCGTAGAGCTTGATCAGAGCATGGTTCAATACATATTCACTAATTGGATTGACGCCAAGAATACAAACGTTGACATGTATAAAGAAGCAAGCTCAAGGTTCTTATCTGACGACGAATCTTCCGAAGGGATGCAGGTGATTAAATTCCATCGTATGATCAAGGAAATGATCGAAGGGCTGGCTGTCACCGTCAACACCGACGGACTGTATCTGAATGGCGAGCTCCTGGGCGCCGACGCCATCTCTGCATCTATGGCTCTTGCTTCCAATAAGTCGATGTTAGAAACTAAGTCACGTGTCCTGGAAGCGTATAACGCTTTAAAGAACAAGCATAAAAAAATAGAAGGCACTAAGTCTGACAAGAAGAAAAAGGAAGATGAGAAAGGTTTCGATGTTGATCAATACGCTGACAAAAAAGAATAATTTATGAAGATTGTTGATTGTTATCTCCGGGCCTTACAGAAGGCTGAAGAAAACATGACCAACGGTGGTATAAAACTTGACAAGGCACGTTTTGTTCAGCTTTTTAATGACGAACAAAACCGCCTTGTTCGTTATATCCTTGATAAGAAAAATGAAGAGGATATACGTTATATCCAAAAGCTGGTTGTGTATTCGAAAGAACTTGACGAGAGAGGAGATAAAGATAATCCGGAAAGCACTTTATTTTCATTGCCTTCTGATTTCTTTTCTTTTTCAAACATATCAGGCGTATTTACCAAAGGTGAATGCACGGTCACTGATTTTACCATGTGGGAGGCTAAGAACGAAAACCCGCATGAGCTTCTTGCCGACTTTTTTAACAAACCTGATTTTGATTTTAGGGAAACATTCTATACAATAGGAGAAGATTCGGTAAGGGTGTATAAGTCTGGTTTTGATGTAGACACCGTTTACCTTACGTATTACCGCTATCCGAAGGAAGTTGACATCGAAGGATATATTAAATCCGATGGTTCTAATTCAACCGATATAGATCCTGAATTAGATGATAAATTAATTGGTATTATCCTTAACATGATTGAAAAACAATTTGCTTTGAATGAAAGCGAATACGGACGTTATCAAATAGATTCAAACAACGTCCAATCTCCTTTGTAGCAGAAGAAAGGCATATCCTAAATTAAAGATTATCAAAAAGCATTAAGAATTAATTAATTCATAATGCTTTTTGTTGCTTATATGACTATCACTATTTTTGAGACAGATAACAGAATATTAATTTTTAAAATATTATAAGGCTATGGCTATCCATAAACCGTATGACAGACACATTATCTGTCCTCCGCACGCTAAGTTGGCGGACGTAGATTCTTTGTTGCTTCAAGAAGGTCAGATCGCTATCTATGATTTGGATGGTGAGCAGACTAAAGATGGTTTGAAAGCGTTGAAAGACTTGAAAGGATATCGTAAGGACGAACAGCGTTTCCAGATCAGAATCGGACGTAATGAGATGGTTAACGACCGTGTATCTGATGATAAATCATTCTCTACACCTACGTTTGCTATTGATGAAATTATAGAAGTGTATGCTTCTGCTCCGAAGAGCAAAGAAATTAAAGTAGATGAGGTTATTTTCGGTTATAACGGAATTGACGACAGTACAGCTATTACAGCAAGAAAAGGCGATCGTATTCCTATCCATATTAAGTTGACAGGCCGTTTGTTCGAGCTTCGTGGTTATCCGATGGGTGAGGTGAATATCGATGATTACATCATTTTCGAAAACTGTCCGGGTTGTGAGGATATGTGCTCAGAATGTGATTCTTGCGAAGATGTTGATATTTTGGCTGCTATTCTGAAAACAATCGAACGTATCAAGAATCAGCCGATTGCAGGTGGTGGCAAGGTAGGTGATTTTGTAGAAATCCATCCTATCCATTCTTGCAATGAAATGGAAAAAACTCCGGTGGAAACCGACATGAATTTCTATTGCATGGAAATGTGTGATACCGGTGATGCTTATGCTCTGGCTCAGCTTAAGGCTGCTTATCCTGGTTTGGATATCAAGAGAGTCGGACGTCATCTTTCTACATCTAAATATCAGGTGATGAAAGAAGGTGGTAAGCCTTCTGATTATACTCAAAAGTTGTCTTCTATCATGAAAGGCTGCGAAGAGTGCCCTGACGGATATACTAAGGTAGACGGCGGTTTGATTTATGCCGTAACGTTAGAGGATGATGGTGTTGATCAGTCTACTGTAGTAGAAAGCATTAAGAATGCCGTTAGTAGCACTGCCGAGAAAACAGCAGCCCAGGATGGCGGCGTAGGTATGTACACTGTGGCCGTAAGCAAGAAACTGACGAAGGCTGATATCGATGCATTTGTAGAAACCAATCCGACTGCCACAGTAACGTTCGTTGCTAAAACAGCAGATATGTGTAGCAATCCTACTGTTACTACTGTTAGCTGGGAAGCATGTGGTTCTTGTAAGATTTCGAAAGAAGCTTATGAAATCACGTTGCCGGATGATGAATGTGGTAACAGTGCTAAAGAAGAATTGCAGGCAGCATTCCCGTATCTGACAATCGAAGATTATGGTACACCTGGTGGATGTCAACATAAATTCAAAACAACGGTCGTTACTAACATGGTTTGCGACGAATGTGATAAAATTTTCAAAGACTTCTTCGTATCTAAAGCTCCCGAATCTTATCGTGGACGTAACTGGAAACGTTTGGGTGCCGTAGCAGGAGATCAGTCTATTATCGCCGATCCGATTCCTAAGAACTGCAAATGCGGTATCTTGTTCCGTGGTATTGACTACATGATTTCTCCGTCCGACTGTTTGATTGACCGTCTGACATTCCAAGAAGGATCTGTTCGTATTGCTGTAAATGGTGGTTATCCGGATGAACAGCGCGAGGCTATCAGCACGTACTTCAACCCGATCCACACCGAATACAAACAGCACTGGGCTCCGCGTACTCACCTCGGCGCTGAATTGCTGGATAAGGAACGCGAACAACGTATGTTCTTCGACTTCCGTAAGACTCACCAAGAACTTATGGAACGGATGTTTACCAACGAAGAAACCCGCTTAGACCTGTTGGCTCCGTATGCTGATTATTCAGTAACGTTGAAGCCGGCACGTTATTCTAACGGCTTCGGTAGGGTAATTGATGATCATATTACAGTACACTTCCATGTACCGTATGGCGCTCACGAAGGTATTCAAGACCTTATGGACTTGTTAGCTGCTTCGGCAAATATCAAGCCCTGCAAGGTTTGATTTTCCTTTTTTCTATATATCCCAAGGGGGAGGAGGCTAGTCCCCCACCCCCTTTTTTGTAATAAAACAATTTGAAATAAGTTAGTTTCATATGAATGGCGTGGATTTTTTATCCGGTGCCTTTGGTAGAGGCATTGATAAAATAACCAACATGGTTGGAAAATGGGGTTCCTCCCAACCGGTAGATGACAGCAAATCCGGTATAAAAATAGGGGACAAAATCTACCAGGTGGTTGTGTCCTTAAATGGCTGTTATTGGTATCTTGACGAAGAAGGCAAGAAGCATCCTGTTTCTGGTATTCCGGCCACAACCGAATGGGAGTGGATTAACATAGCTGAGAAAGTTATCAAAGATTTCAAAACCTGTTACCGTACACCTGGTGGAAAGGTTGAAGTATGGAGTTGGTATCTTCTTAACGATCAGATGGATGTTCTTAAAGAAATCCATAGAATTACCGACAGTACCGATATGGATAATCCGGTAGGTAAGGTTCTTGCTAAAATACCGGACGAGTGGGTTATGATCGACTGTGATCTTCCTGATATGACAGAACGCGACATTACGTTCGTCAACAGATGTTATAAAACTCCGGATGGTAAGGTTGAAATAGAAGGATTAGAAGCCATAGATGATAAGATAAATATCAGGGAGTCTATTTATACCGTTATTCAATCGACGGACGATAATTTCCCTGCCGGCCATGTCTTTAAGCTAATTCCAGAAAATTGGGTTAGAATGGTTTGTGACTTTCCTGATATGACAGAACGAGACGTAACTTACGTTCTTGAATGTTACACTACTAAAAAAGGAAAAGTGCAAGTAGAAGGTTTGGCAGCCATAGATAACATCCTTGGAGCCAGGGAAGAGGTTTATACCGTCCTTCAGTCAACTGATCCTGATATTAAGGTAGGAACCGTGCTGGATTCCATTCCCGAAGATTGGGTGAGGATGGTCTGCGATTTTCCTGACATGACGGACAGGGAAATTGTTGAAGTGGACGAATGTTATAAGACTGATGGTGGTAAGGTCAATATAAAAGGTTATCAAGCTATTGATGCCGTTCTTGGTGTAAGGGAACAGTATTATTATATTGTTAAGACAACGGACGCCGCTTATCCTCAGTGGACGAAAATAGATAAGATACCTAACGAATGGACGAAAACCGAATGCGACTTCCCTGATCTTACGGAAAGACATATTATGTCCGTAGATGAATGTTACACTACTCCTGGTGGCAAAATACATCTTGGTGGATACAGGTCGGTAGATAGCATAATAGGAGTCCGGGACGAGTATCTTATTGTCTTAGAAACTACCGACCCTGATATACAAAGAGGCGCCACATTCAGCAAAATACAAGAAGGATGGCAGCGTATTGTTTGTGATTTCCCTGATGCTACTACATCCGATACAGAAATAGTAGAAAACTGTTATAAGACGGAAAAGGGTAAGGTTCAGATCCGGACATACATAACAATGGACGGATACGGAAATACAAGGGAATTGAGACATATGGTTCTTAAAACAACCGATCCTGATTACAATATCGGATCCAATATCGATCAGATACCGGTAGGGTGGTTAAGTATCGAGTGTGATTTTGCGTCTGCTACACAGCGCCATATAAGACAGGTGAAAAACTGCTACGTTTCTGATGCAGGGAGCATTTACGTTGAGGGAGAAATCGTTTACGACAATGACCTTGACGTGGACAAGATGGCGCTGACGGTCATGGAAAGCACTGACCCGGCGATCGCCGTAGGGACGGAGCTGGCTGCCATTCCCTCTGGCTACGTGAGAACAGTTTGTAGATGTAATTGTTGCAACCACTAAATCTTATTGTCATGAGCTGTAACGAATATTTTTTAGTAACACTGGAGTCTAAATCGACTCCAGTTCGTCATAAATACACGAATTTAACAGACGAATGGTATGGCCCTGATGGTGTTAAGTACGAAGATCCTGATACGATATCCAAAATAGAAGAACAAGCTACAGATAAGAATCGTATAGGGGATAACACCTTATATCAGAAACTTATTGAAATACATTCTCAAGGAGAGTCAATAAAATCAGACATCGGAGACATAGGTTCGGTATTAGATTATATAAATGGGGAGGAAGTGTAATGGGAACCATATCAGATAAGTTAATGAGGATCATAAATACCAAAGAGGATATAAGGCAAGCCCTTATATCCAAAGGGTATGATGTACCTACTTCCATACCTTTTAAAGAGTATGCTAAAATGATATCAGACTTACCATGTAGAGCGAACCCTTTTCCTGATATAGAAGGCATTGTAGCTCGTTATTCAGCATTAGGTCTTACTAATGAGCAGATGGCTGCCAATCCTGTATGGGCAGATAAGACTGGTAATGACCATGACTTGCAAATGAAGAATTTCGCTTGGGGTGAAATGAGTGGGGTAGGTGGATATACAGAGAACTATAATAGTAATAGATGGTATAAGGTAGAATCAAGAATTGATGCCACTTGGACTTATAAGTCTTTTAATGCAAGATCAATAAAGGATAATAGATCAGCTCAATTATTTTATCAATCATCACTAAGTGATACTGGATTTAGGGTTTTATCATGTACTATCAAAGTTTCTGGTTTAACAGACGGACAAGGAATTGAATATGTTTGTAATGGAACACAACAATTTGTTTTAATGAGAATTGAAAATGATGGTATATATCATCTACCAAGTTTTGATTTTGGAGCTAAAAATGCTTATTACGGATTCAAGTTCTTAAAATTACAGGAATCTTGCAATATCACCATCGAACAACTTCCCCTCTACCCCGGTGCACTCGTTTTTGACGGAGTAGACGATTATGGTGTCTGTGATAACTTCCCCATTCTGACTAAGGAAAAGGGATATACGGTTGTGGCGTTGAGAAAGTGGTTGACACCAGAAAATAAAACAAACAATGAGGTTCTTGTTGCGAATTTAAAAGAACCGAGGTGGATAATTGAAAATTGGGGAGCATTTGGTTGTGAAGTAAAATACAATAATGTTAATCCGAAGGTAAAAAGAACTATGTCTTTCGGAAATACGCCAGTAATAAACGTAAATGAAAATAATGTATTACTTTGCCAAACATCAAATAACTATAATGGAGTTGATATAGTAAGTGGTAATAATACAAGTGGCCCTTATTTGCTTATTTGTTCGGGAGGAACGTCTTTCTTTGCCAAAGCAGCCATCTGGGAACTCATCATCCTTGATCACGACGCAACCGAAGAAGAACTGACCAAGATCAAAAACTACTTTATTGAAACCTATCCTTGGTTGTTCTTCGATCAGGCTTGGACAGTGGTTGGAAAATCCAACGAAGACACAGATAGAGCTACTATTGCCAACATTGCGGGCAATGGTAATGATCTTGTGCTGTCGAATTTTGGGTTTAGTAAGAATAGTGGGTATGGGTTGTATCAGCAGAATTATGCAATTTGGATTAAAGTCAGTAACAGGGCTACATTTACTGTTACATCATCAAAAATACACGTAACATCGGTAACAGCAGAAGAACATGCTGATTTTATTTATACCACAGGGCAACGATTAAAACAAAAAATTAGAATAACTGGATTGCCAGAAGGGGTCAGTTTTGTAATTGGTAGATCGGGTGTAAATTTAAAAATAATATCACAAGACGGAATATATGATGTAGATATATTAGATGATTCTTCTGCGAATCCTATAATTGGATATAGAATAAATAGGATTTTAGATTCATGCGACATTACTATAGAGCAAATCCCCGAATACGAAGGATACCTCATTACTGATGGGGTGGATGATAAAGTTCAGAGCTATAGTTTTACAATGAACGAAGATTGGACGATTGTTGGAGATTGGGAATTGTTATCAAATGTTCAGATCAATTGTGGCATTGTAAAAGCTCAAAATGTTTATCTGTATAACACTGCTAATGGATTGCTTATATCTATTAATAATCCACGTAGTTTACAAAGTCTTGGAACTAAATCATTGCATGCTATTTGCTCAGATGGTAGATTATATGATCGAAATTGGGTTGAGTATGAATATACCGTAGCGACCGTTGAATCAAGTTTGAATATAGGATTTAACTTAAATAATTATACCCAAATAGCTTTTAAAAACTTAGGCATCTACAACAATCAGATCCTTTCTAAAGACGACTGTATCAAAGCATATAACTATTTACAAACTTTAAAAGCAAAATAATATGAAATTCATTATCATACCAAAAGAAGCATATGATTCCGTATCTGAAGAAAAGAGACGTGAATTAGGAATAGGTAGCCCAAGAGCGAGCGTAGATGGCTCTAAAGTTATTTTACATGTAGAACATTATGACCTTCTATTTAAGTCTTTAGACACGCAGGCTGATGACGAACCTCAATATCCGTATCCGGTATATGACAGCCCTTCTTCTGAGTTTGAATCTGTTCTTTCATCTAAAGAATGGGTGTCTGATGTTAATGACGAGCGTCTTTGATCTTGTTATGGTTGGGACAATTGCTATATTTGTAAAAAGTTGAATAATTAAAGCGTGTGGTAGCGTTATCTACCATATAATCATCATGTTTCAAATAATAATCGGATGCGTTTTGGCTAATATCCTTACGATAGCAATCATCGGTTTAGCCCTGTATTTAGTGTATCGTAAAAACGAAGACCGTTTAAAGGCTTTGGATTCTAAGATTGATCAGAAGGTTGAGGACGTAAAAAACAAGGTTGGCGCGGTGATGGACATCGTAGACCAGATCAAGAAATTGTTGGATAAAATTAACAAGAAATAAAAAAATGGCAGAAGTAGGCTATAACAGTAAATTCGAAGGTCGGGAGGTTGATTCCAGACTTGAGAATGTGGTGCAGGCTGCTCCTGGAACAGGTTCGGAGTCGGGCAAGGGAGGCCTCATCCCGGCTCCCCCTGCTGGAAGTCAAGACGGTAGCAAGACTCTTCTTAGTAACATGACATGGGGAGATCATGTAACAAAACAGTACATAGATGATGCTGTATCGGCAGCAGGATGGAAGAAGCAGATTGTTAGCAAACTTCCTACTGTTGAAGAGGCGAAGGATAATGTCATGTATCTTGTAAAAGATGATGTGGCATCTACAGAAACCAAAAACATGTATAACGAATATATTTTGGTTACTGAAGAAGGTGGTGGCAAGGTGCTTGAATCGCTTGGTATGGTAAGTACCGGAGTAGATTCGACTTATCTTGATCTATCCATATTTTCCAGTACTTATGGAACTCTTGATGAGGATTCGTATGCAAAAGTTATGGATGCTTACAATAACAGGATTACATTAGGTGAGCTTAGTTTTTATTATTTTTCTTTGGATTATTTTTTAGATAATGATAATTCTGAATTAAAAATAATAGCTGTTTTATTTAATAACACCAACTCAAAGGAAGACGTACCTGGATCTTATATAGATATTGAGATGGTAACTTATATTGTTGCCCAAGATAAGACATATAGGACTATAGCTAATACGGCTACGTTGTTTAATACGATGTTGTCTTATTTGAAGTTTATGGCTAAGACTCCTAATGTTGTCACAACATTAGCAAGTTTGCCAATAGATGCTCATAATATCATAGCCAACGTAGCTTCCGCTACGAACCTGTCTATGGCCGTATCTGCTGAGGATGTTGGGAGGGAATGGCAGGTGCGGGTCAACAACACTACCGGCACAGACATCACGCAGCCGCTTCCTACCTCTGGCCTGTTCCAGAGCATGTCAGGCGATAGCGTAGTAGTACCTAAAAATAGTTTTATAGAATTAAGTATCTGGTATATTAATGATAAGTTAGTTATCAGAGTAGGTGAACGAGCTTAACAGAAAGGATAGAGTATGGTTTATGTAAATAAAAACGTAAAAGGTTTTTACTGGGAAGGATACGAGTTGGATTCCTCTTCTTACGAAGTAGGGTATTCTTACCAAGATTTCTTAGATGGTAAATGGGTTCAACTTGACTCCGATCAAGAAAAATTCCATCAAGACAATCCTGATGCGAGTGTGAAAGAAGTTATTGCCATGCAGCTTGACCCGGAGCCTCCTGGACCAACTGAAGAGGAGTTGCTTGCCAAGGCTAAGGATAAGAAAGTTTCTGAGGCCAGGGAATATGCTTATTCTGATGCTGTCCGCTCTTATAGTTTGGATGGTAAACAGATATGGTATAACAGCAGCATGAGACAGAAGGTTAAAAACGATATTGATGTAGCAAAAGGAAGCGGGATATACACCGTATCCGTAGCAGATTCAGAATACGAGCTTGATATTGCTAATACGGCAATGAATGAAATGCATGTATATGAATCTGAGTGCGATGATCGTACTGCTGCCATAGAAAAGGAAATAGCTTCTAAAACCGACAGGAGTGAAGTTGAGTCTATGAAAGTAGATGAAGGCTATCCTGAGAAGTTGGTAAGGACAAAGGATCAGATCATAGAAAAAAATAAGATCCTTGAAGCCAATGATCCGGAGAAGGTTACAGCTATGTACATGAGGGCGATGATCAACACGCCGGCTATGTTGGAAAACACCGACCAGAATCTTGCTCTTAAGATAAAGGGGTTGTACCCTATCTGGGACAAGGATGGAGTTTACGGCGACAAAGGTCTTCCTATGGGCACTGCTGTTGTAAAAGGGCAGCGTTTCCGTAGCAAAAACAAACCTTCGGATTTGGATTGGACCCTGTTTGAAGTAAGGCAAAATCACAATCTCCAAGCCGACTGGGTTCCTGGTCAGGGAGGTGGAGCCGAAAGCCTGTATATGGTTGTTCAGGAAAAGCATTTAGGTACGATAGACGATCCTATTCCTTGGGTATATAATTCTATTTTAGAGAACGGAAAGTATTACATAGACAAAGAAATTAAGTATCTTTGCATAAGAGATTCAGGCATCCCTTTGGCTTACGAGAATCTTTCTGATCTTGTATCAGCCGGATACGTAAGGGTTGTTTAGGTCGTAATTTGTTGTTAATGTTATGGATGGCCCCTGTATATTTATTTATGCAGGGGTTTTTCTTTAATCCAAACTCCGCTTATTTTAATATTTGGTAAGGCTCTGATTATCTTTGTGAAAAAGGTTAAGTTATGGAAAGAAGTGATATTATAAAAGAATTGAGTCAGTATTTTAGTATTGTTGAATTAGTTGGTCCTAAAGAATACGGTAGAGACAAAGATCTTTGCTGGAGGTATTTAAGAACTGAATTGCTTCACACGGTACTGGTTTTAAGAAAAGACATTTTGAAAACTCCGATGACGGTTAATACCTGGGAGTCGGGCGGAAGGTTTGATGAGCGTGGGTTTAGGAACAATATTTCGGATATAGTAAAATCCAAGACCGTATCAGGGTCTTTGTATATCAGTCCTCATATGCTTGGGGCAGCCATCGATTTCGATGCCAAGGGTATGACGGCAGAAGAGACAAGGAATAAAATAATTCAGTCGCAGGATCTACTTCCTTGTCCCATTAGATTAGAATCAGGTACCAATTGGGTCCATATTGACGTATATGACTCTCTTGGAAGTAGCAAGAAAGTAACTATGTTCTAATATGGCTTACAGATTTGTAGGAAGGATGAATTTAGAAAGTTTCTGGGCTTTTCTCATTTCCGGATTATCAGCATTGTGGATGAATTTCCAGGAGATTCACCACCTTATATATTCTATATTGTTTATATTAGCTATAAATCTTTTGTTAGCTACTATAAAAAGTATCAAACACTGCTATATCCGAAGAAAGAGAAAGAGGCCTTTTAAGATATTGACATGCATAAGCGAAATGGGAGTTTTGAAAATCCTTCTTGAGTTCGCGGCCTGCTCTTTCGGGTTGTTCACCATATCCGGAATGGATCTTATTATGTCTATGGGAGGGCATAAATCCCCAGAGTTTATAGACATGCTTCTTCAGTGGATTACGATATTCGCCTTAATATTATACGGCGGAATGGCATTCAAACGCCTCGGCGACCTTGCACCTGATTTGATGATAGTAAAAGGCGTTAAGTATTTCTTTAGCAAAGTAAGTTGGTGGCAGAAGGTTCCATTCGGAGAAGAACTTAAAGAAGGTATTAACAACGGTGATATACAAGAGCTTTTAGACGAAGATAAGGAGGGTAAAAGATGTGTTTGCAAAAAATGAGAGCCAGGCATGTGTTAGGAGTTCTTCTACTGTGTTTTATATCTTTCTTGTTTGGTAAAACATGCAAGAAACAAGAAATAATACACGATATAGAAATAGATACTGTAATAGATACCATTATCCAACCTGTTCCTGTTCCTCAGTATATAGTTGACGTAGGTGAGGTAGAAATACCTTTCCCTATGGATGCTATAGTTGAAAAAGATACGATAAAAGACACTGTTTATATCAATATTCCTATACAAAGAAAAACATACAACACAGATGATTATCGGGCTGTTATAAGCGGATACAGACCTAATTTGGATACGATGATCATCTACCACAAAAAAGAAATAATATACGAAAAAAGTAGACGGTGGGGATTAGGAATCACCGCCGGATACGGATTGTCTAAAGATGGTTTTTCTCCTTGTTTGAGTATGGGTGTATTTTATAGAATATGGTGAGAAGCCACTGATGTAAGACGGACAAAGCCTGTCTTACGCCTATCCTGAAGTTCTATCCTACAACGGCAACCCCTACCCTGCAACCTACCCGGCCTGCCTCGTGCTGCGGTCTGAAGGGACCTGCTCTGCTGCCTGGGCTGTCCTGCGCCATGACACACTACAGCCTCGCCTACCTGCCCTGCCCGCTTATCCACTGGCTACTTCATGGTTTTAAATAAAAGTTCATTCATACCTCACTCGCTTCGCTCGATTCGGCATAAATTCACTAAAGAATTAAATCAATATTTCTACGTTCTCTCATATCGCTCCCTACGGTCACGATATTCGTTCACTTAAAGGATTAAACAATAAGCCAAACAGCATATAGGGCAATACGTTCCTTCACCTCACTCCCTTCGGTCGATTCGGTTTCAGTCACTCCATATTATGAGGAATAAATAATAAGTTCTTAAAAGTTAAAATAACATGAATAACTGATAATTAATTAAAACAAGATGAATAATAATTCAGGGAATGAATAATAAAAGCGGGAACGATATAATCGGGACTGTTTTTATTCAAGATAACTTGGTCCACCCTGATGCTCAGTGTGTTACGATCCGAGTATAGAAATACGGATACGTTTTGAGATATGGTATAGGTGCAAACAAAAAAACCTGCCCCCTATTTTCTCAAACGAAGGACAGGATAAAATATTTTTATCAAAATTTGGAGCAAGCAAACTGGTTTGCTATATTTGCCCAAAAATCATATAATATGAGCGTAAATATAATTGAAATAAAAGACGGGCGCAAGCTTCACGACAGACTTCTTAAGAAAGAGTCGGTCTCACCTTTAGAGGTTATACGCAATGAGTATAACCATTTTAGCTATAATGTAGTGCGTAGACCGGAAGGTCAATGTTTAGGAAATTTAATGTATTTTAATCTTAATTATGATAGCAAAACAGGTCATTTCTTTAAAAAAGAGTTCAATTTAAGACATAGCAGTAATTTTGTAATCACCGACTACTGGAAAGATCGAGTGCGTTGTTTTATTGTTTGGAACTACGGATTTGGTCGTTATTTCCCGTATGATGATTTTGTGGAGGCTATGGTGTACGATTATCTTATATACGGTCGTCGATCAGTTCCATATAGTACAAAGGTTCAGGAGACCGAGAACAGGTGTGTTAGATTCTATATAAACTCACAGATAACTCACCTTAGAAAAGTAGGATACAAGGCTTATCGTGAGGAATTTAAGAAAGAACACCCCGAATATTTCATAGATGAAAGTTGCCGCGTTTTTCGTTGTCTTGACATGTCATTAAATAGGGAGGAGAAAATAGCTGCCTGCCATGCTCATAAACGAAATCTTAGAACTTACATCATTGATTCTTTCATTAATAGGATTATGAAGAATCCCACAACGCTCCATTTCTGGTTTTCTGAATATGTGGATAGAGAAGGAAAAAATCGCACATGTTTTTCTGATAAAGCCGTTGAGTCATTGAATAATAGACTTAGAAATAATGGATTAAGATCAAACAAACAATTAACTCTGTATCGAGAGTTTAGGAAAAGGGTTAAAGAAAGATTTGGTTGCAATATCAGAACTTTTGCTAATAATATCGTAATGAGTGCTTCCACTGAAGAAGTTATCACAAAAGCCATTAAGAAAGTAAAAAGCAAGAACATGCTAAGTTTATATGTTTCGGCATTGAAAAAGTACCGTAAGATATGCGAAGTGTATTATTCTGACGAAGATATATCCTTCGACGACATATTCCGGGAATACGGAATAGATCTTCGAATGTGCGGGTAGGGTTCTTGCTCTCCATAACAATATACGTCAGTGTTGCGTTTTATCGCTTCATTTCTATATCTTTGTAGAAAAAGAGAAGGAAATGAATTACATTGATATTTTACCACAGATAAGAAATAACATTTTCTATGTCAGGATAGTAATGACCGACTACGATGTGGAAAATCAGATGGTTATTAGAATAGTAGCCAGAAGAAATGACGGTCTGTACAAGACGGAGGTAGTGCAGTATCCAAATGAAGGAACTGATTATAACGGGGAAATCATTGTTCCTATGTTTGGTATGGCTAAGTCGTTGGTGGCCCAAATAGTAGGAGTCAAGATAAATGGTACCGAGGTACGTGTTAATAGTACTGAAGTAGAGGGAGCTGATATAACAGCCAGATACGATGATTCCCTTACCAGAATGGGATGGGAGGAGAGTATGAACAACATCCATCTTGATTTTGAGATTATAAGCACCAACAATCCTAAAACGCTTCGCATAGCCGATCAGTCGGAATGGGGGATACTGGCAGACAGACCGGCTATTATAGAGATTGTGCCACCTGAAGATGAAAATAAGTATGTTTATTATCTTGGTAAGAATCAGTTGAATGTATTCAACAGTAAGACTCTTGGCATAAATCCAGGTCGCGGAAATGATTTTGAAAACCTGAAAGATGGTATATACGATATTACCATAAAAGGCAGTCCTTCCTCTTATTCATTTAATAGAAAGTATTTAAAAACAGACCTGATCCGTCTTAACATAGATAAGATATGGGCCAGGTCAACTGTGTTATGTGATCATGAGGATGATGATGTTATTGACAAAATAAAAGAAATAGAGTTTCTGCTGGCTGCGGCTGAAGCTAATATGAGATTAGGGAATTTTGAAAACGTGAAACAATTATATGAAAAAGCATCTAAATTGATTTACGTTCTCAATAATTGTGAAAATTGTGGTTGTAAAATATAATCAATTAAATATCAATAAGTTATGGGATGCGGATGTGGAAGAAGCAACATTGCTTCTATTAATAAAAGTCGGGCTATAAAGCCTCAGTCGAATACGACACCTAAAGCTGATTCTAATGCGGCTTGTATTCAGAAATATGATGAACTTGCTGTGTTGGACAAGAAAATCATAGACCTTCATCGCAAGTTCAGGTTTGTAGGAGGTGTAAGTAAAAGGTATGCTGATATTCAAAAGCTGGTAAGAGGGTGGATTGTTAATTTGAAGAACGAGTGCCCGGATCCGGATGATCTTGCTACTTATTCTGAATACATAAACAAAGAATACGCCAGGTATTTTATGTCAAAGTGATATGGCAGCTACCGGAAGTACACAGCAAATTCTTTTCCCTTCATCTTACTTATGTGAGTGTGCTGATCGTTTTATAGCATGTAAGGCTGATCAGTATCTACAATATCATAAGTATAAGGTAGGTATAAAACCTGATATAGATACGGTTCTTAAAATAGATCGTATGAAAAGAATCGTATGTGAAGGGGAATGCGGGTTGTGCCCGGACGAGATTCAGAAATTTAAAGAGGAACTTAATAAGATCTTGTCATGAAAAAGATGTATTACAACAAGGAATACAGAAAAGCTTTCAAGAAATCTGACTGTCCGGAAGATCTTGGTTCTGAAGAAACGTTTATCGTTCATGAGGCTGAATTTTGTTCGGATATAAGCCAGGATGATGCAGATAGGAAAGCGGAAGAGTTTGCGGAGAAAGAAGGTCCGTTGTATGCTAATAAAGTAGGTGGCTGTTGCGAGGTATATTATAACACAAGACAGGAAGGGGATTTCTTTAAAAATGATTGTCCTGATGGTCAAAAACAAGAACAACCCACACATCACGTGGTAGAGGCCGGGCGTGTATGGTCTAAGTTCAGTACCGAAATAGCCAACTACGAAGCTGCGAAGATTCTTGAGCAAGAAGGGCAGGCTGCCGCTAACGAATCTGGAGTATGTAAAACCGTTTATTACAACGAAGATCAACATGGTTGGTTTAGTAAACGTTGTAAGGAAGGATGGAAGGCCCCTGAGAAATACAGGAGGATATACGCCGGTACCGTAACGTCTTTCATTAGCGTTGATGATGCCAATGAAAAGGCTAAGAAGATACTGGAAGAAGAGGGCATGAAATGGGTTAATGAAAATACCAAATGCGAGCCTGTTGTTGATGAATGCAAATTTGATTTTTGAAAATGAGCAACGTAAAATTTAATCCGACAGAAGGTGAGAATGATAAACTGGTGTCGGTGTTTTCTGAAATAAATGAAGGTCTTGATACGACTTTGAATTACACTATTTCCGATGAGGGGAATAAGGCTAAGAAGAACATCGTCGTTAATCAAGTTGGTAAAAGGGAAAAGTTTTTATCGAAGAAAGGGGAGGAATCTGAGCCTTTTGTTTTGTCTGATGGTAATACTTTCAACGTTCTTAAAGAAGGTGCTTCAGGATCGGCATCCGCTTGGGCTGAGGACCAGCTTCCTCCAGAAGCCACGGAATCAGTTGGCGACAAAGGCCTTCTCCCTTCTTGGGATTTTTACCTTATAGACATGACTCAAAATACCGGAGACAAAGTGCGTCCGGTAGGAAAGCTTCGTAAGAATAATCTCCTTAGATTTGAAAACGGAGATTTTGCTCCTACGGTAGGTATAACCGAGGAAATGAGAGCCGAATGCGATGTGGAACTGTATTTGGATAACGGTCATAAAAATAAGTATTGTGATGCCGGAGCATTTGACGCTAAGGCTTTTTACGAAGAGTATGGTATTGGTCAAAAACTTTATAATGTATCAGGGTCAGAGGTAAGGATTTTAAGACCTTGGGAGACTACTTCAAAGAATTATAGCATATTCTTAGGATGTAGCAAGAGCCTGTATGTAGCTGATAAAGTAGTTGGAAAAAGTGGAAAAATATGGTCTGGGGTGTACGACGCAGACACGGTCCCTATGCTGGACGGACTTGACCTGCGCCAGACGTGCCCCGTGCTGCCGCCCACAGCCTTATCTCCTGGACCGGTATGTACAGTAGACTCCAAGGCAAGATCTTTCTTTTTCTTGTATGAAGGAGAAACAAATTGTAAATCCGAAGCCGGAGTTGGTAACGCCTGCACGATGTTTCTAAATGGAAGAACTTATCCGAGATGCAATGATGTAAATCAAATCAATATAGCTAAGTATTCGAGGGCTAATAACGTAGATCCTGAATCTTCTTATCCTTTTTCTGAAGGTGGTTTTTTGACCTTGAATGCCTATATCATATACCTTGAAATGCTGTACGGTACTAAATACTTGGTTAATCCAGATACTTTTGGGGGTGGGATATCGAGCAACAATGGAATAGGTAATGATGTTAATTATAGGAAATATGGAGGGGTAAAATATCGTAAAAAAGGAGAAGAGATCTGGTTGTATGGCGCATGGGCTACAAATTCTCCTATTATCCATTATGAACCTACTAAAAAAACTTATTTCTCTTACCTCATAAATTCAGAGTATCCTAAAGAACAGTGCATGGAAAGTCAGATGGCGGCTTCTTTTGCATTTGAAACAGGCGTAGAAGAAGGATCAGAGTTTGATTTTTATGGAGGAAAATACTGGTATAAGAACGTCCAGGGAGCCAAGAGTATGGCTGAAGGTCATATGAATGTTATTGTGTTTAAGGAAATGACTGGTACCATATCGGCCTTAAACGAAAATGACGAACCAGCAGAATTTGATTTGGAAGTTATTTTAAGGATGTCTTTGTATGATGGCATGAATTTGTCTGGAGATGTCTTTAGGTCTTGTGGAGGAGGATACGAACAGGTAGGGACTTGTTTAAATGATCCTAATGTCACTCGAATAGGTAATACTATTGATATTTATATAGAGCCAGATCAAAAGAAATGGACATATGAGAAAAGGTCTACTATAAATAATGGTGAGGTTTTTAATTTTGAATCTAAATATAAAAAGATAGCAACTACCCAAAATTTAGGAGATAGTTTTGCTTTACACCGTATTCCTTATACCGGATGGAAGGATAAAAAAGGGGGAAGTATCGGAACAGGAGAATGTTTTTATACATGGGACAATTGCTACTGGGCTTCATCTGTCGGTATAAAGTCCAGATTGGCTGCTTGTTTCGGCGGTACTGCGTCCCATGGCTATTGCTCGCCTCGTACTCTGACTGCGATTTACGCCGCTTCTCTTATGCATCGCTACTATTGCGGCCTTGCCCAGTTGTTATTAGACGTCAGTCAACCGCAGGTTTGATGGGTGCAACCCATTGATGGCGCAGCCATCATAAGCGCAGCGCTAAGGCGCAGCCTTATATACTATATCACGGCGCAGCCGTATCTTGTTAATATAATATTTTATAGCTACAAAACAAAAATTTAAAATATTTAATACAAATTGTTTTGTAGCTATAAAATATTATACATACATTTGCAATGTCATTAGACAACAGAGATAGTTAACATTATAAACAATAAAAAGCTATTCAATGAAATCCGTTAGTCTGCTAACAAGTCTTACATTGGGATCTGATCTCTGAAATAGCAAATAACGGTTGAGAAAAAGGTTAAAAAGAATTGGCTGCTCGTTTCGGCGGTAATGCGAACAATGGCAATTGCTCGCCTCGTAATCTGAATGCGAATAAAATAAATCCGAATAATTTATTATTTTAATCGTAGTAATCATTATATTTGCCATGTGGATATAATAATTGATACATGAAAGTTATTAACGTTGTTGGGTATGAAGGTATATATGCAGTAAGTGATACTGGTATTATTTTCAATATTAAAAAAGGAACTGTAATGAAGACTCGTATTAATATATATGGTTACGAGGAGGTGACGCTTTCAAGTGCTAAGAGTGGAAAGAGCAAAATGAGGGTGCATAGGATAGTATATGAGTCTTTTAATGGTAAGGTAAAAGATGATTTGGTAATAGATCATATAGACAATAATAAGTTAAATAATAATCTTAGTAATTTAAGAAAACTCACAAATAGAGAGAATATATGTAGGTCAAAGGTTTCAAAATACGGAAGGGGAGTGCATTACTTTGAGAAGATAAATAAATATGGTGCTTGCATTCAGATAAATAAGATACAATATCATTTAGGTGTGTTTTGTGATGTTAAAGATGCAAGAAATGCTTACGACAAAGCTTTATCGGACTGGAACGATAATGGAATATTGCCTTATAAGAGAGATAGGACTGTAAAAAAATGTAATGCGTGCAACGAGGTGAAATCTGTATCTGAATTTTATTACATAAAAGGTCATGGCTATCAGTATATGTGTAAAGAGTGTCAAAAAAAGTATGGAAAAGAATATAGGCTTAAAAAGAAAAAATGCGAATAATAACATAGAATACATTGATTGACTTCTTATTGTGATGGTGTGGATAAAAAATGCTATCTTGCACCAAAAAAAAGAAAGTCATGAACTCATGTAACACTTGTAAAGATGACAGACCTGATATTCTGAGATCTAATATTTGTATCGGGTCTGATCCGTGTAATGACTGTACGGACAATTGCGAGATTCTTCCAAAAGAATGCGATTGCCCGTATGGTCATTTAAGCGATCATTGCATTCATTATACAGGATGCAAGACATTCATATCCAAATTAACTCCAGGCATGCCTTATAATGAGGTTATGCATAATATAGAGCTGGTTTTTGAAAACATAGATAAGTTTTTGGATAGGATGGTTGAAGAAAATACGCTTTTAAAACAAAGAGTTGAAAAACTTGAAAAACAACTTCAAAATGGAAAAGAGTGCACAAATTGGTAAGGACTTAAGTGGTAAACACGTATATGTTCCACATGTGGACGAGACGCCGGTGCTATGCCCGGACGGATACACCTGCACGAACTGCGTGTACTGCGCTGACGGCATCAACGCTGGCTACTTCAGTCTGGCTCAGAAATCTGATCTTACGGCTTTAATCAATGCAATGATATGCCGTATGGAATATCAAGATAGGGAAATAGAATTTTTAAAACAAAAAATAAATATTTTGAGTAACAATGGCAATAACAGGTAAAGGTTGTTTTGGCAGTCATGATGGGTGCGAACGCCCGCATCATTGCAATATTCCTTCTTCTAACATATTCTATGATGGAGAAACTATAGAAGAAGCTGGTTTGTATCATGGTATGCCTTTAGACAGGGCTTTGGCTAATTTAGCTAAATACGTTTCAAGGGCTATTAACGTAAGTGGATCTGTCAATACAGAAGTGTTTGACGGTACTTCTCATGTGGTTCTAAAGAAAGATCCGGCAGAGATTTTGCTTGTATCTTATTGCGGGGGTGTCGTACCTTCTGATATGTATAAAGTCCAGGGTCGTACTGTTAGGTTCTGCCGGGATATGTGTCAACAAGATGAATTTGCTGAAGTGAGGGTCGTGTACCGAGAAGAGGCAAATAGTTCTTATGGGTTCCATTGTTAATTTAGGAGGATGAGAAATGGCAGAAAAATGCAAAGGATTTATATGTGGGGGTAATCTCGTTGATGGCTCTGTGCCTTCTGATAAGTTAGATAAAGAAACCATTGTCGAGCTTATTAAAGAGATTCTGAAAGAGGAAATGCACGAATCTTGGCTTAAGGAAATAATAGAAACCATACTTAAGGAATCCATTGATTCGGATTGGCTTCGTGAGTTCTTTAAAGAGGTTCTTAAAAAATATGCTAAAGAGGAATGGTTTAAAGATATTATCTGCGGCTTAGGATGTGTTGGCGTACAAGAGATATTTGATGTTATTCCTACTGACATAACATTTGAAGCCACAGGCGGTACGGCTACGGTACAGGTGGTTGTCGATGATGGCGTTGAATGGGAGTTGACACTTTAAATTAGGGAGGATAATTATGTCGAGAGAGAAAATATATAAGATGGATGATGGTTCTTGGCTTACCTCGGACAAGAAGGGAGGTGTCGGTCGTGATAAAATGAATTTCGATGCTCCATCTTGGAAAGGAAGGGAAGATAGGATCACTATCCGAATTGTGAAAAAATCCGATACTGAAAGTATGAAAGCTATTACTTTCAGGCAAAAAGGCATTAAGATCACAGAAGTCTCGGTTAGCAGGCTGGAGTTCCCTATATCTGGTGGAGATAAGCAGATCCTTATTACTACCAACGCCGCTTCTATCAATGCCCTTATTACGGGTGAGAAAGATATAAAGGGTGTCATAAAAGCATTTACTACCGCTTCCGGTCTTAATATTGACGTCAATGATATTAGGCTTGATTATGGTTTCCCTGGTGATCCGGGTCTTGAAGACACGTTCCAGGTTTCGATGATTGTTTCCATGCCTGGCAATGAGGATGGGAATGAAGTTAATGAGAACATAACTATAAATGGTGTGCTGATTCCTATTTATCAGCCTGGAAAGGTCGTTCCTTACATTAAATTGGATAAGGAATTTGAACAAATTGAGGGTGATGAAACAAGCACGCAGTTAAGTATAGAAAGTAATATAAAAGATTATGTTATTGAAATAGTTGAATGCGAGTCTGTGGATAAGGAGGAGATTCACCTGGACAAGGATGTTGTTGATCTTGATTTAGATGGATCACCGGAGGTAATCAACGTAAGTACAAATCCTGAAAATTTAAGATGGAGGATTAGCGAATGAAAGTAGGTAATTGTTGGGCGAACATAGATAAGAAAGAAGGCGGTCTTAACAGTAAGGTTAATATTTACTTTGATGAAAATGATACTGGTGCCAACAGAAGTGTCAAGATAAGGGTGTCTTCCAGGGACGGTAGCGTATCTGAAGAATATACGTTAGTTCATAAAAAAAAAGAACAGGTAGTTTATAGAAATAAAAGACAGTCGGCTCTTTTCACAAAAGAAGGATGTAATCCTGAGACAGAGAAAGGGGAAGAGCTTGAGTACGTTGTTGAGGCCGGAAAATACACGTCTATCATATCTCAGTCTGATGCTGATGACAAGGCTATGAGAGACATTGAACAAAATGGTCAGAACTGGGTTAATGAGCATGGTCGTTGTATAACCATATTATGGTACAATGTCAAGAAATCGCAGTCGTTTAGAAAGAACGATTGCGATCCTGATACCGAAGAAGGAAGTTTGGTTACGATGACAATCGAAGCCGGGCAGTTCTCTTCTTCCATAAGCCAAGAGGATGCTGACCGTAAGGCTGAAGCCGAGTTGAATGCCAAAGGTCAAGACTATGCTAATTCTCATGGCACTTGCAATACCATAAAATGGTACAACGACAGGAAATCCAAAATGTTCCAAAAGACAGATTGTGAGGTAACTGAAGTTGGATCTATGGTAGAGTATGTTGTAGAAGCCGGCCGCTTCTCTTCTTCTGTTTCTAAGGAGGATGCTAATCAGAAGGCTTTGGATGCCTTGGAAGCTGAAGGTCCAGGTTATGCTAATGAGCATGGTACATGTGAAACAAATTTATGGTATAACGTAGAGAAGTCAAAAGTATTTTATAAAAATGACTGTGAAGATGGATTTATCGGAGCGCCTTACACTTACACAGTAGAAGCCGGTAAATACACATCAGACGTAAGTCAAGAAGATGCTGATAAGAAAGCTCTTGATGATATAGAGAAAAACGGTCAGGATCAGGCAAACCTGAATGGAGAATGCGTTACTGATCCAAACTATTTCGTTGGAAAGGCTTCGGCTCGTGTTCAGAAAAATGATTGCGATGCCGAATCTCAGACCGGAAGCTTCGTTGATTTGACTGAAAAGGATCTTGCCGGATATCCAGATGCTTTTGTGTCAAGAGAAAGCCAGGAAGTAGCTAACGCGTTGGCTGAAGCAGCTATGGAAGAACAGAAACAAGATCTTGCAAATAAGAAAGGTACTTGCATAGATAAAAACCAATTTGTTGGTGTATATAGCAAGGTATTCACAAAAGACAATTGTGAAGGAGAAGGCGTAGGTTCGCAGGTAACGGTAGACCAAGACGATGTAACTGGTGGTCCTTTTACTTCATACGAAAGCCAGGAGGCGGCTAACGCGCTCGCTCAGGCTGCCGTCGAGCAGCAGGGCCAGGCCATAGCCAACCGGGACGGCCATTGTACGTGGACTGGTAAATACAGTGAGGAATTTACCAAAAACGATTGCAATGAAGGCCAGGTGGGGTCTAAGATTACCGTAACCGAACAAGATGTTGTTGGTGCTCCTTTCACATCTACCGTAAGTCAAGCTGATGCTAATAACAAGGCTCAGGCTGCTGTTAAAGAGCAAGGTCAGGCTATTGCCAACAATAAAGGTAATTGTGAGAATATGACTGTATATGCCGGTCATTACAGTAAGAGATTCGTTCCAGAATGCGTGGCTTGTCATAAAGGTGTAGAGATGGAGGTTACGGCTGAGATGGTAAATGGAAGCCCTGTTACATCAACAGAAAGCCAGGATGCAGCAGACGCAGAAGCTCGTAGGATCGTAGAAGAAGGGGGTCAGGCTTATGTTAATAAGAACGGAACTTGTACACCATTAAGCACCGATCCTGTATGGGAAGACGTTGTTCCGGAAGAACTTAGATGTAATGAAGGTAAGTCTCAGAAAAAGCAACATGATACCAACGAATGTTCTGAAACCCACAATCAAGAACGTTGGGTAGATGGTGGGAACAAAGTTTGTAGCTGGACCGGTCATTACTCAGAAACGTTCCAGAAAAACGATTGTGAGATACCGGATTCAGGAACAGAAGTAGAGGTAAGTGAAGCTGATGTTGAAGGCAATCCTTTTACTTCTTTCGTAAGTCAAGAAGATGCTGATAATAAGGCCAAGGAAGCTGTTAAGGCTCAAGGACAGGCTATTGCTAACCAAAAAGGTAAATGTAGGTTTGTAGGCGTATATAGCAAGCAGTTTACAAAAGACAATTGCGGATCATGTCATCATGGTGTTCCGATGAGTGTAACACAAGACATGGTAGGCGGACCGTTCTATTCCAATGAAAGTCAGGAAGAGGCAAATAGGCTGGCTCAGGAAGCCGTAGAAGCCCAAGGTCAGGCAGTAGCTAATAAGAATGCTGATTGCTTGCCTGATAGCACAACACCTTCTTGGTCGGATACCGGAAGCACCCGTTGTGACGGGTGTACGTCTCAGAAACAACAACGTGACACCAATCCATGCTCTTCTTCTTATAACGACACAAGATGGGTTAATGGAGGTGGAGAGTCTTGTACTGACTGGTCTTACTATGGAACAGGAGACTGCGTAGGTCATACTCAGTACAATGCTTATCGTGATAGTTGCTCTGGTAGCATAGATCGTCAATATTCTGTAAGTTGTAGAAATTGCTGTAATTGCGGATCTTACGGTTCTTGGCAAGAAAATGGATGTAATGGAACCAAAACTAAGTTTATTCGTTACGATGATTGCGGAAATTCTGATACTAAAGAAGAGTATGTTATTGGAAGTTGCGGATATGCACCATATGAATTTCAGTTCCATGATGGAAGAACGAGCAAGTCAAGGTCTGTAACTGGAGAATCTCAGGATATTGAAGAAGTTATCATAAGTACTAAGAGTAATTCATATATAGGTTTTTCTGTTAAGTCAAAACCTTCTTGGTGTTCTGTTGATTACAGAGACCAGACATCTGAAAGTATGAAGGCCGTGGTGACGTTATCTGCCAATACAACATCTTCTTCCAGATCCGGTGATATTGTTTTTGTTCAAAATGAATCTGGAAAGACAATTACTCTTAGTATTTCACAGGCAAGACAAATGCTGTATAAGTTCACATTCTCTGATGATACTACTTCAGATAAATCTTTATCTGTTCAAGCTGCATCTAATGATGCTCAATATACAATCAAAAGTACATTGAATGGTTCTTATCATGGATTTAGTACCACATCTAAACCGTCTTGGGTTACGACTGACTATAGAAATCAGACCTCGGATAGTATGGTTTGTGTTATTAAGATAACTGCTAACACAAGTACATCTTCTTCTCGTACTGGATCCGTTGTGCTTACTCAAAATGACAGTGGTAAGACATTGAGAATAAATGTTACACAAGCTGCGGCAGAAAAGCCTCTTGTTACTGTCTCTTTAATAGGTGACAGTTCTCGTCAACAACAATCTGCTACTATGAACAAGAAGGGATGTGATTACAGTTGTCCGAGCGGAAATGCTATAATGGCCATGTACATGGAAGGGGATGAAAACGGAAAGTTCCAATTCTGGTATGCGCCATTGATACCTGAAGGAGGTCAAAGCGGTGTGAGTGTAACTTACGGAGGAGAGACTCAAACAGTAACAGCAAGTACGAAGGGCGGAACACGTCTTAATGTTCCTGCCGGATCTGTTGTTACTGGTATTTACTGTACGAATATCGAGAATGGCTATTTCGCATTGAAATACAGACCTGTTTATATAAACGGAGAGCCTGTTTCTACTCCTTCTGCTTGTGGTGGATCATCTGATACTTGCAACACTAAAAGCTGTGGATGCTGGGTAAGATGTAGCTTTAATCCATTTACGGGCATGGCTATGGAAGGTGATGAAAACGGATGTGTTTATAGTTTCTGGGGTAAACCAACCGCATCTGTTAGGTTGTGATAAGCATATTAGGGGGTAATTAATTTAATTGCCCCTTTTGCTGTATTTCATTTTGGTTATTAGAACAAAAATGATTAATATTGCACATCATTCAATTTTAAATTTTTAGTATCATGGCTTGTAAAAAGAAAGCTCGTCAGGGTGGTGAAGTCGATAAGAAAGACAAACCTAAAATGCGCCAAGGCGGTAGTGTTGGAGGCAAGATGAAAAGAAAGAAGACGAGCACTAAAAAGTGATTGAAAACCAGGGGAAGGTGCTGATCGTCTTCCCCATTTTAGTAACATAACAACAACATATTATGAGCAACAATTTTATTAGTAAAGGGCAAAGGAATGTCTGTGTGACGTTTGTGGAGTATTATCCTGTGTTGATGCAGGTTATTATGTTAGCCAGCATTTTTGATGAGTTTTATCCTTTTAGTATCACTAATTGGCTGTATCCGATATTAGGTCATTCTCTATCATGGGACCTATTTCTCTTGGCTTTTTCAAGAATGTTCAGGCTTTGTATATGGCATAGGTTATTGATCTATAGCATGATTTTTAATATCTGTGTAGAATGGGTTACGGTTAATATTGAGATGCCTATTGAACACAATATCGTAGTGTGGTCTGTTATGGCTGTTACTCTGTTGATAATCATTGCCTCTATTGTTTTAAGATTTAAAACAGGATGTTTTGAAAATGAAGGAAATTCTGACAGAGACGCTGCGTAAAAGTGGTGCGGCGGTATGCGATAAGATAAAGGAGATGTTTTTAAGCGGGGAATGCGATCATCTTACAGCCAACGATCTTGAGACATGGACGCAGCTTGCTAATCCCGCTAAGTATTATACCGGGGAAGAGGCTGTTTCTTATCTTAATGTAACTTCTAAAAGATTTTATGAATATCGGAAGGCGAAGTTAGTTCCTGATCCGGTTAAGATAAAGGGATTCCCTAAACCTTTATATACGAAAGTTATGTTGGATGATGCTATAAAAACCATATCCGGCATGAGTGAAAGAGAGATTTATATGAGGATCTTGAATGCCAAATCAAGAGAATCCAGAGCAAAAGAAAGGAGGGGAGCATGATTACAAATGGTGAATTTGTATCAAGAGTCGTAAATGGCATTCATGCCCTTGATAAAGACTCCCATGTTAGCCGGAGATGGATATTGAATATCGGTAGAACTAAAGCCGAATCTTATACAGCCCAGAGGTGGGATGATGGGACGTTGCTCGGCGACCACCGGCTCCTGACTTACGTTACTTGTCTGGAGATGATTGAAGTTGATAAAATAGTTTGCTGCGATGCCGGATTTGCGTTGTGTAATACACTTATGCGTTCAAAGCATAAACTTCCAGGACTTCTTTATTCTGCCCTTAGACCGGCTATTACTAAGGTGACTAACGTAGATAACACTATATTTTTTAAGTTCGCTGAAATAAAGTCGTATCGCAATGAACAAAAAAGACCGTATGCTAAATACGTTAAAGAACGTCGTCCTTTTTATTATGTAGAAAACGACTATATTTATATACCGGATTTCCATATAGAGCTTATTAACGTAGAGTTCTTTACAACAAGAAGAAAGAAGGCTCTGGAGTTAATGGCTTGTGATCCTACACCTAAAGGGTGCGAGTCTGAATGGGAATACGAATTTATCTGTCCTATCAAGCTAATTGAGTACGTGGTAGCAGAGACGATAAAGGAAGTAGCGTTCAGGCTACAGATTCCTGTTGATGAAAATCCGAATCTTGATTCCAATCAGAAAAGTCAAATTGTTCAGTGATTCTTTTTATTGGACACCCGGCCATAGTTATATAGTTTGGCCGGGTGTTTTTTTTTGTACTATTTCAATGCAAGAACAGGGTTTCCCCATTTTCTTTTCCATTTATCTCCGAGGTAATTTATCAAAGAATTGTAATCTTTGATAAAACCGTCATCAATAACAGAGGCTATGACGTTCTCTATAGCTATTATGTCATTGAGCTCATCTTTGCTGGCAGTATTCCTTATCCCATCTTCGTGTTTATTAAAAACAATGAAATTAATAGCTTTAGCAACTCTCTTTATATTGTCTTTCAAGTCATTCTTGTTTGGAACTATTTTGCTTATTGCGCTACACATCCTAACGTATGCATCGCCGGCTTCGTTCCGGTTTTCTATCAAACCATCTGTGAGCCAAATGACAACCTCTGCGTAAATTTCTGGATCCATCTCTAATGCAATCATAACAAACAGATATGGATTGACAAACCATTTTTGATCTACTCCTTTTCCTTTTTTGTAGGCAAGGTCTAATTTACCAAGATCCATTACACTGCTGATATTCAGGATATTATCTTTGAGTCCGAGATTTCTCCTACTCAATAAGTCCCTGTCATTCAACTTATTAAAAAGCTCGAAACATCTCTCCCTAAAAGAAGAAGTTAGCATTATTTCGTTAATCCATCTTTCTTTTAACCCTTTTTCTTTTCTTTTTTTGTTCATGGCCGATACGGCGTCTGTTATACATATGTAACCATCTTTAGACATAACAGACACGTTCATTCCTAACAAAACTCGATCTTTTGATTGTAAAACAACATTTGATTTCATAACTTTACTACGATTTTAATTTTGTAAAATATAAGTCTACCTGTCCGTGAGGATCGGTAGACTTTGCAAATATAGAATAGTATTTTGACGCAACAATATATTCTAATGTTAATTATCTGAAATGTATAATTTTAATTTTTGAATTATGAAAAGAACATCAATACAATCACCGTATTTTGCAGCTTACTACCATCGTCTTATGAAGAGAAAGAATGGTTTTAAGAAAGGCATGATAAGAGACAGAGGAGAGATTTTAAGACTGTTGTCTATTATATGGAAAACCGTATCAGAACATTATGTGGAAGCTGATGCTGGTGTTTACGTAGATAACGTGGGCTACTTATGCCATGTGCTTATACCGGGGCAGCGCTTTGCCGTCAGGCGGGACCTGGACATCGTGAGCAGGCTCGGCACCAACGGCTACCTCTACAACCACCTGGCTATGGATTTCGCAGACTCCAAAAGATATTACCATTTTGTAATACAAGATAGTTTAAAAAAGAAGTTAAGGGTTAAAATGAATAAAGGACGAAGATACCGATTTATGTACAATGAAATACTTGCTAAAAGAAGAGTGTTTAAAGATTTCCAGATTAAGAGAGTTTTCGAAGATAAAGAATTAGGACATAGAAAGTCGTAGAAAAAAAGTAGCGATCACCCTTTGTGGATACAGGATAATCGCTACTTTTGCATATCCGTCTACTTTCGCAAGCGGACGGATATAATGCTAACAAAATATCTTTATACAAATAAAGCTCTATGGAGGCAAAGGTAAACAATTTTCAAAACAATGCGAAGGATAGTAACATTATTTTGACGTCAGAATCCAACGAAATGGATTTATCTGTAAAATTATCTAAAATTTTTAGCTATAATGGTCATAATGTTTCTTTTATAAAAACTTCTTATGGTATATTGCTAAATGCCACACAGATGGCAAAAGCATTCAATAAGAAACCTGCCGAGTATCTAAGGTTGCCGTCTGTAAATCAATTAATTAAGTCAATGGTGGGATTTTCCCACATTTCTGAGAATCAGATAGTTACAACTATGCTTGGAAGTCCTGAAAATGGAGGAGGTACATGGATGTTTGAAGATCTCGCCATAGATTTTGCGAGATGGTTGGATACTGATTTTAGATTATGGTGTAACTCGAAGATAAAAGAATTTTTAACATCAAACTTGGTTTCTATTCCAAATTTTACTGATCCGGCAGAAGCAGCCGAAGAATGGGCTAAGCAGTATCGTAGAGCTCAGCAAGCGGAAGCTATTGCTTTGGCTGAACATAAAAGGGCAGAGCAAGAAAGAATGGAAAAAGAAATAGCTGTAAATACGTTAGAAGAAAAGAAAGGGGATATAGAGTTTTCTGAGTCATTTAAGAAGGTGGATCATGAAAACATGTGGCTAATAAGAGATGTGGCGAAGAAGCTTGAGCAGAATGGAATCATCATCGCAGAAAAGAATCTTCGTTTGTTTCTTGAGGAAGTCAAGTTTATGTTCAGGAATGGACAGGGTAAATGGGAGCTGTACAGTGATATTGTCAAAAATAAGTTTGGTGTGTATAGATCATATTTTGTAGATAAGTATTCTGAGGAAAGAGTTAATCAGCAAACCATCTACATGACTGGTGCTGGATATGAAGTCACACTTAAGGGGATAAAGGAAAAGTGTAGGAGCCTTTTCTTGAAGTACGGCAAGTTTGAAGATCCTAACTTTTGAAAACACAAAATAGGGCGTTATACATATTATTCATATCTTTGTGGAGGTCAGGTTTGTTTCCTGTCCTCCATTTTTTTTAAGAGATGACAGTCGAAAATTATATCATAGAGTTAAAATCGTCTTTAAGATCATTTGACAAGCGTGATCTGATAGATGAGGTATCCATCTACAAATGGGTAGAAATTGCCCTGAAGAAGTTTGGAGGCGATATTACTATGCGCAAAGAAGCGGTAGTGGATGTCAAGCGAGGGCAGGCTCGTATGCCTGGTGATTACTTTGATCTTATTCTGGCTTTTAAATGCGATTTTAAAGGATATGAGGTACCTGAAGGTGACAAGGTGATACCAGAACTTCAAAATACAATAGCCTGGAAAGAACGTACCGAAAGAAGTTATAGGTGGTGTTCTTGCGATGAATGTTGTAAAGACGAATGCGAGAAAGTGATAGTTGAAAAATTTTATATCAACACCCATGATCGCGATCATGAAGTTCGTTGCTATTATGACCGGCCAGTAATGTTAGGTCTTGCTAAGCCTATGCTTCGTGATTCTTGTTTAAGTAAATGCCGGAATAAGGTAATAAAGGATAGTCCGTATGAGATAAATATCGTAAACGGATTCCTGTATGCCAATTTCGATGGTCCTATTTACATGCAGTACCGGTCTCTTCCTTTCGACGGAGAATCTAATATAATTATACCAGACACGCCTCAAGGTCTGGTATTGGATTATGTAGATAATTTTGTAAAGATGAGATTCTTTGAGGAACTGATGTATAATGGAGAAGCACAAGGGGCAGCCGATTTGTTCAAGTTGTATGCACAGCAAGATTTGGTTAAGCTGAAAAATGCTAAGACCGAACTTAAGATGATGGGTATGACATTAAAAGGCATGTACGAACCTCTTAGGCGGCGCCGTGCTGAGTTTGAGATATATACTAAGGCGTATCCTGTAATTGACAATATACTTAAATTGGTATGACAGAAGTAGTTCTATTTATATACTTGTCTGGTGTTATCGCATCCATGATTGTTTGGTCAATCAGGCAATTTAAAGGAGATGCGAGTTTGGTAGAGACAATGTACTGCCCGATAGTATTTTTGTCGAGTTGGATATATGTATTTGAAATTTTAAAGATTAAATAATATGTTGGAAGTTCAAGCAAGCGAAATAGTAACCGCTGACAAAATGAGAGGCATAGGACCGGCAAACATCATCTTCACAGCCGGCCCTAATCCGGTAGCTGAAGATCGTAGAGGCGTAGCTAAGGTAACGGCTGGTGGAGAGAGTAAGAACGTTACAATCACACAAGCTGCCGGCGAGCAGGTTGTTGTAATTCCTGAGTTCGATTATCTTGTTCTTAGGTATGGATGGGAATCAGAAGACGGCTCCGATTTTGATACTGCAACCGGTTTCACCAATACAGGCATCTCAGATATAGATAATAAATACGTTGGATGGAGTAAGCAGTGGGCTACTACCCAACAACAGGTAGGTGATTACCTTGTTTATGGTGGTGATAACATGCAGTCCGGTCTTGAAGGGGCGCTTATTAAGATGAAGACCCTGCTATCAGCGCCGGGCATGGACGAGTCTGAGCCTAATATCAATGCCGATATCTATGGTAATTGGTATGGGAATAGAGGGCGAGGAAATGTCGTTGTGTCTTTTACAGCCTACCTTGGAGGAGAGATGGTTAAACAAGGATTTAACTTCATTAACGAAGGTGGCGAGGAGGTTTACTCCGACAGCATCACTACCAACGTTTCGGCTCATGGTGAAACCAATTACCAAAATATAAAAGGTTTGTACACTAAGATGGGTACGATGGTTTATAATAAGGAAAAGCGTGATTGTGTTATTGTTATAGGTTAAGGTGATGGAAGGTCTTTGGGATAAATACAATAGGATTAAGGAGGTGTTTTACCGGGATTTCGTTTATGATTCCAGCTACACAGAGCAGGCCTCGTGCATCCCACTGTCGTCGGTGAAGAACGGGGTAGGCTGGGTCGGCGACGGAACCATTAACCTGGCCCAGTATCTTCAGCTTGTATATACGGAAATGATTCTTGGTTACAAGACAAAAGATGATGTTCGTAATGCCATACTGGTGCTTACTCGTCTTGCCGATACTACTTATGATCTATTTTTTAATAGCAATAAAGGTATTTATTTCAAATTCGAAAAAGGATTTTTCTTAAGAGACGATATCCATAGCGAAGATGCAAGCAAATTCGGTCTTACCAAGATAAGTTCCGGGTACACTAATGGTATAGAGTTAAAAGACGAAGATCCATGCTTCTCCCCATTCACTTCACAAGATCAGATCTGGAATCTGGCTCCTATATTAGCTTTCTTGTCAGAAAAAGGATTTGAAGAAGCCAGGCAAGTAGGATACGATATTTTTGAGTACGTTATTAGGAACAGACACAAGATATACAATCCTTATTACAGTGCCTTGCTTCATCATTGGACATTCCTTCCTGATATGGATACCGATAAGGTTAAGCCGTGGGATAGGGTTAGTAATCGTAACAAGAATCTTAAATACAAAGTTAAGGTTAAGAGAGGGGCTAACAATTGGTACTTCTCTGGAGGGTTCAGATGGGCGTTTAAGAAGTTCGGAGGCGAGTGTAGTACATTCTGGAATTGCCTATGGTATAAGCCATTTATATTCTTAGCAGATAGAGTATATCATCCATATGTATGTAAATGGTTTGGCATTAAGGTTAAGAATAATTCTTATTATTGTCTTGGATCCACAAATGAAAAATCATGGTACGGTCCTAAGTTCAGAAAGAGGTTGGTTAGTAAGTTTAACAAATCTTTGGAAGGAGGAGAATTATTCATGCCTCATCTGGTTTTTCTTCATGGATGTGAAGGTGTTGATGGAAGTAGCTTAGAGTCCTACATTAATGAATGGGAATGGGATGGAGTTAATTCTCCTATAGAGTTTTTAACTTTGTGTAATTGGTATAAAATATTTTTTGGCAATGAAAATATATTATAAATCAAAAATAGCTAAGTTATTTACGTTCATTGACGGCTACAAAACGATTATGTTGTTTGGAGCCGTATTTACCGAACGTGATAGTATATCATTGAGAGCCGAATATCATGAGGAGGCACATTGCAATCAGTATCATACGTTATTTGATTTTGGTATGTTCGTGTCTTTGCTTACAATAGGATTGTGTCTCTTATTCGGTAATATAGGATGGTGGATGCTGTGGCTGTCTCTTATTCCGATATTTTTATACTATTCATGGTATTTAATTGAGTACCTGATTAGGTTGTGCATATATCGCGATCATGATAAGGCATATCATAATATCGTATTCGAAAGAGAGGCTTTCGACTTAGAAAAGTATTGGAATAAGCATGATGTTTTGAGGAAAGAGTCAAAAGGATTTAGTTTTTTGAAATATTACGGAAAGGAGTACGAATATGCGTAGACGTTTTTTATATGATCTTGAAAAATTTATAGGTGTCTTCAGCAAGCAATTTATAAAAAATAATTGTGGGCCTTGTTTTGAAGGTCAATCGATGATCGTGGATCAGGATATGGTCGGAGGTCCTTTTTTTTCTACTAAAAGTCAAGAGGATGCCAATGCCAAGGCTCAGGCTGCCGTAGAAGCTAATGGTCAGGCTTATGCTAATAAGAACGGAACCTGTACACCATTAAGTACCGATCCTGTATGGGAAGACGTAGAACCGGAAGAACTTAGATGTAGCGAAGGTAAGTCTCAGAAAAAGCAACGTGATACCAATGAATGTTCTGAAACCCATAATCAGGAACGTTGGGTAGATGGCGGAAATAAGGTTTGTAGCTGGACCGGGGTATATAGCAGAACATTCACAAAGAGGTGTGCTGATGGCGGAACAGGATCAAGCGTAACCATTAACCAAAGTCAGGTAACTGGAGGTCCATTTATTTCCTTTATTAGTCAAGAAGATGCCAACAATAAAGCCAAGACTGCCGTCGAACAGCAGGGACAGGCTCTTGCTGACGCGCAGGGAACTTGTACCTGGACCGGTAAGGCAAGTAAGGCCTTCACCAGAAACAATTGTGGAAGTTGTTATCATGGTTCTTCTTTTGTCGTAAATCAAGATCATGTAGGAGGTCCATTTACGTCTAATATTTCAAAGGCTGATGCTGATGCTAAGGCTTTGGCAGCTGTAAACTCCAAAGGTCAGAGTGTGGCTAATAATAATGCCTCTTGTATAGCTGATAGTAAATCACCTTCTTGGTCGGATACCGGAAGCACCCGTTGTGACGGGTGTACGTCTCAGAAACAACAACGTGACACCAATCCATGTTCTTCTTCTTACAACAACACAAGGTGGGTTAATGGAGGTGGAGAATCTTGTACAAGCTGGAACTATTATGGTACCGGAGATTGTGTTGGTCACACTCAATACAACATGTACAAAGATGATTGCTCAGGAGACATAGATAGACAATATTCTGTAAGTTGTAGGAATTGTTGTAATTGCGGATCTTATGGTTCTTGGAGCGAAAGCGGATGTGGAACTGGAAGCAATAGTAATAAAGTAAAATACGTTCGTTATGATGATTGTGGAAGAGCGGATTACAAGTATGAGCTTGAACCTGGAAAATGCGGATATAACTCATATGAGTTTAAGTTCCCAGACGGGACAACTACTAAGTCATGGTCTGGATCCGGTTTATCACAGAATATACAATATGCTATTACAAGTATCAAAAACGGTTCGTATATTGGATACAGCGTCAAATCAAAACCTTCTTGGTGTTCTGTAGATTATCGCAACCAGACATCTACGAGTATGGATGCGATAATAACAATGACATTTAACACCTCTACATCTCCTCGTTCTGGTACTATTGTTTTTGTTCAAAACGAATCAGGAAAGATTATAAATGTTAATATAACTCAGGATATCGTATCCGTTTTCACCTTTAACGATGGAACAGCATCAGATAAGGCATGGTCTGGAACAGCCGCCTCTCAAACCATTAAATACACTATACTTAGTACCATAGGTTCGTCTTATGCTCCATACAGTGTAAAATCTAAGCCTGAGTGGTGCTCTGTTGATTACGATTCTCCAACAGATAAGGGGGCGTTAGCTAAGATAACTATGACAGCTAATACAAGCACATCTTCTTCTCGTCAGGGAAAGGTTGTTTTCTCTCAGAATGCTACCGGAAAGACGCTTACTGTTATCATAGAGCAGGCTAAGGCATCTCGTATCCCGGCTCACATTACATTAAAAAATGGTTCTTGGGCAAGCTATACTAAGAGCAATGTATCTTATAATGCTGGAGCAGGTAAGTGTATAGCAGGTTTTGAATGGACTGGTGACGAAAATGGAACAATTAGGATCTATACTTGTGATATTAAAGTGGTAGACTCTAATTATAGTGAAATATCTGGTGCTACAATATCTACAGGTACAATAACTTCAAGAGTCAGAGCAGGAAATTCTTGTACTGATTTCGGGGCCGTTAATGGAGGAATATTAGCCGGATATGTTCATTCTGGGGATGAAACGAAAAATACTACATGGTATTTAAGAACCATTAAAGTGTCATACGAAGGTAAAACATATACTTCATCAACAGTAAGACAGTATAGTAAAGATGGAATACCAAAGAAAGGTGGCACCTTCAATGTCTATAACCAGTCACCATCTTCTTACAATTTTATCGTAGATGGAGCTGAATGCGGTGATGAAAGAGGGACATTGAGGTATTTTTATTCCCAGATAGACCTGAAATAAAAATTGATAATATAGAAAGGGAGAATATTATATTTTCCCTTTCTATATTTTATTTGATATCTTTGTTTAAGATATTATCAAAAATAATGAATATGAAAAGAAGGATGATGGATGGGGATTTTAAGGGAGGGACTTTTATTTTACAATAAAAGATCATATTCCTATCCTGGAGCTTGAATGTGTTGATTTATCAAGATGTCCTTGAAACGATTAGACTTAGGTGTTATTCCAGTAGCTTCTGTTGTGTGAGTTAGTTCTTCTTTTGCTATCTTTGTGACAAACAGTTACAAAGATGGCATCAGAAGATAACAGAAACATAGCGGTTCCTCAAACAGGTATGAACCGCGATCTGCATCCGTCGAGTCTTACGGATCAGCATTATACGTTTGCCTTGAATGCCAACATAGAATCCGAGGATGGTAATGTTGGGATGAGATCTAATGAGCACAGTAATCTTAAATGCATTGATTTCGATGGGTTTAAGGTTATTGGTTATAAGAATGATCTTACTTCAGGCAATATCTATTTTTTTATAACAAATCCTGAAACAGGCGTATCTAAGATAACTTATTTCAAGCCTGAATCCGATACAAGTATCTTATCCGATTCCGATATAGAATCTATGGTAGAAGGATCGGAGTCTTTGTGTTCTGGCATGAAAACTTTGCTGGAAGACAACGAGCAAGATCCGTGCCTTAAGTTCTCTATCTATCATCCTATAAAAACCATAGAAATAAAGACAGAGAAATGTGGGAAATGTATTTACTGGACTGACGATTATAATCCTCCCAGGTATGTTATTGTAGACAAGGCTCTGACGGCGGATGATGAAGGAGATATTTGGTATCATTATCATGGGTATAAGATATGCGATAAAGAATATGATAGAGACAAATTCATGCAGGAGAATGGTTGTTTTCTGGCATGTGAGAAACTTAGGGTGTTTCCGCTACTGGACCAGCCATGCGTGGAGCCGGTACAGATAGAGTACGGGGGCAGCCTACGTGCGGGCGTGTATCAGTTTGCTGTGGCCTTGTGTGATGAATTTGGTAACGAGAAAACTAACTATACTTCATTAACTAACCCTGTTCATGTATTTGACGAACAATATATTAGGATAAATGATGGTAAATGGGGAGAAAGAACTAATCTTGGTATAAGGCTTAAGGTGTCTAATCTGGATAGGCAAGTCAGCCATTACAAGGTGGCTGTTATTCAGAATACTGTAGGATACAATGGTGAAACACAACCTGTAGTTGATTATTTTATAGAAGGTATTCATCCTATTACAGAGAAGACCATATACTATTATTCTGATCTTAATAATAAGAGGACAACATTTGAACATATTTCTTTAAAAAGAGCCATATATAATACATCAAGAGGAATAGTATCGGTTGGAAACCGTCTTCTTCAATATGGTCTTACGGCAGAAAAAGAATGGAATTTACAGCCTGTAGTTTCTCTTATGGGGCATTTTCTAAAATGGCAGGCGTCTGTAGCCCACGAAGATTTATATAAGGATGGTAATGCTTGTTCGTTGTATGTGGGATATATGAGGAATGAAGTGTATCCGTTTTCTATCTCGTTTAAGACATCTACTGGTTATAAAACTCCAGCATTCGTTCTTATCCCCCCACCTTCTGATAAGGCAAGAGAGGAAATGAACAAAGACAGTATCCCATACCAGTCTATAAACGCATATGCTCCGGATTGTTCAGGAGTGGAAAGGAAATATGTATGGCAGTATAGCAATACGGCAGGAGATGGGGTATTGATTGACGACGATGCGGTTGTTATAGATGAAGAACAGAAAGAGTGTAACAACCCGGCTACTGTAGGTCAAACTGTTATAGTGGAAAGCAATTTCGCTACTTTTAAAGGGAAATCAAGATTTATTATCGATTATGATGATATTGTAGGAACCCCTATAAATTATTTGTCTGAAAATATAGGTCTTGTAGCTTGTAACAATAAGGAGAATGGAGACAATGAAAGACAGATATGCGATATAGCTACCAAATACAGAGAAGACGGAACACAGGATTATATGGAACCAATTGATCATATTGGGTTGCCAGAAATGGAAGGAGACTGCGAAGTTCCCCATCGTCAAGAATCTATATTGTCTGCTCCAGTTCCACTAATAACAGGCCTTGTAGAAGATTATATCTATAAGGTTCTTAGCGAAATGGAACACGTCTCTACAGATTATCTATATACCACAGGAGGAGAAAATCAGAATAAGTATTCTGTGTTGTTTAATTACGAGACAATGGATTCTTTATCTGAATGGATGGAGGAAGCATTTTTTGGGTATAGCGCTGGCAGCATATCAGGTGATGGCAATCAACACCTTTGTTCTGAGTTTTATCCATACTTACAACCTGAATCTGTTTTAAAAACCGTGTCTGATGCTATATACGTATTAGATACCATGCCTTGTACATGCGGATGTTATATTGAGAGTTATTGCTCTGATCCTACTGTGTCAAGAACTGATTATAACAACTTTCAGAATTATAATTATCTTCTTGGAAGTTATATTCTTCATATAGATGGATGGAGCCAAAAGATAAATGATGTAGGAGATTGGCGAGCCGGTAGATCTACCAGTACAGTCATAAATAATCAGTATAGATCAAAGAACGGACCCAGGTATTGTATTGAGCAATTTTGGCCTGAAGCTTCTGAGAAGTTGCAAGATATGATATATAAAAATTCGGATACCGGTATAGATGAAACTGATTGGAAATTTGAAGGGTATGTAAACAATGCTACATTTAATAATCCTACAGGGGATAAGCTTAATATTGGATTCGCATCTGAATTTGTGGTATGGAAGTTTGTCAGAAATGTAATGACAAATGCAAGATTTATTAGAATCAATAGACCAGAAGAGTGGGACATAGAAGGTTATAAAGACGAGAACAAAGTTCTTTATCTTGAAGCTCTTGGAAAGGTAGATGGCATAATGGATGCTGTGTCTACCAATTACGTTCGTGTTTCTTTTTGGAAGGATGTTGAAACATGGTCCCCTCTTGGAATAGTACCAGTTGAATTTGATAGACCTGAGTATGAATCATCTCATTCCGTTATTGTTAACATAGCAAGACCGGCTTTCGGAAAAATAAATGAAGAGTTTTTTGATTCTATAGGTCAAAATTATTTTTATGTTACAATAGAATCTCCTATTGTAGCAGTTCCTTGGATAATGACGTTTAGAAAAATTCAATTTTGTTCTTATAAAAATTATGATACCCCAGAAGAAGAGGAAGAAGAAGGAAAGAAGCCTTCCCGTGCTATTCTTGGAGTCGCTTTTGCTACAGGTAAAACTATATATCCGTATATTTTTGGTATAAGAGAAAAGGAGGTAAATAAGATTGATTTGTCTGTGGATTCTATAACACTTAGATCAACTGTCTTATTTGCATCAAAATGTCAGACATGTGGAGATAGGCCCATCAATTGCAAGCCTCGTCCTTATAAATACGGTGATTTTGCATATTGGGAATCATCTGAGAAATATCCTGCTAATTTTGAACTTTATGATAGTAGTAGGATGAAAATAGACACAGGCAGATCTTATGGTGATCCAAAAAAATCAGAAGCTTATTCTAATATTATGAATAAGTTAACAGAATATTATGGTGCTCCTTTGTCAGACAAAAATGGATTATCTTATTTCAAGGGTCATTCTTATGGAGGGGTAGATACTTCTACCGTATTTTGCCAGCAACCTATACGTCATTACCGGTTTCCAGATAATAAGCATATACCATTCATGAACAGTGATGAACGTGGATATGACATAGCTTCTGAAATATATCCGGTAGGTATTATGGTAGATGAGAACACCATACAAGTGTTTTTGGATTTTGCAGTGGATTCTGGTTTGATTACGCAACAACAAAGAAATACGATTGTAGGATATGAACTGTATCGTGGAGATAGGAGACTAAATAGGTCGGTTGTGGCTTCAGGATTAGCCTATGATATGCTTAGATACATAGGAGACGATGGTAATGTGAATATCTATCCTAATTACCCATATAATGACCTGTCACAAGATCAATATAATTATACGTCTGGCAAAAGAGACGAGTTTATATCCCATCCTTTCGACAAAGGAGGAAACGTGTGGTATTCATTCTGTTCACCTGATATTTATTTCAACAAGCCAGAACTTCCAAATGAAGTATGTATAGACGGGTTTCAAAGAGGAATGTCTGTGGGCAGTTTCGTACCTGTAGAAGATCATCCAAAATGGACTATCTTAGGTCCTGCCGCATACACGATGGCTGCGTCGCTTGCCGCAGTTGAATCAAGTGCGGCAATAGCAGCTATGATAGCAGAAGAGCTTCAGATAAGGGCGCAGTCTGGATACATAGGAGGGTCGGCCGGTCTTACCGGAGGAGGATTCCTGACTAATTTAAGCGTGGCCATGCTGTTTTCTTCAATGGTGTCAACCATCAGTCAGACTCTTGCTAAAGGCCCGATATTGTACGGTAAGTACCGTTATGATTGGCTTAATACGTTTATAAACAATGGACCAAGACGTAATCATGCATGGTATTATACTTCTGTGGGATTATATAATTCAATGATAGGCATAACAGATCAGGATAAGTATGAACGAAATTTTGCCCGTGGTTTATCTTCTGTTAAGTACATTAAGTCTGGCGTATATCCGATGATGGATGCCAGTATGTCTTCTAAATGGGGAACCGGTAGAAATGATAATGAGGGACGTTTCTTATTCGTTAATAATATAGATCGTGAATCTTCGTTATTTTTATCATTTGGTGATCCAGGTGAAAAAGGAGATGGTAAATCGAAATATTTATTGGAATATCCGAACTATGTTTACAATTACGACAGTAGCCGCATAGATGATTCGGTTATTGCTGGAAGTGATGTTGTAGCAGGAAGAACATTCGAGCAATCCAAAACAGTATCGTACATCTGTTCTCCGTATATGAGACTTATGCGATATAGGCCGGATCAATATGGACAGATAGAAGATATAAAATGGATTTCCATAGGTGGATGTGGATTTTTCACTAATGAAAAGAAACTGATATTCGGTGGCGATACGGTGATAACCAGATTTTCATTAAAAAGAAAATTCCCTGTTTTTTATAATAGCGCTTTTGGTATTGGAGACATGATACCATTCCCATACATGGATTACAGAAATGTAGGGTATCCAAGATATTTTGTTAATTATGATACTGGAGAAGACGCTCTTGAGACAATAGATAACGAACGTTTCAATAGCTGGACATCATCTAATAAAGGAAGATACGCTTTTTATCCAAACAGGAAGAGCTTATACGAATTAAATGGTGACACATCCGGCAGGTACGTTAATGGAAGATTTTATACATGGTTCTATGGCATTCCTCAGTTCCTTGTAGAGTCTGAAATAAATTGTAATTTCAGATTAGAGGGCCCTCAGCCTCATGAACTATTCTATCCAAAAGTAGGAGATTTTGTTTGGTGGACACAAGAAAAGAACGTATCTATCCATAGGGATAATGATTACAAGATAAGTCCTATCTATTCGTCGAGGATGACACTAACACCAAATGTATTGCCGGCAACGTACGAACGACGTTTTTATGACTGTGCTTACCAACGTCCTAATGGTGTTATATGGAGTAGGGCTGATGTATCTGAAAACAGCCAAACAGATCCGTGGCTGACGTACAAGCCTATGGACTATCATGAGTTCCCAACCAGCAACGGGAAGCTTATTCACATGAAGCGTATTGAATCCGATCAGATTCTTGTCAGATTCGAGGATCAGGTTTCACTCCATAACGCCATAGACGTAATCAAGGAGCGTACCTCCCCAGGGCAGGCCGAGATGGGCACCGGCGGTCTGTTCGCGTCCCGGCCTCTGGAGTACAACACGACCGACCTCGGTTATTCTGGAACCCAGAGCACTGAAATAATTAGTTCAGAATTTGGTCACTTCTGGGTAGATACTAAAAGAGCACAGGTGTTTATGACCGATCCTAATGGACGTAATCTTAAGGAACTTAGTGTAGGTATCAGACATTGGCTTAAGCGTCATCTTCCGTTTAAGATTCTTAGATACGGAATAACTAATATCTTAACCGGTACAGAGATGACAGAAGAAGATACAGACAATAAATTTATCGGTCTTGGTCTGTCTCTTGGATGGGATAACAGGTATAAGAGGGTACTTATCACGAAAAAAGATTATATACCTGTTAAGAACCCGGCATATTATAAATATGATGGTGGAAGGTTCTTATACAATGAAACAGAGGTGCTGTCAAACGATAAGGAAATATCTTTAAAGGATGAACAATATTTCAAGGACGTGTCGTTCACTATCGGATATTCGTGTCTGAAACAAGAATGGATTTCTTATTATTCGTTCTGTCCTGACTATTATATAGAACAGCAACAATATTTCCAGACAGGAATAAACTTCCCGGCATCGGATGAAGAAGGTGGCTTATGGAGCCATTTGCTGACGAATAAGAGCTTTCAGACATTTTACGGAGCAACATATCCATTTATATTAGAAGTGCCGATAAAAGAGAAATATAACGGTTCTACGCTGGCTTCTGTTGAGTATGAGCTTGATGCAAGGAAATACGTCGATGATGTGAATTACACTCTTGACAGGAAAGTAGGTTTAGATACGATAACTATCTACAACGACACAAACAACTCAGGTGAAATTCATCTTGTTCCAGAAGAAAAGAATAATTTAGCACAACGTATATCATATCCGAAGATCGTAGGTGACCATACTGAGGTCCTGGATACTGAGGTATATAGAAGACATAAGTTAAATGACTTCTTCAACAGGGTTGACGATGACCGATCTGAAACACCTATCTGGATCAAGGACGATAACGATATAAATAAGTCGGTTAATTCTGATGCTCTTAATTTCAGACGGTCATGGCTGGACAGGTTAAGAGGAAGTTGGATGCTGATGAGGATAAAGAAAGTAATTAGTAACCGGAAGATTATATTCCAGTGGTTGATTTCTGAAGATAAGATTAAGAATAGATAAATTACAATATTTAATAAGTTGAAAATAAGTAGTTTTTATTTTGTGATTTAATAATAGTTGAATATGTTTGTAGCGCCTATTGATCCATCTCGGACAGATAGGCGCTTATTTATGACAATTTAACCAATAAAACCACCATGCTTTAGTAGGTGGATGAATTGGGTTGATTAATTTTGAATCAAAATTACAGATAAAAAAAAATGATTTCATACAAATACAACATCTATCATTCAAAGAAAACGAAGTATCTTGACAAGATGTTTCGTGAATGTTGTTTTGTGTGGAATCATGCGTTAGCTCTACAACGTAGATATTATAGACTGTTTGGGAAATACATACCAGTTGGTAAGATGCAAAAACATTTCTCTAAAAGAATTAATAGAAATCTTCTTCATTCCCAAACAGTACAAGAAATCCTTCAGAGATTAGACTCAGCATACAATCGTTTCTTCAAAAAGTTAGCCAAACGACCTCCTAAGTTTAAATCACCGGAGAAATTCAATTCTTTTGTATTCAAACAAGGAGGGTTTACCCTAAATGGTAATAGTCTAACAATTAACAAAGGAAAGAAACGATTTAGATTTTCATACAGTAGACCTTATGAAGGTAATGTTAAACAAATTAGAATAGTTAGAGAAACCTGTTCCCGTTTTAGTTTGATTATAGTTACAGACCATAATCCTTCAAACTCTTATAGAAAGACACATGATGGTGCATCTATAGGATTGGATTTTGGTCTGAAAACTTATCTAACTAAAAGTGATGGTAGCAAAATTGATTCTCCTCTATTCTTCAAACAATATCAAAACAAGATTAGAAAACTAAACAAACGGCTTTCTAATGCAAAGAAAGGATCCAATAATAGAAGAAGGAAACTGTTTGAACTTCAACAAACGTATCGTAAAATAAACGATCTTCGATCGGATTTTCAATGGGGATTAGCTCATCAGTTATGCAAACAGTATGATTATATTTTTATTGAAGATCTAAACATTGAAGGAATGAAACGTTTGTGGGGAAAGAAGGTTTCTGATCTTAGTCATTCTTCTTTTATTGATAAACTTACGTATGTTGCCTCAAAGTATGGAGTAACGATACACAAGATTGACAAATGGTATCCTTCTTCCAAAACTTGCGAATGTGGCTGCATTAATAAAGGACTGTCGTTACGCGACCGCACGTGGGTGTGCCCAGCGTGCGGAGCGGTTAACGACCGTGATGTTCTTGCAGCCCGTAATATACTTCGGAAGGGCATTTCCGAATTGGAGAGCAAGAGTAATTCCAGCGATAGTAATATCGGGGTTTCTTGCGTTGGTATCCAAGAATCCCATTCGCTTTAGCGATGGGAGTATGTCAAAGAGGATCTAATATCTTGAACATAGCTGGCTGGTCAGAATCTATCTTCGATGTTATTAACAGCAAGTTCTGTGGATATAAGAATATGATTGAAGAAATTAAGAAAATAAAAATATAATCATTGATTTTGCTTCAATAGTAAACAAGTTTTAGCTTTAAAGGTATGGCCGAAGAAGTACGTGAGTATATCTTCGGCTTTTTTGTTTATCTTTGTTGAAAAACAGTTTGTTATGAAACAAGTATTATATAAAAATGACATATACCCCTATAATGTAAGGGTATTGCTTGGGGCAGATGAAGAGTATATAGTTAAGACGTTCGCCAACCTGGAAGTAGAAGATCAGAGCTGGGAGGGGTGGACTGATGATTATGGTGGCAGAACTATTTTCGTAGGAAACCGAACCAATCACAGGAAAGAAATATGTTTCTTGTTTCATTCACTGTCTAATATGGATGTTAGAACCATAGGACACGAATGTCTGCACGGTCTTTCCCTTTATTGTAAGTATCTTAATATTAACTACAGTTTTGACGCCGGAGAAGATGAGCACGCTGCCTATCTAATGGGATGGTTGGTTGACAAGGTTTGTGATGCTTACCACAAATTTAAGAAGGAGGAAGAAAAAAATGGCAAAGAAGACTAAAAATTATGTAAGAGACAAACAACCAAAAACATTATGGAATAAAATTGGTCCGTTTGTAAAACTTAGAGAATATCTGGCATCTAATATAACACCTGATGTGTATGCTAACGAAAGAGGATTAAAAACCAAAATAATGGAATTTTTTGGTCAAGATGTTCCGAAAGCCAATGTAGATGATTTTAGTCAAAATCTTTGGTTTAGATTCTTAAACCAACCAAATAACCTGAAAGAGGAAAACGGGATTGTTAGAATACCAGATAATATCAAATCCATTATATCTGACAGGATAAATGGTGGGTGGGAAAAAATGGCTAAAAAATATGGAAAGGAACTTGATTCCTTAGATAATAAGATAATTGATGGAAAAGTTGCAGGCAAGGACGTATCTGATTTGGAGGAGTTAAGGGATGTAACGAGCAGGAAACTTGGAATGGTGGAAGAGGGGATAGATCTTTTAAAAAAAGCCAGAACCGGAGAACATCAGGTATTTAACGAATACAATTTTATACCGGATGCTTACGGCGATTTAAATGATTTGTCAGGCTTATCAAGTTTTACCATGTACCGTGATGATAAAGGCAGGATGGTCGTAAAGGATAAGTATGATTTTTATAGGAATGATCAACCTATTAAAGTAGGGATTGTTACTAAGACTCTTGATGCAATAGGATATCCTTTTGAAATCAGGGATTATGTGGAAGATAAAATCCCATACGAAGAGAGCGATCCAAACAAGATCCTGTTTAGATCCATTATTGATTCCAAGAATGATTTGGATAAAAGGATGGAGATAAGATCCAAAAAACAAGGAGGGGAGTCTTCTAAGCCAGAAATAGATTGGGATTTATTTAAATCCAAATATGAGAATATGAAGCGTGTAGGTAAAGGTAAACATCGCACTATGGACGTAGAAGGGATGAATATGATCTATGATGCTTTATATGACAAAGGTTTTAATCAACGCCAGATAGAAGCCGTACTTGGAAATATTATTGAAGAATCTGGTGGAAACCCCTACGCTGTATCTGAGGATGGAAAATTTAGGGGACTTTTTCAAGAATATTATAAAAGATATCCGCCAAAAGAGTTTGAAAGAGATAAAGAAAGATTTAAGAGCGATAAGCGTGGATATATCAACTACATGATAGACAGATTTTATGATCATGTTCAAGATGCTGGGAAGTATAGTATAAAAGATACTAAATACAAAAAAGCTATTCATGCAGTAAACGAATTTATGTCAGAAGATCCAGATACGGATTATTCGTATCCACTTGTATATGCTTTTGAAGCTCCATCAGATAAAGAAGGAACTTATAAAAACAGAAAGAGCGTATCAAACTTGATAAGCCAATCTTACGTTTCGAATAATGTTGATAAATTAGATGATGATGATAAAAAGGATGATAATATTATTAATGCCATTCTTGGTATAAAAAACGATCTTGAATTACAAGACCCTATTTCCACTACAAGAGGCGAAGCCTTTAAAGAAGCCAGGAAAAGAGGTCTTAAGGAATTTACGTGGAATGGAAAGAGGTACAATACTAATATTAAAAAAGAAGGTGGCGTAATTGGCAAACAGCGTGAAGCATATGAATACTTTACTGGAAAGCGAGGCATGTCTAAAATACAGGCGCTTGCCATCATAGGTAATCTCATGGCTGAATCCGGTCTTAAAGACGACATATACGGAGACAACAGAACATCATACGGCATACAGCAATGGCATAATGAGCGCATGGATAAGCTATTCAAGCATGCCAAAAAGAAAGGTCATTCTACACCCACATTCAAAGACCAACTTGAGTTCTTAGCTGACGAATACGAAGGAAAGACCGGATATTCTAATTTCTTATACACAAGAAAAGGAAAAGAAGGACCAGGGTATTACAATTACAGCCGGCAGGACTTTATGAACGCCGATAACCTTAAAGATGCTGTAGTAGCTTGGAACCAAGGAGCAGGGCGTCCTCATAAGAGTGTTATAAGAAATGATGACCGTTATAACTATGCTATGGAAGTTGCTAAAAATCTTGGTTTGGAAATTGAAGAAAATTCAGTATCTTTGTATGGTCAAATGGGATTCGGAGATGCTGGTGAAATAGCAGCATCGGTAACACTTCCAGAGGTAGAAGTGGCAGCCGCCCTCCCTAACCCAGAAGCCCCGTCCCAGGAGGGACAGTCCGAGGAAGAGAGATTCCGTACATGGACTGAAACGTATGGTAAGGACATCATAAATCATTTACTGACGTTAGACGGGAAAAAGGATGGTGATGACAGTGATTACAGCATGATGTATAGACAGCATGAAAAAGAAAGCGAAGAGGATAAGAAAATGGCTTTGATTAATGCCGTGCTTCCCAATATTCAGCTTCGCATTAAAGGCGTCACTGACAATTAGAACAATTATTTTATTTCTCATATTAATAAAGCGAAGCCGGATTTGAGACTCGTTATGCGGATACCGAAGGTTGAAGAACGATATCAAGATAATCCGGCTTTTTTGTGCGATTTCGTGAAGGATGGAACTATCATCGCCTTGGTTTAACAGAACAGACCTACGTACTTCCACTGTCCTGACGGGCATGGGCGCCCGTCTCGTCTACCAGCCTGCCTAATTCTCCACTGGCTACCTAATATAACTATTAACGTCACTCCATCACCTATCTCCCTTCAGTCGATAGGTTCAGTCGTTTTTTAAATATTATATATTCTTTCGCATCGTTCCCTTCGGTCACGATACTCAATCTTTTCACACAATTAGGCAAACAATACAATAGACGGAAAAAGTAATTTGTCAATCCGTTCACTCACTTAACTCCCTTCGGTCGTTAAGTTCATTCACTGTAAACAATTATATGAATAAATGGTAAAGTATATAAAATAATATAAATAATATAATGGGTAAGATCATTGAAAATGGTCTTAATATTAAGGAAAACGGAGACTATTCATAGGCGTAGTTTTAATTCAAGATTTGTTGTCCCACCCCTGACGGTCAGGCGGTTACGTTCAGAGTCGTTTTCCCGTCTCTTATCCAAACCATCATAAAATAAAAAAACCTTGTATCCTATTTCTCTCAAACCGGATACAAGGCAGTGCATTTTCTTCTTTGAGCGTATGATGAAAAACCATATCTTTGCACTAAAACAACATCAATATGGACACAAAGTTAAAAGAAATAACAGATCCTCACAAGTTACACGACAAGCTCTTTAAGAAAGAGCAGGTCTCTCCGATAGAAGTTATATACAATAGCTTCAGCAACTTAGGGTACAATGTAGTACGCCGTCCAGCCGGTCAGTGTTTGGGCAATTTGAGATATTTTAATCTATTTTACGACAAACATACTCATCATTTTTATCAGAAAGACAGGAAGTTGAGATATTGTAGCAATTTTCTCATATCTGATTATTGGAAAGATAGAGTGCGATGTTTCATAGTTTGGAATTTTGGTTTTGGAAGATTCTTCCCATACAATGACTTCATAGAGGCTATGGTTTATGACTATCTTCGATATGGAAGAAAGTCAGTTCCTTATCTTAAAAGCGTGCAAGAGGCTGAAGAAAAGTGTGTAAGGTTCTATATCCGGTCTCAGATAGATATGCTTCGTAAGGAAGGATATGCTGCTTATAGGGCTAAGTTCAAGGAAGAACGTCCTCAGTATTTTATTGGAGACGATAGGACGGTGTTTAGATGCCTTGACAGCTCTTTAAAAAGAGAAGAGAAGATTGCTGCATGCGTAGCCCACAAAAGGGCTTTAAAAGAAGGGATAATGACTTCCTTCATCAATCACCTTAAGAAACATCCTACCACTTTATATTCGTGGTTTTCATCAGAGGTAGATAGCGAAGGAAAGAATAGGCTCTGTCTATCTGAAAAGGCTGTTTCGTATTTGAATAAGAGACTGGTTCGCAATGGGTTAAAGTCTCTTTCTGCATCATATCTTTTTAGAACGTTTAGAAAAATGGTGAAGATCTTGTTCGGTTCTAATGTCAGGTCGTTCTTGAATAGCTGTCTGATGTCTGTTTCAACAGAAGAGGTTTTAACCAAATCTATGAAGAAAATAGTTTCCAAGACAGTGCTGTTTTTGTACAAGAGAGCGCTTAAGAACTATCGCCGGGCATGCGGTCTTAAGTACGACCCTGATTCGGGCGGTTTGTCTGCCGTACATGATTGATTTTTAAACGTATCCCATAACGTTGGATTTTCTCGTTCGTTTCTCTTATCTTTGTGAAAAAAGATAGTATGAAATTACGAATCATAAAAAATCGTCCGATATTCGCTCCTGGCGGTAGTGTTCAGGATAAGAAACAGGATATTAATGTATCCTCTACTCAGCCTATTCTTGATTATGGAACGTCTGTTAATAAATGGGGTGAATCTGATATTCAGAATATATATATGCCTTCTGATGTGACTTTAGAAACAGAGGAGGGGGAGATAAATCCATTTAGTAGTATGCCTACATCCGATCCGTTTTTTGAAAACAATGATGCAGGATATGCAGGATATCTCGCTGATAATAGGGGTATGGTTAAAAACGTAGAGAAATCAGTCGTTGATAATGCAATGAATGTAGGTGGTGTTGATGCTGATTCCTCTAAAGAAAAACGTTCCCAAGATGGTAATCCTCTTGATCCTATGACTACCCCATATTATTCACCCGATCTAACCGGCAGAGCTCAAATGTTCGGTACAAGTCTTGGCCGGATAAGAGCCGGTAATAAGGTCGGTGCTAATGTGGCTCAAGCTGCCTTGTCTGGTGTTAGTTTAGGATTAGGTCTTACCCGTAATATCATGGGAGCTTCATCTGCTGCGTATGCAGCCAGCAGAGACGAGCAGGCAGCGAGGGAAAAACTTGCCAAGGAGCGTCGTCAGCAATTCATCAAGTGGGAACGTGAAGGTGGTGGCGTTAACCTTGGAAATGGACAGAGAATAGATACGTCTGATATGACAGGAGAATACATTTACCCTCTTCCTAAATCTATGGAGGGTAATGCTAATGTTGAGATAGAAAAAGGAGAATACGTTTTGACTCCGGATGATGTTGGTCCTATGGAGGCAAAAGGTAACAGGCATGAAGACGGCGGCACTTCCGTTGATTTGCCAGAAGCTCATATTATTTCAGATTACCGTACTATCGATGATGATTTCGCTTCTTACGTAAGGGAAAATTATGGCATTAGAGCTACGGAAAAAGATACGTATGCTACGCTTCTTGATAGGTACAAGAAAAAAATAGGATTGTCCGAAAAGTACGAAGATCAGGAGCGTGTATATAAGAGATTAGAGAAAAATGAAGATGTAAAAGACAAAAACACATCTAATCTTAATGCTTCTATTCTTTCCAAGTACGTCAATGAAAACCAGAAAGAGATAGACGAGCTTGAAGCACAATTTCGTTCTTTCGCTGAAATCGTTTATGGCAAACAGGAAGAATCTAAGCGTAACGAGAGGATGGATGCTTTTTTCAGGGATGGCGGGGTTGTTGATCTGAATCAGGTAAAGAAACAAGCTAAGGCTTTTAATATTGCAGAATCAGATGCTAAGAACTGGATATATGACGAGTATGTTAAGCAAACCAGAAAAATGGCTGAAGGCGGCCCTACCAAAGAGCAAATAGAGTGGGGTAAGAAAGTACAGCAGCTTTTAATGAAGCAGTTTGGACGTGCTCTTAATATGTCTATAGTGGATGTTGCGGACAGAGAACAGATCCTTAATCCTGATTCTGGTGTAAATTCTAATCAAAATCTGCAACACAGAAGTAGCGCCGGTTATGGTAGGGTAAATAACAAGGCTATTTCTAATTTGCTTGATATTAACCGTTGGGCTAATAAATACAATACGGATGGAGATTTTAATACAGAAGGATTCCAGACTGGATACAATAGCCAACTAAACAACCTATGGGCTTTGGCAGAATCAGGTGCTATAGCCAATGCCGAGAAAGCCAAGAAATTTAGAGACGAATACGGATTTTGGGGAGAAGATGCTGGTAAGTACGACCAAGGAAGTAAATCGGCATATAACTCATTTGCCGTAGATGACAAATTTGGGCAAACTACGGCAACCAGATCATTTTATGGATTGGATGTAGTTACTCCTGAACAAAAGAGATTGTTGAACGAAAAAGGGATAAAGAATTATGTTGACTTATTTGGTGATAAATCTGATGCAGCTAAGAAGATTCTGGGTGCCGATTATAATAAGTTTGCTGCTTTAAAAGATAGCGGTTTGATGTCAGAAACAGACTTTATTTTAGAAGCCGTAAATCCGGCATCAAAACCTATAGAAGCTGAACCTGTAGGAACCGGCGCTAAATCTCCCAACCCAGGTTCTCCAGGCAGGATAGAAGTGAAGAAAGAAAATCCTGTTGTTAATACTACTGTAGAAACGGAAGCCGAGGAAGAAGATGATACAAACGGAAGAAAAGGTGTCAGTCCTGCTTTATCAGGCCCTATATTCCCTGAGATGTTGAGGATGCTTGATACTGGATTAGAGATAGAAGGCCTGGAAAGACATCAGGCTCCGAGAATAGACCCGGTTCTTCAATCTGCTGATCAGTATATCAACGAGCTCAACCGTGCGACATCGGCTCAGTTAGACGCAGTAGGTGACGTGCCCGACTCCCAGCGGGCTGCTATTCTGGCTAATATGAACGCCATAGCTGGAAGCAATATAGCCAAGTATGTTAATGAAGTAAATTTCAATAACGCAAGGCAAATAAACGAAGCTGATAGGTTTAATGAAATGGCTTATGTTCAGACAGACGATAAGAACATAGCGGAAAGGCAACGTTATGAATCCGGGTTATTGAAGGCTATGGCTATAAGGGATGAAAATCTTGCTCGTTATTATGATAGCATAAACAGCGAAATACAGAATAAGTTCAATGTTCGTACATCGTTGAATACCATAGCTTCCATAGCTCCGAATATGAGAATGCTTCCAAGTGGCCAAATTATTTACGTTCAAGGTAATCAGGATGTGATGAATATGGGTGATTATTCTACACCTTACTTGAGAAGTTTAAATGAAGAAGATGATGAAACTAAAAGAAGAAGGAGGACCAAATAGTGGCTTCACAGTATAGTATTTTAAGGCAATATGCCCCGTATGTTAGTCCTTACAACATAGATCTTGTTAAGGACGTCATGATGTATAAACAGCAGAAGGTTGATGCTGCTCGTGAAAAGATCTATACCCAGGTAGATTATCTTATGGGTCAAGAGATAGATAAGCCTGAAGCCCGCGCTTATATGGAAGATAAGATGTCAGGTGTGATTGCTAACATCAATCAAAAATTCAAAGGCGTGGATCTTTCTTCTGATGGTGTTACGAGAGCCATACAAGGAGAGATCAGTTCAGTGTTGGATGATACGGTCATTAACGCGATTGCCGGCACAAAAGAAGGCAAGAGGGTTATGAAGGAAATAGAATCTCTAAAACAGAATCATCCTGAACTTTATTCCCCTATTAATGAATGGCATGCTTTGGACCCTTATTACAAATGGAGGTCAGATGGTAAAGCAGGATCAAGGTTGGGAGGTCTTCATTATTCTCCTTATGTCGATTATACTAAGGAGATAAATAAGCTGGTCAGTGATTTTAGGAAAAACAACGAAGGCAAGAAGATTCAGACAACAGAATATGATGTTAAAGGTAATCCTACTGGTGGAATCATAGAAGTCAACGTAGATGAGCTTACTGATTCCCAGATAAGGAATTTTGTGTCTGCTAACTTATCTGAAAACATGAGGAATCAGATGAGAATAGAAGCATCATACATGGCAGCTACCAATCCGGTGTTCAGTAATCCGGATTTGGTTAGTCAATACATTGGGTCTTATGTCGAAAGATACGATAGGCATATAGGAGCATTGGAAGCGAAAAAGAAATCAGTAGGGGATAATAAAGATATTATTGATCGTATTGATAGTCAGATACAGGAAGCTAAAAATCAGAAAGCAGAAGCCAAGAGGGAGGCAGATATGATAATAGCTTCATCAGATCCGGTAGCGGCTGCTAATTTTGTTGTTACCAATAATCTTTTCGATAAGATGGTTGATGCATGGAGATACGACAATACAAGTTTTGAAAGGAAGAAAGATGATCTTTATTTTGCAAGGTTGGCAGAGGATAGGGCTCAGCAAAAGTTTTTGACTGACAATGCCAAGTCTATGGTTGAAATATCATTGGCGAATGAGCAGCTTGCTCAGGCTAAGATTGAAACCGAATACATGCGTACTTACGGTTCCAAGATGGGCACTGAAAGCTCATCCGGAGGCACAAGAGGAGCAGGCGGTGTAGGAGTGCCGATGGCTCCTATGGACGGGCCTACGGCTATCAATTCTGGAACGGGTAAGATAGGATCTGTTAATTTGGCTAATATCCCTTATGAACAACTCACATCTTCTTCCACAGAGCGTAGAGCAAATTTATTGAAATTATATAATTCATTATCTCCTACAGACAGAAGCAATATCGTTGCAGCATCATACGAAGAAGAAAAAACTGACCCAGGATTGTATGCTAATATGACTCCTGAAGAACGGATATATTCTTATTTAAAAAATAATGGAGGTCAGAAAAACGGATATTTCGGACAAGGAAATAACAGATTGTCTGAAGCTTATGATGCTTTACTTCTTTCTGATTCTAAGGCAAATGGAGCTGCAAAGGCTATAAATAACATAACTGATTATCAAATAGATAATATAGTTACTAAAAAAAATAAGGATATTATCAGTAAAGTTCGTAATGCTAAGTTTATGAAAGGAAATTCTTTTATAAATCTTACCGATACAGATGACAAGGCTGGAGCCTTCCTACTCGCCACAGCCATAACAACTGGTGTATCTGATGCCGTAGGGTTCAGAGAATACATGATGGACCCTTCAAGAGGAATAGATATTCTTAGTGCTATATCTCCGTCATTAGGAGCTAAGGTGAGTGCCGGCAAGTTGGGGAAAAACATATCTGATGCTATTACAAGCGAGAATAATGGTTCTTCTACCGGTACATTGGCTCTTATTAATGGAATGAAGAAACTCAATGGCGATCCTGATTTTAATATATCTGATTATATGACCATAGATAAGGATGGTGATATAGATTTAAAAGATTATCAGGAAGGTGAACCATTGACTATTACCCAGCTAAGATATGCTGAAAAAAACAGTAGGGTGTCTGATATGATAGCAGGTCAGATGCAGGATGAGATAAAAATGTCTGTATCTCCCGATCAGATTTCTGATAAGCTATCTCAGTATCATTACCTTGATTCTTACAAAAGATACAATTGGAATGCCGATTCACCGGAAAAGTCTTTGCAGAAGGCTCAGTTTAGAAGATTGTCCGGTTACATGGCAGGAAAGGTAGATAATCTGGATCCTACTGCTATTAATGCCATTAATATGGATGCCGAGATAGATAATGGCACTGTTAGAAGATTCTTGACTGCTCAAGTAGGTTCCGGTAAAAATTCTTATGTTACAGAAAGAGTTGAGATTACGAATGACGAGCTTCTTAAGGCGGGTATAGATCCTTCGGTCGAGGAGCGCAATTATCCGGTAGATGGCTACAAATCAAGTTTTGAAACCTGTGATTTTGTAGATACCGGAAAGAAGGAAGGTTATTCTTATGATAAGTATCTTATACGTAATGGTCTTCCCCGTTTGGCTTCTAAGGCTGATGTTAAGAATGATCTTTATGATATAGTAAAGGTTCATGGTTCTTACCTTAAGCCGGAAGAAATGAATGTTATTAAAACCCTTGTTGATAATTTTATTGACATGTCTGATAACATATCAGTTCAGTTGGAAGGAATGGACGATAGGGGTTCGAGAGAGGTAGCGGTCAATTTCTATGACAAAAGGACTAAAAATTCTAAAAATCCTGCATTGTTGTTCTCGGATTTTGTTCCTTTGGATCCAGGTAATGATGAGTATGCGGATTACTGGAATAGCATTCACCAGAAGTGTCCTCAGTACTTCTTTGTAAAATACGTGAAGGAGGCTGTTCAAGAACGTCTTGATCAGATGAGGGATCCGTATATGAGAGGAATAAATATCACGCCCAATATGAATGACAAGTTTAGTAAGTTGAACGATTTTTTGCAGAAAATTTATGGCTGACAATAATATAGATAGATATAATCCTGCTGCTAAAACCACTTACGAAGATGTGGCAAGGCAAAGAAAATTAGCCGAAGAAGAGAATTATACTCCGGCTACACTACCAGAGACGACAACGCCTCTGGTTCCTAATTATATGCCTGGTGAAGGTGTGTATGCCCAACCTAAATTTCCGGATTACGCATCAAGGATAGCTGCTGCCGAATACGAAGAACCGTATATAGCCAAGGAGATAAGCAACAGCTACTCGGAGGCACTGGCTCGTAACAGCTACAGGGGGGCTACACCTGCCCCGCCGCCTCTTAATCCCTATGGACCAAAGGTAAGTATCCGTGAAAGTCATCAGATGGGTAATGATGGGGTATGGCGTACAAAATATCCCAACTATATTCCGGGTATAAACAATGAGGATTATTATGCCAGGAGACAGAGCGGATGGAGTAAGTTTTGGAATGGTGTGGGCAAATTCGCTTTAAAGTCTGCATTGTACGGTGCTCAAGGAGTTGTGTCATTGCCTGACAAACTTATCAATATGGCATCTGAGGGAAGTTACAAAGCTGCGTTAAACACTAACATGGATAAGTTTGTAGGTGATCTTGACCAGCAAATAGACATGCTTCTTCCCCATTATTACAAGAAAGAGGTAGAAGATTATAATTTCGGTCAGAAGCTTTTTAAGGATACCGGTAATTTCTTATGGAATGATGTCCTTGGTAACGGAATGTCTTTTACCGTAGGAGCCATGATATCAGCGTACATGACCGGAGGACTTGGAGTTGGATCATTGGGCAATATAGGTGCTAAATTAGGTGGAAGAATCGGAGCTAAGTTGGCAGCAAGGCAAGCCGCCAATAGGGGCATAGGAAGCCTTAAAAGCGTGTTTAACGACTATGTAAGAAAAGGAGTTGCTACCGGAAGAAATGTAGGGGAGGCGGCTAAGACCATGACGTTGTTGGCTACCAGTGCCGGATTCGAGTCATCGGTTGAAGCAAATTCTTTTATGAAGCAATCCGAGTCTGATTTCAAGGATTATTATCGTAAGATTTATGGTCGTGATCCCAATGCAGAGGAAATGGCTGTTTTTCGTAATTCTAATGCTGATGTAGGTAGTGCTATATTTGCCGCCAATATGGGTATAGTAGGATTATCTAACTGGCTTCTTTTTGGTAAGTATATAGGGTTAGGAGGCAAAGCTATACCAGGGTTGGAAAAGAAGCTCAACAAGCATTTATTTGGATTAGGGACGGAAGTTGCGAAGCCGGGAGAGATGGCTATTAAAATAACCAATCCCAATATAGGACAGAAGATAGCAGGCAATGTTTTCAATATCATGAAAAGACCGGTATCTGAAGGCTTATGGGAAGAAGGATCTCAAGGTGCTGTCCAGAATACGGCTGAGGAATATGTTAAGTCAAGATATGATAATGTCGCCATGAACGGAGCCGTTGATGTTCTTGATGCTATTTCTGAAGGATTTAAAAAGCAATATACGTCTAAAGAAGGATGGACTGAAATAGGAATCGGTGCTATTATCGGTTCTTTGTTCGGTATGAGGGAAGGCTTCTTTGGGTTGAAAGAGTATAGCAATAGTCAGATCTTGCTGGAAAGGCAAGTGAATGAATACAACAAAGCATCTTCTAATCTTAACATGGCGGCTTTGAATACGTTGAAAAAATCAATGAGTTTAGGGCCTCAAGTTCGTTCCGATGCCCAGTCTATGACTGGTAAGGAGCTTGATGATGCTATGTTTGAAAAGATGTCTATTGACAACCAAATGGGAACCTTAGAGGATTCGGCTGAAAATTTCCGGCAGATGATTGATATGATGCCTATTTCGGAAATAGCCGAAGCTAATGGAATGTCTTTGGAAGAGGCAAAGAAATACAAGGACTCTATTATTGATAATTATAACAATCGTCTTTCGGATTTCAGATCTGCCCAGAGTTTTGCCGAAGATCTTATAGGTGATGATTCTAAGATTGAGTTTAGGAAATACGTGGCTCGTAATGCTTTCCTTGGTCTTCAATCGGAATCAAGAATGAAAGACATAGCTTCTGTCATAGAAACGCTTTCAGGACAGCCTCGCGTGGCAGATGCGCTAAGTACGTTCTCCCGGCTGTCGGACAGGGCAAGGGAGCGGGCGATGGCTATCCGTGGCATACGGTCAAGAATAGAAGAACTTGAATCCGAAATAGAAGATCTTGCTACCCGCCCTCGTAACGTAGAAGGGAAAGATCCACAAGCTGAATACATACAACGAAAAACCAAAGAATTGGAAAGTCTTAGAACCAATTACAACAATTCGTTGTCTGAGTTATCAACGTTAATAGGAAAAGAGTTTTCGATAGAAGAGTTGGTAAGTAAAACCGAATCTGTTTTATCATCTCCTCTTTCTCCCATAAGTTCACAAGATGTGATAGAAGCCTATGATACGCTTGTGGCTTTTGATGATTATTTTAATGTAAAATCAAGACAGGAAAAGAAGTTTACAGCCAAAGACAAAGCCATGAGATCCTTGGTAAATGAATACCGAAGGAGTTTGATGGGCTATAGGAATATGAATAACTTCTTGTCCAAGATGCTTGATAAAAGATTCTTAGCTGAGGAAAACAGGGGATTTTCAAAAGCGCTGTCTTCTCTATGGTCTACTCCTTATAAGGGGGATGATAAGGTTCCTGATTTTGCAGAGCCTAATAAAGTTGGTGAATATGATACTGATGAGGTAGTAGATCAAGCTGTGTCAGAAGGTAAGATTTCGGAAGACGAAGCTTGGACTATCAAGGCTTTTATGCATGCTCTTGATAAAGTAAGGGAAGATAGGATGAAGGAAGCAGAAGATGATATAAAAGAGTCACCGCTTACGGAGTCTGTATCGGATGAAGATTATGAGGCTGCTATGGATAATCCTATTATGGTTCCGGCCGTAAGGCAGTCTATAATTGATAAACTATATACAGGCAATGCCGATCTTCTTACTGCGAGAGAAAAAGATGTGTATGATAAATACAAACAAGATTTTGATGATTATGTATCATCTTTGGGTGACAGTCCTGTTAATCTCATAAAATCATTATCTGAGAAGGCTGATAGGCTTACAAGTCCGAGATCTGTGTATGAGGATAATAAAGCTATTATTGATATGGCTAAATCCAATTTAGAACCAGATCAAAGGAAGGAACTTGATGATGCTATTTCTTCGTATGTTGATATAATGAACAGACGGGATAAAGGGGAGAAGGTTGACGAAGATAAGCTTGCCGATTCGGTATTTACCATAGAAGATCTTGGCCAGGTTGGAAACATCACAGATCTCCTTCCTTATATCGAACAAAACAGGATTATTGATAAAGGTCGTATTTCCGAATCTACGTTAAGTAATTTTGGGGAGGATGATACCAATATAGATTCTCTTGTAAATGAGTTAGATGAATCCGATAATACGCCTGGAGCTAACATAGATAGCGCCCAGAATCCAGAGACGTTGATGGTTAGAAGAATATCCAACGATGGCAACGAAAGGTATGAAATTGCAGGTCTTAGAGCCGATAAATTTATATCTTCTATAAAATCATTGGTTCCTATTCAAATAAGCTCTGAAACGAACGCTAATGGCACTAAAAGGTATTCTCTTAATATAGGTGGAGAAACGGCTACTATAATTGAATTGCCTTATCATGCGAGATGGTCTATAGACAAAGAATCGGCTCGTGTTCTTAACCGTTACACAGACGTGTCTATTCAGGACGTGGGTAATTCCTATTCTTTGGTTTATAAGCGTCTTGATTCAGATGAATTGGTTCCGTACAGAACAGGTGTCGGATTCGGAGAGAATGAGGTAGATAAAATAGATCAGGAAGCATTATCTTCTTTGAAAAAAGGAGATAAGGTTAATCTCGAAATAGATGTAAATGATACCTATAATCAGTCTCTTTTTGCCGAATACAATGACGCTGTTCAGTCCGGCGATAAAAAAAGAATAGAATCTGCTGAGAATAAACTGGTATCCAATATGGTTATCAAGGTCATGAGTGGGAACAGATTCGTTTCTGTTGTAAAAGCTGATACAGGAGGCATAGATGGTATAAGTAAAATAAGAAGAACGGCTTTTAACAAGTGGAAGAAGGACGCCGGCCGGTCGGCTACCATCGGCGTCGGCACGCATGTTGTTGCCCAGACCCTTCCCGGAAGACCGGTGTTTAACATGAAGGTGAACGGTCAAGGATATGGCCAGATAGAAAATCTCCCTATTACCGAAAAAGGTGCTGAAAAAGTATCTGATGTTGGATATGTATTAAATGGCAAAGTCGTGCTTAAGAACGGATCTAAATACACAGGCTTCCCATTTGCTTATTCTATATTAAATGACAAGGGGAATAATTACAAAAATGTAAGAGTTCCGGTAGTCGTCATCAAAGGTAAAAACGGTCTTAATTATCTTTTCCCAGTTAGCCTACGTTCTGTAGAATCAGAGGAAGGGCAGAAATGGATGTCTTTTATAGATATGCTGCTTGAATCTGGTGATTCTGAATTGCTACAGATGGGTCAAGATGACATACAAGATCTTAATGCGTATCTAACCAAGTTAGGTCTTGATCCGGCTTCGTATCAAGTATCGTATTTGAATCCTATTTCAGGGCTTAGAAAAGCTCGTGAGGCTATAGAAAAATTATCTACGGTTCCTGATGTTGTTAAGTGGGTAGAAGATGAAAGCAGGAATGTGAAAGACATTGTGACGTCTGAAGTAGAATCTGGAATAGATTTCGAAGGTGAGATGTTTGTCGCTCCTAAGATCAGGATTCAGTTTGGCAAATCATCTTCCAGACCTAAATCGCTTATAGAGGATGATCTTCCTTTCTCTGATGAGGGTAAGACCGTTACTTCTAAGGTAGAAGATGTGGAAGTTTATGAAGAGGAAATGCCAGAGGAAGGGGCTGCCCGGGAGACTCGGCCGGCGCCACCAGCCCAGCCGGCTCCTGCGGCACAAGCTACGCAGTCCTTACATGGCAAGAAGCGCACCTCCAGAAAAAACTTCTCTCTTATGTTAAACGAAATAGAATCTCATATAGAAAAAGAAGGATTGCCGTCTTATGCTAATATTTTTGATTTTATAGCAAGGAAGATTGTAGGAGGTGATTTGAGGTTTCTTCGTGAGAGAGGTAATCCTAAAAGCCTTAAGGAAGAAATGGGATTAGAACCTAAAGGAACAGTAGGTGATAAAATATCCACTCCTTCTAAAAAGGGAGGTAAGACCTTAGAAGAATATGTTTCTTGGCTTCGTTCTCAAACAGATCAGGTGGTGGTTGATTATGTTGGTCCAAGATCTGACGAACAAATTATATCAGAGTTGAAAAACTTTTTGAAATATATTAATTTTGTTCCAAGCAAGGCTTTGAATTATTCTCTTAGAGTCAATGGCATGGATGCCCTAAAAGAATATGGCACAAAAGAGGAAGTAGAAAAAATGGAATCTGACATCAATAGTTTGGTTTCTGAAGTTTTGCCTACGGTAGATAATCAAACTGTAGAAGATGTTTCTACTGCAATAGAATTAAATAACCTGCCTGCCATATGGAGACCTATGGAAAGCCTTGATATGACAAACGAGGAAAAAATAGAGTTTTTGAATAACGTAGCAGATTTCCTTAGCGGCATTCCAGAGTATGATGCTGTTGTGGAGTCTATAGAGTCAGAATCAGATAATATTTTAAATGATGGAAAAGAAGGAAGTGCAGAAGGCGGTGCAGTACGCGCTGAGGAAGATGGCGATAAAAAGGGAGATGGAGAAGGCAAAGGACAATCCAGAACAAATGTCGAAGTTGAAAGAAATGTCGAATTACCTGGATCTACAAAAGGAGAAATAGAAAAAGACGAACCTCGTATATCCGAAGAGTCGCTTACTCACATATCAAGGGTAACAACCCCTTATTTCCTGTACGGCGGTGACGAAGCATATACATCTGTTCCGGCTAAGGTAGAACCTATACCGGAGAAGATAATGGGTCGTAATGGCATTAAATTTGGTATGAGTGTAGTCGAGTTAACCAAATTAGGGTACAAAAAAGCTGGTGGAAATTGGATATATAAATTCTATATGAACTCAGGTGTGTATGATTTGTATAATATCAGTACCGGTGAAGCGTTTAGGGCAAAACCGGATCTTGGAGTTAAGATAAGTTCCAGCGCATTCATCCGTTCTTTATCTCAATCTGGTAGAAAAATACAAAATATGATGAGTAATATGAGCCAGGAAGAGATAGATAGGAATAAGAATCTCGTAGAAGGTTCTGATAATTCGGATTCGATAAATGAGTTAAATAAGGAGTGTTGAGTATGAGAAGGAGATTTTTTAAAGGCTTGGAGGAAAAAGACCTTATGTATGTCAGTTTAATAAAATTCATATACATATAGGACCTGTATTAAAAGATCATGATTCTGATGTTAGTTACATAATGTTTAATAGTAATTGGAATCATGGTGGTTATGAATCTATGGTTTATAATCATAGCAATAATGGTATTTTTATATTAGGTGAAAACAAAATTGGTAACATAGAAGATCATATACAAGATCTAACATATTGGTACGAATATGATCCAAGTCTTAATGAAAATTATTGTTATTATTATTATGAAGCTGATAATAGTGGAAATGCTATTAAGTTGAATGGTGAGTTTAGTGATGTTAGCACTGTTTTCAACATTCCCAGCTTGGAAGTTACCACTCTTCGTGATGGCAGTTTGAGTTTTCCGGAGATTTATATAGAAGGAATTTGGGATCCGTCATTGTATAAGTCGGTTTTATAATTAACTTTGCAAAAAAGTTAATTACAATGGGTGTCAAATGTCAGATAGAAAAAAAGGAAAATGAAATAAAACGGGTTAAGGCTCCTAACGGGGAGCCTTCCGTTCTTTACGAAAGTGCTTTAAAAGTATTAGGAAACAGCGAGCGGGCCCTTCAGGTATGGGCTAAGGCTTACACTCCTGGTTTTTTGTCGTATTACGGTCATTGGAACAACCCGGCTCCAGGGGAGATGTTTAATACCGATCTCAATGGCGAACCTCTTTTAGAAGACGTGCTGTCGTATATGAAGCGTCAGGCTTATTTTTCCGATCCTTTAACGGCTCAGGATGTTAAGGATGTAAGGGATTTCCTTTTGTCTACTCATTATTTTTTCAATGCGTCTTCATTGTCTAATGCTATTCTCTTCGATTTTTATGTAGATGGCAGTTTGATACTGAATGAGCAGGAATTAAGGAGATCCGGTTTGTATGATGAAACAGAAATAAGTCGTATTTTATCCGATCCTTCTGTTTTAAACGAGGTTTCGACTTCCATGAGAAAGTTAATAGATTCTTCTATTAACGAACATGATAGGGAAAAAGATGATTATTTTATGTCTATTGACTATCAGTATGGTCCTATTGTTTACAAGGAGGGAGTGTTTAACCAATTTGGTAAAAAAGTACCATATAATCCTTCTGAGCTTTATTATGCTATGCGTAAAACAGTAGCCGGCATAAAAAACTTTTCTGAATTTTCATCTGCTTTTGAATCGTTGAGAAATTCATATCCTGAACTGGTTGAGAAATTCGTTTCTGATAAAGAATTTGCCGAATCTATGTTTGATGAGTTCTCATCTACGAATAAGATTCCGGTAATAAACATAGAAGGGGATGATGTGGTGGAAGGCAAGAGAAGATCTTTGTCTAAGCTACAAGATCTTTCTTATTACAATTCCGGCAAAATAGAGTTCCTAAGAGCTCGTATATCAGCTTATTTACATAGGGCTAATGCCGACACCGAATCCGATTTAAGAAGCATGATATGGGATATAGAAGAGGCTTGTACGTGGTTTGGCATAGATATAATAGGGACATCGGAAACTTATGATGGCACAGAAGAATCTTTGAATAAGATAGATAATTTGATGCTGGATCTTGATATTTATGTGGCCAGGCATAATGATGTAAATTATGCTCCAACGCTGGCATCTTCTATAGATGATGTTCTTGGTGATAGTACAGACTATTATTTTGGATTATTGCCGGAGTATATGGATAATTTGAATATCGTTTATTCTGAATCCGATATAGACCCAGTAGAGGCATTTGAGAAACATTCATTGCTTAAGGTAGGAGATAATCTATATCAAAGGATCAGCAAAGATGATCTTAACGAGATGTATCAAATATCAACAGTATTAGCCAAGCACAACCTAACTCATTTTTCTACTAAAATATATCCTGAATCTTGTTTTAAGAACGGCGTTTTGGATAAAGAGAAAGTACGGAACGTAGATAATAATACGCTCATGGCTTCCATTAAAAAATACGTCAGATCGTTCATGGATTCTCAGAACACAGAGGACATGATAATGACCAGGATGGCGTTTGGGCACCCTGCGGTACTTGACGTTCCTTACGTGGATGTGGATCGGGAGTATAGTCGATACATGAACAAAAAACAAGATAGCGAAAACCCATTATCCTTATTCGATTTATACCAATCTTACCTTGACAACAAACTCCATAAAACAAAATTATATGATAATGCCTATAAGTATCTTGACTTCAAACCTGGTCCATCTTTGGGTCTTATTTCTGATGATCCTGATATTTTGAAATCAATAGAATTATCTTTATCTGGAAAAGACAGGTTGATGTTGTTTGATTATAGCATGACCAGTACCGACCCTTCTTTATCAGGATTGTTTTATTTGGAGAGGTATGACCCTTCGTATGCTGGGAATGATTTTGAACACTATTTTTACACCAGGCACCCGTATTTGTTAAAAGAAAAATCGGGTTCTAATATCGTAGAGCAAGATGGTGTTATAACAGCAGAAGGTATTTATGATAATTTTATAAGAGTAGGTAATAAGATATGGTCTAAAGTAAGCGAGAGTAGTTCTGGCTCTATCTACCAAAATCTGACAGGAACCGAATCGGAGGTGAAATACGATTCTACTCAGAAGGCTAAGACGGTAGAAACTGATTACGCTCCATACCAAAACAGATCTGGCTTGACGCAAGACATGACCGTAAGCAAGTCTGAATTGGATGATCTTAACAAATTGGAATGCAGGTAATTTTTGTATATATATATATATAGTTTTTTCATAGTTATAATTTGGGAAGTGAGGCTTGTGAAAGTCTCACTTTTCTCATATATGTACGTATATCAATAACATACAAGAAAAGTTAGATTTTCATTGTTTATGAATTATTTTTATTAAGTTTGCAATATTAGTTTCAGGAAGGGATTATAGAAATAGGAAAAAGTAAGAACCGGACGTAACTAATAACAGTAGAAAATGAGAATCAGTACCATCAAACGTAATAACAGCATTCATCTTATGTATAAAAACATTATGAATGATTTAGGTCAATTAAGAACTGTAGTTTCAAAATCCTATATTTATAATCTGATACAAAATCAAACCGGATTAAGTATCAGAACTATATCCCATGTCTTGAATCATACAAAAGAACAGGATACAGATTCTTTGTGAAAGGCATACATTTTCATATATTTGTGTGTTCTTTAGTTTTTAGATTTAAGTTTTTCATGGTATTAGTTTAGATTAGTGTAGATCAGGGCTCGCAGTGATGCGGGCCCTGGTTTGATTTAAAAAGTATTAAAATATTTGCTATTTAAAATCCTGTTCCTATCTTTGCTCCAGAAACAATGAACAACGAGATCCCACCTCTGGTTGTTTGATGTTGAAAGATATTTTTGGCTCATTAGGGTTTGTCATAGTGGGATCTGACATTCTCTTTTGGGCCTATTTTTTTATCATGGATAAAGTTTCTGTTTTTGAAAGTTCGGATTTTGGAGAGCTTAGAATTATTGTAGATCCAAAAGGAGATGTTTGGTTTGTGGCGTCAGATGTGGCTAAATCTCTTGGATATATAAATGCTAAAGATGCGGTAAAAAGACATGTAGATGATGATGATTCTATGCTTTTGTAAGTATCTGATAATCAATGGGGCGTGAATCAATCCCTATTGAAAACCAGATACATAGATAATATAAGAATCATTAATGAATCTGGTTTATATTCTCTTATATTATCTTCAAAATTAGAATCTGCTAAGAGATTTAAACGATGGATAACATCTGAGGTTCTTCCTTCTATTCGTAAAACAGGAGAATATAAAACAAGTTCAGGCGGCAAGGGAATTTTGGTTCCTGACTTTTCTAATCCAGCAGATGCGGCAAGGGCATGGGCTGATCAGTATGAAGCTGCTCAGAGAGCTATAGCTGAAAAGTCGCAGGCAGAGGCAGAGAAGCAACAAGCCTTGAAAACAATAGAAGAGCATAAGCCTGATGTAGAATTTGCCGAGTCTTTTAGGAAAGTAGACCATAACAATATGTGGTTGATTCGTGATATTGCCAAAAAGTTAGAACAGAATGGTGTTATCATAGCCGAAAAGAATCTTCGTTCATTTCTTGAAGAAGCTAAGTTTATGTTTAGAAACGGTCTTGGAAAATGGGAGTTGTACAGTAATGTAGTGGCTAAAGGATATGGTGTGTATAGGTCTTATTTTGTTGACAAATATTCCGGTGAAAGGGTTAATCAACAAACCATCTACATGACAGGATCCGGATATGAAGTGACCCTCAATGGCATAAAAGGAAAACTTAAAAATGTATTTTTAAAATATGGCAAATTTTCTTGAGTTTATTTATAGGTAGTGTTTTAAAAGAATAAAAAAAACACTACCTTTTTTTTGTTTCTGTCTTTTCTGAAAATACTTCTCTTCTATAGGAAATAAACACACCCATATTCCACCCTGCAATCATGATCTTTGTTACGTGCTTCATGCACGTATGTTTAACAATTAAATACTATAAAATTATGGGTGGTGATAAAATCGTCCTTTTAGATGGAGCCGGGGCTAACGGTGGTGGTGCAGCCACTAACGGTCTTCTTTCAATGATTCCCGGCATGTTTGCTAATTTGATAGGTGGTAATAAAATGGATCCGAATCTGGTGGCGGCTTTGATGAACGGTCGTAACAACCAGGACGGTTTCGGTGGGGCTAACGGTTGGTGGCTCTGGATAATTGTTTTGTTCTGGCTGTGGGGTGGACGCGGCTTCGGTAACGGTTTTGGAAATGGCGGTGATTGTTGTGCCAATGGTTTGCCGGCTCAGTTGAATAACGATTACGGTCGTGAACTTTTGATGCAGGCAATTCAAGGTAATCGTAGCGCCATAGATCAGATTGCTTCTGCTTTGAACTGTTCTACTACTCAACTTCAGAACGCTATCTGCAACGTACAGGGTGCTATTGATAAAGTAGCTGGTCAGGTAGGTATGACTTCTCAGGCTGTTATCAACGCAGTTCAACAACAAGGTTGTGAAATAGGAAATCAAATCAGCTCTTGCTGCTGCAATCTGAGTTCGTTGATCAATCAAAGCACTTGCCAGACTCAGGGAATGATTACTCAGCAAGGTTTTGATAACCAGCTTCGCACGTTGGAACAAACCAATGTCTTGCAGAACGGTCTCAACCAAGGTCTGGCTAACAATCGTGAGCAAGCTACAAGCCAATTCAATATCTTGTCTGCGAAACTTGACGCCCAAACCGTTATGATCAACGACAAATTCTGTCAGTTGGAAATGAGGGAGATGCAGAACACTATTGCTCAACTTCGTGAAGAAAAAGCGGCTTTGACAGCTTCGGCATTATCTCAGCAACAAACCCAGAATATCGTTGGTCAATTACGCCCGACGGCCGTCCCGGCCTACCCCTCTTGTTCTCCTTACCAGGCTTATACTTGGGGACAGGTATTCGGAGGAGGTTGCTGTAATAACGGATGCGGATGTAACAACGGATGTTGCAATAACAACGCTGCTGTCTGATTTTATTAAGAAAGGAGGCTAATATGGCTTGTGTTTCTAAAATAGGATCGTTGTATGAGATGGTTACGAAGAATGTTATTGTCAGTACGACAAATACAGTCTTCGGTATTAACCCACGGGCTTGGATCGCCCTTCCGTGTGAGGGTCTTATCCTTCTTAAGATAAGGCAAGTAGTCCCTACAGCCGGAAGTGCTCTACCGGTACAGATTGCGGTCCCGGCAAACAGCACAGTTTCAACAGTAGGAGCCGACACCTGTTGCCCGGTTACGGGAGTGAATGTCGTGAACCCTATTAACGTAGCTGTCACGGGCGCTGCTATGGTAAATGGCACAGAACGCCTTCTGTACTTCAATAAAGTTCGTGGCGTGTTAAGATTAATGGATTGTTGTGTTCCGACAACAACAGCCCAGGCGTCTGAAGTTAAAGCAGGTAAATGATTTCAGTAGGGTGATGAAGATCATCACCCTATTTTCACCTAACTAATATTTTGATCATGTTTTCAGATTTGAAGAAAGGGTTTCAGGTACATACCCTTGATACTAATACAGTACCTAAATACGAATTGGGAAAGGTAGTAGCCGTATCCGAACCCAGGTATCTTCCTCCTCAGCCAGGTCAGTATCAGGCGATGCAGACCCGCGTGGTGGATCTGACGGTAGAGCTCACTGGCGAAACCAAGACCTATACGGTCCCGGAATCCCAGAATGTGGCTAAGGCTATGGGCATAACATTATCTACCAGCATAGATCCGATTATGAACGAACTGAATGCTATAAAAAACACCAGTCAAGACATAATAAACAGCGTAGATGCCCATCGTGCCAAGATAGAGGCTTGTGAATCTATATTAGAAGACATCAATCCGGCATTCAAACAAACGAGAGAGCAGGATCGTAAAATAGCTGGTATAGAAAATAAGGTGAATGACCTTACTGATTCATTCGAAGATTTAAAGAAGTTAATTGTAGAACGTTTGAAATAAGTATAATATGATAGTATATGATTTAAATTCAGGACACAGAGAATATCCTGGATATGACGAGATAGAAGACAGACGAGGTGGAGGCAGAGGCAGAAGCCGGCGTTCTGATGGGACGTACATGGGGTATGGTGGTGGTATTTACGACCATTACGGTATGCATGAGAAGATGAAAGAAATGGAAGAGCGCGAAAACGAGCTGGAAGAAAGGGAAAGAAGGCTCGAAGAGCGCGAACGTCGTCATGAAATGGAGGACCGGGAATACCGGAGGATGGGTTACGAATCCTACCCGACCGATTACTATGGAGACGACAGATACTACGGTGACGGACCTCAGATGCGTAGAGGTCGCGGACGTGGCAGAGGTCGTTCTTATTGAGGAGCAGACGCAGAGGATCCAGCTTATCAGAAATATGTAGATACTTACGGCTACCATTTTTCTAATGCTCTCGCTGATGAGGCGGTAAAGAAGATGGTCAACGTCGATGGATCCAAGAGGATCTGGAAGCAGCCGGAAATAAAAGATATTTTTGAAAAGTGCGGAGCGAAGAAGCCGGATAAAGCGACATGGGGCGATGTCCAATATGTCTTTGCAATGTACTATTCGGATGGTTTTCCGAAGGTCTTCAAATGTGAGAACGAGTTGGTGAAAGCTACGTTAATGTATTTGGATGATCCGGATGCTCCCGAAGGAGTAGCCTTTATAAGATGGCTTGCCGTGCAAGATTACCTCGGCGAAAAAATAAACTGGAAGGATCTGACCTGAGATCCAGATCCAGGTCCTTCCGGTGGTGCGGGAGCCATAGTAAAAAATATGATTCCCGCATTCCCGTTTTTCCCGTTTGGAAAAAAAGGAATAAAAATATTATACCGGTCGGCGGGCAATAGAATACCCGTGGCCGGTTTGTTTCACATAACTTTTTTTTTGGATATGAATATAGCACACGAATCTAAATCGAATAAAACCCCATTGTATTTAATAGGAGAGTTGATTGGCGTACCGAATACGGTTATGGACTCAGCATTGCATGAACTGAAAGATAGAATAGACAAAGACCCTAAATGGGTGATTATATACCACTTTACACCAAAAGCGTAAAGTAATACACATTTATACGGAAATTCGTACCGGGTTACACCAAAACCCTCTACCTTCTGGTAACATCGTTACATCAAAGGATTCTTTTTCCGATTTACGGATGATGTTAAAAGCACCATTGATATCAGCATTAATTGTCTTACCAGAAGAGGTTTTAAACAATCCTCGTTTAATCCTTCTTCCTTTGTAAGATTCATGTTTGCAAATCCGTTCATTATCTAAAAAGCTACATTTTGAAGTATAAGATTCTTCAACGATCTTAACATTAATACCTTCTAATGTAGCTTTATACGATATCATACTGATAAACGAATTAAAAGGAATAGATACAAAGTTCTGATTATTACGCTTTCCAATATTGATCTCTTGTTTCCAGCACTTGTTATGACCGATTATGATCGTATTAATACCATTGGAAACTACATGATTAACCAATATTCTACTTGCTTTATGCAGATAGTCTTTGATCTTGTTATTCCTTTTGTCGGTTAATGACCTTATTTGTTTTGAAATCTGTTTATTGTCTTTTAACTTAGATTTTAAGAATGCTAACCTTTTGTTATAATATTGGTTAATAGACTTTAGTGGTCTACCATTGATGATAAAACAAGAACCGGTGTTTGAAACACAAGATGCTAAATTATCCAATCCTATGTCGATGCCAAGATAGTTCCCATTATCGGACATAAGATTCTTTTCCTTCTTATTGTAAACTATTTCAAGAACAATATACCCATTCTTAGGAATGAATCTAAGTTGTTGAATATTTTGCTTGTTAGTTCTTGTTGTAAAGGAAAACTGTTTTGGTAACTTAACAATGCCTTGTTTTATCCATTTTTGAGAAAAAGCATTTGTTGCAAAAACAGCAGGAAACAAACCACCCTTGTTGAGATACCTTGGCATTCTTACTTCCTCAGAATACTCACCTCTATTCTTTTTATTAAAGAGATTGAAGAAAGATTTAAAGTTTCTATCAACCATCATCAATACTTGTTGAGCAACCGGTGCTGGTAAAGCACGATAGTCAACATCATTTTCTGTTCTTAACTTCTTTTCAAGAGAATAGTAGTTTAGGTACTTATACTTTACAGTATTATCATCCTTGTATTGAAAATAATACTGTCTAACAACATATAACCCTTTATTGTATAAGTTTTTACACTTATGCAATAGATCATAAAGTTCATTGTAATAAACAGAACTTGGTTTGATCGTATGTTGTTCGACTAATCTCATGACACAAATATTGGCGTATTTGTGGTGTAAAGTTGTATATAATTACCTAAAGATGTTAAAAATTGGCTCGAATCTTTACCCAAGATCTGAACCTATTTTTTTCAATACCAGGCCCGATGCGATTTTAACGTATCGGGTTTTTATTTTAATTCATATTGTTTTATTTTAAATCTAATTAATTCATGAATGTCGTACTTTTGTTGAAAAAGTATTTTTTATGGAAAATAAGGAAGATTACGTTGGTTACGAAGATCAAGAACTGTGTAACCGGTATTACAAAGAGGCTGAAGTCATGAGGCAAAAGCAGGACTGGCCTCGGCTTAGGGCTGTCCCTGCTCCGGCTAAGGGAACGCCATCGCCCGGCTGGGGTCAGCTTGGACGTGGAAATGATGTCCGTGTTAAGTATGTTAGCATCAATTCAGGATTAGGAGGAGATAGGTTATGACTGTAGAAGAATTGGCTAATAAAAGATACGGTGGCGAATTTGTTTTCATGTTTGGTCATCTTGAAGGTAGAACAAGATTCGTTTTTGGATGCTTTGATCCCAGACCTGATCACGAAGGTAAAAACACTTATATGGTTTCCTATTTTGATAAGGGACTTCGTAGAAGAGATGTGGTAGATGTGCCGTGTTATATGAATATTTTGCCAAAATAATGGAAATATTAATCTTAGATGTACCTGTATTTTCCGGTAAGATTATTTCTCCTATCTGGATTAAAGCCGTAAGAGATTTTCAATCCAAATCGAAGACAGAAAGAGACTCGTATTGTTTGATTTGTGGATGTACAGGAGGGTGTAACTTGTGCGATGATATAAGTAAATATAGGATTTCAGAACAATTAAAATATTACAAATAATGGAATTAAAAGATTCAGTCAGGGTAATGACTAAAGAAGAGTTCGAATCAGCAATCAACGAAGATATTAAATTCGTTGAAGGAATTAAGCATTTTTTTTAAACATGATGATGCTACGAGGGTAATGGAACACGTAAAGTCCGTGTTAGAGGCATCAGTAGACTACCACTACCCGAATCATCCTGAACCTGAAGCAGAACCTGGAGACATGGGAGAGGTTTCTGATGGATACCATACTTTCAATGAATTGTATCGGTACCGCATGTTGTATAATGCCGCCTTCTTTAATCTATTAGCCAGAAACGGACAGGTTGAAGTTTGCAAATCAAGGAGACACAGCGATGGAGAAAAATGCTTCGGTTCTGATGATTGGTTTATTGTGATGGCGATCCTACCTACCGGTCAGGTATCTAATCACTATGAAAGCAAATACTGGGATTTGTTTGATGTTCCTGAAAGAGAAACCGCTTTCGAATACGATGGCCATACACCAAATGAAGCCTCCGACAGACTTGAAAAGTATCTCAAACTGCCTCGTCGTGGCATGACATTCTAACAGGCTTTAGAACGGCTTAAATTAGGTCGTAAGATAAAAAGAATCGATTGGGGTAAAAAGTATATCTGTATATCCGAAATAACATTAAAACAATATAATTTCATTATAAGGTTTTAATGTACCATAAATGGTCCGGATATTAGCCTAAGCCTTGAAACGAAGGCTACGTTATTTGAGAATAGATAGTTACCTACGGATGTTTGCCCAAGTCCGTAGCCCTAAGGCAAGCGATTAAACAGGAGTAGTATATTTGGTGAAACAGTGTTGCCTGCAAGTAAACCTCTTATAACATTGGCGATGGGTACTAACAGGATGAAATATTCCTGATTTATGTTGAATAAACATTAAAAACGTTTGTAGATATGGTGTACGTACAAGACATAAATGGTAAACCGATGATGCCAACAACGAGGCATGGTAAGGTTAGGAGACTGCTTAAAGATAAAAAGGCAGTCGTTGTGAACCTATGTCCGTTTACCATCAAATTAATGTACGTCACATCCGATTACAAACAAGAAATTGTGTTAGGCGTTGATGCTGGAACTAAGCATGTTGGTCTATCAGCTACAACGAAAAGCAAAGAACTTTACAGTAGTGAAGTGATCCTTAGAAATGATATCGTAGATCTTTTGTCTACCAGAAGGGAGCTACGAAGAGCAAGACGGAACAGGTTAAGATATAGAAAACCTCGTTTTAATAATAGAATAAAAAGCAAGCGTCCAGGATGGACAGCACCTTCGGTGAAGTACAAAATAGACGCCCATATTCGTGTTTATGATAGAGATGAGATGAAATTGATATATAGTATAAAAAATAGTATCTTGAAAGAAATGTTTATCATATGATTACCAAGCAGGACATATCATAAAAAAATGGCGGAATTGAACTATTTAAACAAATAATAAAGTCGGGTACGTAAGTTATCCGACTTTTTTTTTATATTTGTGGCATGGCAAGAGGTTATTATTGGATACCGCAGACAGATGAAACGTTAAATGGCAGAAGCTATTACGTGGCTAAGATAGTAGGAGATATCACGTTTGATACTAAACGAAAAAGAATCGTATTTCAAGCTGATAGGTATTTCCCTGTAGGATCTGTTTTCCATTTTACGCACAATTGCTTCAATTATATCATAACTTGCCGACTTCGTAAGCCGGGGCTTTGGTTTGAAGCCAGGAGAGAGGATTCGGGCCCTATTTGCCCTGAAGATATTGAGCGCTTTGAATCGGGAAGGTTTATACACCGAGATGGGTACATGCATTACATATAAGCTGAACTTGACGATTTTTCGTCAGATTATAATTTTTTTTTCATATTATTTTTAAGCCATCAGACTGAGAAGTTAGATGGCTTTATTTTCTATGATATGCTTGATTTTTAACTACCTTTGTCTCATAACAAAAATGTTTTACTATGACATCAACGTGTATTATTAAAAGAGATAATAAAAAGAAAGTTGTTTCTGTCTCTACCAGATCAGGGGACAGGTCTATGTTGTTTGATAAGATAGCATCTATTCCTCTTATGGAGAACAGGGAACGGGCTACTACTGTTTTTAAAACCGTATTTTCTAATAAGTTCTTAAAGGCTTTTGGTGACTGGAGAAGGAATGTACCTGTTAATAAACAGGCTTATAATAAGGTAAAATCCAACATCGGCCTTATTCCGGAAGCCTATAGAGAAAGGGTGCTGGATAAGGCTTCTAAGATGAGTAATCCTATTCTTGTGTCAAAATCAGATGCACCTTATGAAATCCGAGAATCGGGCTTTGGATTTTACAGCCAAGATCTGGGTGATAATATTATGTTGGTGGATGCTATGGTTCCGTCAAGTATTTCTGTACCGGAAGGACCTGGAATAGACGCCGGACAGTATCTACAAGATGCTATATCTTCGGACTTTACTCCCGTATTTATGGTACAGGATAAGGGTGTTAATTATATGGTTATAAAAGACGGTCTTAAGATATTTAGCCCAGAAGAGTTACCAGAAACAGATTCTAATCCCGTGGGTGTAACATATCAGACCGGAGAGCCTCGTTTGTTTTTCATGAACGATCGTAGTCAATTATTTGAAGATTACGGAGAAGCTCTTCGCTCTGGCGGGAATGATATTAGAATAGGATTCTTATCAGGCACCGTTCAAGAATCTGCCTGGGATGGCGTGGCAGACATTACTTACAAGGCTGGAAAGTATGTTCTTAATAATCCCAAGTCTTTTATACCGGTCATGACCGCTTCTGCTTCTACTTCTTTATCAACGAAAGGTGGGATAATTAACTACCTTATAAAGAAAGGTCTTTTATCAGGATCTAAGATATTCGATTCGGAAACAAGAAGCTATTATCTTACAGGAGAAGGGCATACAGGACAAATTAGACTTTTCAATTCAGCCTTATCCTACACCGAGCTCCGTAATCATTTTGGTTCCGATGTTTCCATGAACGACCAAGGTATGATAACCATAAGCTCGTTGGATAATAGTAAGGTAACTATGAGACTCGCCACCGGAGGAACGGAAAGGGTTAGCAAAGAGCAGATAAAGAACGATCTTAAGTCGGGGAGATACAATGAATTGGACGCCAAGTACGATCATTTTGATGCGCTTGTAGTTTCATTCATATTAGAAGACAACGATCTTTATGCTGATACTAAAGCTAAGATCGTATCAGATTATAGCAGGCAGGAACGTGATCAACGAAATTCTATTGTCGAGATACTGAAAACGCTTGGCGTTAGTGTCATAGGTATGACCGACTATATAGAGAAGTACCAAACCAAATACGGGCATGAACCTTCTGTTAAGGCATTGGCGGATATTGCCAATAACGTAATAGCAGTTGGTGAAGATGCTACTTTATCTGATTTAGTAGAAGAAACAGCCCACTTCCTTGTAGAGGCATACAGAGATCAGAATGCTGTTGAGGCTGTTCTGCAAGATGTAGAAGGTACGGAAGAGTGGAACCAGTATGCTGGTCAGTATTATAATACATACGGTAAGGTATATGAGGGAGCTGAGCTTGATAATGCTGTTAGGAGAGAAATTCTTGGAAAGATCCTTGCCAGGGAGATGCAGACCGGCACAGCACAGGCGCCGGTAGAGCCCACCTCCTTCCTGGGGCGCGTCCGGCAGCTTTTCTCTGGAATCGTAAGCTGGCTTAAATCAGCTTTATCTACTCAAAGACAAGATTTGAATAACGTTATTAAAAACATTCGTGATCTTGCCATTACTGACATAGATAAAGGATTTGACCCCTCTCTGTTAAAGGATAATGACTTTACATTATACTCCCTTTCTTCTATGAATAAGAACAAGTTTCTTGAGTCTAAGATCCGGGCATTAAGAAAAACCTTAAGAGACTTGCGTCAGATAAGCTCTGATAGGGCTGTAACTACGTCTATGACCCTTGCTCAGCTTAAGACCATAGAAGATAAGATAAATAAGGTAGAGACCGAAATAGACAAGAATGAGATGGCGGCTGCCATGAACAGCATGATCTCTACAGCCGAAGCTCAGGTCAGATACTTAAGTAATGTGGTGAACACCATCCTTCATGGTGATACCAAAGACGGTAAGCTTCACTTCAATACCAATGATCGAAAGAACGTAGATATTATCAACAATCAGGTTCTTCCGATCATGAACGATCTTCGAGGATATATCCGTAACAGAAGTACCGAATTTGATGAACGTGAAAAGCAGGATTATACAAATAGGATCAATACCGTCATTGCCGACATTAATGGTATTCAATCTGATATTAAATCAGTACAAGACCTTGATGAAAGTACGTTGCTTGATAAGTTAATGAACGAACTTCATGTGCCGGCAGATAAGGTAAAGAGAGTAAAAGAATTTTTTGACAAAGTTCAACATGATGTCTCTTGGATAAGTAGGTGGTTCGGTATATTAGAGCATTCTTCCAGTCCGTTCAATAACGCTCTTGGAGCTATGATTGCCAAAGACAATTACAATGCGATGGTGAATGCCCAGCCCGCCATATCCGACTTCCTGGCATATGCTAAAAAGCATGGTTTTAACAAATCTGAATTTGAAAAACTGCTTCAGAAAGTAGACGGCAAAACTTCTAATTACCTTCGTAGTGCTCTTGATATGGCTAAATACGATCGTAATAAGAAGTTGGCGCAGATGCGAGCGTTTGCGACTGCCATGAACATAGAGATATCAGAAGAAGAAATTGGTGATGTGGTTGACAATAACCGTAATTACGTATTTAAAAGAGAAGTAGTTGACAAGGATGGAAATACGGTTACTGAAAACGCTAAATTCAAACCATCGTCTGATAGGGTTAATACCGATATTTTTACCATCGAGCAGGAAAAGATCTATACAGAACAGATGGAAAAGTGGGATGCTGAAAATTCGGAACTGGAATTTAGCGAAAGTTATGCCACAAGAATGGAATCCATATACAAAAAGGCTGAAGAAGAATTAGGGCATCCGGTTTCTCAAACAACTAAAGAATACCTTAATGCTCTATCCAGGCAAAAACGGATATTGAGGCAGCCTTTTATTGATAGCGGTGGTAATTTTGATGAGGTTGCCTACTATAAGAGTAGTAACTACGAAGAAGAAGGACTGCTTCGTAAACAACGTAAGGAAGCAGCTTCGGAATACATATATGTTGGTACCAGACGTGTTGAAAAAACCGGAGACCAACTTAAGATGGCCAAAGAAATACAAGCCATAAATGAAGTTTGGAGAAAGGAATCAAATAATGTCACTAATGCCGTATCAGAATCGTTTTTGCAAAAATTAAGAACGATTCAGAGCGAGTCTGGAGGAGAAGCTGCGCTGAAGACGCTTATGTTGGGAGGTCACCTGTCATTTAACGATCGGTTTTGGAATGACGTAGAATCGGAACAGTCGGCGCGTACCGAATCAAATAACAAGGCTTCGTATCTTAAAATGGCGCATGATATCATTAGTTCTACGACAAGTGATAGAGATGCGACTGACGTGGACTCGATTGTAAAAGATATAGAAAAAAATAAGGCCATTATCAAGGAAATAATTGGAAACAATCGCGATGTGGCTGATATCGGAGAGATTAACGAAGCGACATTTACCTCATCTGAAAGAGATGCTTTTAGGGCCGCATCTGAAGCTATTGAAGCCGATTACGCTATTTTGATAGATTATGCTAAGATGGTGGGTCTTGAAGATATTGATAAGTACCTTACTAAAAGCAGTAAGGCTGAAAACGAAGTAAATCAGTCTTATTTAAATGCTCTTGCTGACTCCAAGGAAGTGGAATGGAAGTTCGTACAACGTCATACTACGGCGAAGAAAGCAAAAAGGATTCAGGCTTTAAGGGATAAGCTGTTTAAGGCTGCTGATAACCGATATCTGTTTACCGTATCTGAAACCAACTACCTGTCAGAAAAGCTTGGTATAAGCAAAGAATTAGACGGTAGAGATTTCAGGAATGCTGTTAATGCTAAGATGGCCAGTTTATTTTTAAATAATACAAGAGAAGAGGGCGTAGAAGAAGCTAATGCTATTGTTAATGAATTTGCCAGAAGCCAGGTTTTTTCGTACTATAAACGCATGGCGCCTACCGGATATGCAGCTATGATCGACAAAATCGGTCGAGGTGAGATAGATGTGGCGCAAATGGTTAAGGACGTACAAAACGGTACATCCACCCAAGATTATGGCATGGACATATCGTACTTGTCTTTCGACCCTGCAAGGGCATGGGTGGCTGAATCTGAAGCCGAAAATAGCGGTCGTAATCCTGATTATGTAAAAGATCATGGGTATGGTCATCGAATGCCTAAGAAAAGCCTGTATCGTGATGAATCGTATTTCAATGACTTTGGTATCAAGTATGATGCTGACGGTAATGAAGTTGCTACTAAAAACGTAGAGCAGTGGAATATGATTCAAAAACTCAAGGAAATAAAAAGACAATCCCTTGATCTATACAAAGAGCAGAGCCCGAACCTGTATGCTATTCCACAGATATCAAAACAAGACATAGAACGTATGGAAGGATTGGGTATTAACTTCAAAAATACGGTTCGTAATTTTGTATCAGATCTGTGCCTGGACAGAGTAGACGACTCTTTATACGGTAAAACCAGACAAGGAGAAGTGTATGATCCGGAAGACAGACTTAGGTCTATACCTAAATACTACATATATGAATTGGAGAACCAAGATGATGTATCTCACGATTTTGGTTACTCTTATTCGATGCTTATGATGCAATCATCGTTATACAACGAAAAGCAGAAGTCTATAGAGCTTGCCCAAGGACTGGAGCAGATGTTACTGAATAAACAATTTGAGGGCGGTAAGAAGGCTGAAGCAACCCAAGCATATCAGATGTTCAGGGACTTCTTCAACGATCATTATTATGGCATTAGGATGAACACCAAAAAACTTACGGTGAATATCGGAGGATATACGGTAGACCTTACAAGAATTATGATGGCTGTTGAAAGATTTATGTCGGTTATGAACCTGGCACTGTCTCCGTTTGTGGCAGCTACCGGCGCCCTGACAGGTCATATCAATCTCATCATGGAATCTGCCGTAGGACAGTATATAAGCAAAGACTCCCTTAAATACGCATCGGCTGAGTTTTCACGTCTTGCGCCATCTTGTATAGCAGAAACCGGAGACATAGATAGGAAAAGCAAATTATATGTCATAGGTGAGAGAATGGGGATATTCAATATCCGAAATCGTATGTATGGTGCCGGATACAATAGAGCGGCCAGGACCTTAATGCGTTCGCCTATGTATGCTTTTATGGAAATCCTGAACTACCCTCTTGATCCGCAGGTTATGATTGCTACTATGGACAATGTTCGTTATTACAAAGGTCGGTTCTACACGTTCCAAGATTTCAAGATGGAAAAAGAACGTAATAAAGAACAGAGTACCATAAAAAGAGAATGGAATGCATTAAAAGATCGTACTTTATGGAGTATGGTAGACGTCGTGGATGGGAAGGTGGTTGTAAAGCCAGGATCGGGTGTTACTGTTGAGGAAGTTGAAACCCAGATGGCTATAACCAGAAATCAAGTTCGTAGCTTGTCGCAGATATGTAACGGATCTTTGAATGAAGAAAACCGAACTGCCGCATCGCGCAACTGGATAGCCAGGTTCATGACCGCCCACCGAGGATGGTTGGTGCTGGCGGCTCAACGTCTGTGGAAAAGACGTGGCTTCAATTTCCAAACAATGCAAGAAGAGGAAGGACTGTCAATTACGTTAAAGAATATGATAGCCAAAACATTTAGCTTAGCTTCCGAGTCTGGTATGAAAAACATCATAGATGCCTGGAACGAAAATAAAGACAATATGAATGAGGTAGAAAAAACTAATCTCAAACGCCTCAGTGTCTATGCCGGCACGTTCCTTATCATGCAAGCCGTATCCATGCTTCTTGCCGGATGGCGTGATGATGATGAAAACGAAGAAAGTTGGCTTACTCAATTTGGATCTTACGTTGGATTCAGAACCATAAACGAAATAGCTTCACAGATGCCGTTTATTATGGAGCTTAACGTTGTAGATATCATTAACGACCCGTTTGTCATGGGGCGGAAGTTGAAGGATCTTACTGATCTTAGGAATTACTCACTTGATAAAGTAACATCCGGCACATACAAAGGAGAGTCTAAGTTATTTAGGCAACTCGCCAAACAGACGTTTATCAAACAATGGTATAATATCAAGACGCCGGAAGACGTAGCGCGCGCCTATAATTGGTGGCAGCAGACAAACAACAAGTCAATGATGTTCTTCATCGGCGCTACTCCTGATTCGGAAGGAGACGATGACGTTAGTTACAAATAGACGAAGAATATCGGACTTGCATTGTTTTTGTATGATTCCAATATGTTATATTAGCATCGTCAAAGAGTAGATTGTACGTTTTTTTGTTCTTACTTGAAAGATTATGTAGGTTTAATTTTTTCTGAAATTGTTTTCTTACCGGTTCTCAGTCAGAGATGATAGGGAACCGGTTTCTTTTATGTTGTCAATTATTGCTATCTTGCAAACAAAAATCATGAGACGAAGATTTCAAATAGGGATGGGGGGTAAATCCCTCGCTTATAATCAATAAAGGCATATACATCCAACATGTAGATGGAGGATTATATACAAAAGAAAATTGGTCTAATAAAGGATATTCCAATGATCTATGCAATGGAATAGCTCTTGTAGATAAAGTGTGTTTTGTTATAGCCACCGAATATATTGGCACATTTCGTTGGGGTAAGGATGGAGATATAGACAATATATTTGCACAAGATAGTTCTAATATGGGAACTATTAAAAAGGATTATTGGGGGCGTGAAAATCAGAATGCGTATCTTGAATATGATACCAGTAATACAGATTACGCTTTTAATAAAGCTAATAGCTATTTATTTAAAAATGGTCAAAATGGATATGTAGGTGGCGCCGGAGAGTTTTTTTTGATATCATTGTATGCTAATGAAATAAACGAATGCCTTTTAATGGTAGGAGGTACGATAATGAGTAATAGAATGTGGACATCCACTCGAAATGAAAAATTTTCCTATTCGTGGTATTATGATATAAACATCCAAGGAGATCATTTGGATACAGGTTCAAGGGGTAGTTCACATTATGTCCGTCCTTTTACTGAATTAATTTTATAAAATTATGAGAAGAAGATTTGAAAATAATGCTAAACTATATGAGTATAAGATAGTTAGCGATTGTATAGGGGGGGGGTAATCGTAGAAGGAAAGAAAGTAGGCACCATTCCACAGGGCGGGCAATTTATCTTTCTGTCTAAAAAAGAACGGCTGGATTCCATAAGTGTCCAAGGCGGTGTTCCAATGGAAGATAGGCAAGAGATTGATAGTCAGGTTGATACGACAGAGGAATTGCTTGAACAGGATTCGGTGGTTCTTGCTATTGCTTTAACAACCTCTCCTTATTATGGATTTAGAGTAAGTGTGATAGCACCTGATGAGTTTACGCTAAGAACAACCAATAGGATTAATAGAACCTTTTTAATAACAAGCTTTACTCCACCTGCTGCTATATACGGTGTAAACTTTGGTGATCCTATTGTCCTTAATTATGATAGTTACCAATATGAGATGCCAGATCTTGTAATTGATGGACCTCATGATAGAATAGTTAGGGCAGATCCTAATCTTACTTGGGTTGTAAGATGTACAGACGCCGACTTTACACCTTTGCCATATCCAGAATCATGGTCTGGCCAAGGTTTAAATTCTATGTTCTTATCAGAAATGAAACGTCTTGCTCCTGGTGATCATCATGTATCATATACAGCTTATATTAATTTGGACTTGATAGATGATGGCGGAAGTAAAGTTCATACTGAATATCTGATATTAGAAAAAACACTTAATTTTACGATATGACAACAATCCCTAACCGTACGCCTATTGTATGGTTGGGGATTGTTGTAGTTACCATCTTTTCTTGTATAAGCAGAACATGAAATAAGTTTCTAAGCATTAACTTCATGACCTCCCCTATCTGTGAAAACTAAACCAATACCTTCTATGATATGTCCTACTACAGGAGCTTTGTCAAATTCCTCCTTCGTAGCCCAAGTAGCATTATCAGGCATCAGATCCTTGAATGCGTCCGAAACATCACCTTGACACCAGCAGTTATTTGATACAACAATGCCTTTCCCTTCGATATTGATATACATTTTTCTTCCACCACATCCAAGGCTGTTCCATCCGCTCGGTACGTTTTCCACCATAGGCTTAAGCACCCAGCTTTCACCGTCTATCCTAACCCATCCTGGATCGTCTTTGTGCTTGTCGTACATATTTTGCCAAAAAGAGCATTCGTAGCACCACCCCCTGTCTTCCATGACAGTTCTTATCTCACACCTTTCAAATCCATCTGCATCCATCGTGTGCGGAGAATGAGGCTGGTGAGGAGTGCCACATTTTGGACATACGAGTTTTAAATTATTTTCCATATTGTTTCACTTTTATGATCTTAATAGAATCTCCTATATTGTATTCCCCTTGGTATCCAACGAATTTTATAAGTCTATTACTGTTAAATATTGAAAATCCTCCGTCTTCACCATAATACATCACACGCCCACCCTGTAAAGGACGTAAATCATATATAACCCATCCGTTATTAACCTGACTATCATCATGCGAACATGATGATAACACAAGTGCCATCAATAAAACAAAATACCTCATGTTATTTTCAACATAAAAATTTATAACCTGGTTTTACTGCCTCTGCTTCTTCTCTCGTATCAAACATTAAGATAGTAGTTGATTCTGTACCTTCACAAATGTAAGATACTTCCACCCACCACCTAAAAATTCCAGAGCCATAATCATCATAGTACGGCTCAGAAAGAACTTCTTCTACATACCCATCCAAATAATTCACGATCGCTCCTCCTTATTTTTAGATTCTGCCTCTTCGAGTATGCTGATCACCTTATCAACAATATCCGAATCAGACATTTTCTCAATAAAAACATCCATTGCCTTAGTTATGTCATTGGCTTCTTTTTCTTCAAGAGCTATTTCTCCACCGGTAATAGCATCAGATAATGATGTAGATAAGTGTCTTATCTTATCAATGCTCATAAACGTAAATGGATTACCACCTTGACCTCCACCCATTTCTTTCATGATCTGATATCCACCTGAGATAAGTCTGCCTGATGTCGTGGCCAAGGAGGATACGATTAGGGACAGTACCGCCGCTTCCGTCCGCTCCTCGGACACACCCCTCGACCACACGGCTGCCCTTATAGCGCCGGCCAGGTCGTCTATGTATGGCATGAGACAGTCTTCCATGACCTGTGTTATATCAGCAATAACCTCACTACGTTCTTTATTTATGTAGTAGATAGAAGCATTGTACCTCTTTATCTCTTTGTCCATATCATTTAAAAGACGCTTGATATTGTGCTTATACATAGGACTGGTTTTAATTACTTCCTTTAGCTTAAGAATGTAATTATAAGCCTGGTCGTTTACGAACAACGTCATGGTCTCAACCGTTGAATGAAGCGTGTTGAGACTGTTAAGAATCTTATCGAAATTGTTTATCAAATAAGCTTTTCTGGCTTTTGCTGCATAGTTAATGTTATTAAAATTATTCATTTTATTCATTAGATTCAACCTTATATCACAAAATATTTATTCTAACCGGATTAAACACAAATCCACTATCGATTATCTTTCCAATGAAAGAATCACCGACTACTTTTCTTGCTATTCCTATAGCTCCATTAATATCAGCATTAATTAGCTTTCCAACGGAACTTTGGAATAATCCACGTTTCTTTCTTTTCCCTAAATAGGATTCTTGTTTCTTTAGAGATTCAAAAGCAAGATGGTCAATCTTTGATGTGTAAGATTCCTCATGAGTAATTACCTCTATCCCTAAAAGATTTGCTTTGTAAACAATCTTATCAATCAATTTAGAATGAGGAATAGAAACAAAATGTTGGTTATTCCTTTTACCGATATTTATCTCGTTTTTCCATTCTTTGTTTAATCCAATGATGATTGTTCCTATATTGTTAGATTTACAAAAGTCTACAATGTATCTACTGATTTTATGCAATTTGTCTTCTATCCAACAATTTCTAAACAAAGTAATTTTTCTTATTCTATTTGAAGTTCCCTTATTACCAACAAAAGACATCAACTTAGCTTTCTTCTTATTGTACCACTGATTTACTGATTTCATAACCCGTCCGTTTATAATGAAAGAATTAGTTTCTACATTACTAATACATGAACATAAATTATTCAATCCTAAATCAATCGAAAGAAAATTGTCTTTGTTTAAACCAAGATCAGTTTCCTTTCTTTCATAAACTACCTCTACTACATAACATGTAGCTTGAGGGATTATTCTAACTTGTTTTAGTTCGTCTTTCTTTACATTTGTTTTGATAGGTTTGATTATATCTTTAACAAAATAAATACAATTATCACCCTTTACCCTACAATTGCAGTTGGTGAAAACAACCATGTTTTGTTTCTTACCTTGTTTGTATGACGGAAGGTGAGGTCTATGATTTCCGTATTTAGAAGGATTCTTTTCAAAATCCTTCTTGAGTTTTATCCAGGATTTTATGTTTTTAAATACCTGTTTAATCACCTGTTGGGATACATGATTAGGTAAATTCCTGAAATCGAATTGGTTTTCTTTGCAAAGTTTGTTTGATAAATCAAATTCCTTTAAATAGTTACCTGAAAAGATTCCTTGACGAATGTTGTAAAGAACATAATTATATAACAAGCCGGATTTGAAGCAAATATCCTCAAACCGGTTGTCTTTAACTATATGCCTTTCAACTAATCTCATTTGAATGATTTATATCGTAAATGTAATCGTTATTTGTAAAATAATCAAATTATTCAATCATCGCATTCGAATTTTAGATTTTCAAGTTCATGTATTTGTAACCTAAGAGACTTAATTAAATTCGTTCTCTGTTCCTCTGCATGTTTTAAAGCCTCTTCCTTGCTTTCAAAAGCACAATCCCCTATCTGATAAGGGGTGTAACGACCAGGAGTGTCGGCTAATAAAAGACCACCACAATCTTCTATTCTGGCTTTTACCTTTCTTATTTTCCCATCTTTTAGACACATGTCCGTAACCCATACGAATTTACCATATAATTTATCATACTCTTCTAATCTCTCTTCTTGCAATTCATACCATTCCGGCTTAGGAAATCTTAATGTGAATCTAATTTCGGTATCTTTCTCTAAGACATTAATATCATACGCCTCCGGCCACAGTTCTTTTATACTGTCTTCGTCTTCAGCATACGCCACCAGCACAAATGAATTACTGGATTCTGCGCTACACCAATACGGGTATTTTATAGGCCATTTGACTGGACGGTAGTCGTTACTACAGTCGGATTTTTTAATGTAAAATCTTGCTCTAATCATATCGTTATTAATCTAATAATTTTTCAATTTTAATTGATTTTGATGATAGATACATATTCCATGTTCCTCTGCCTCTGTCACCTTTTTCGTTTTGTTTTTGGATTGTCAAGTACAGATCTCCGTCTTCACATACTTCAACTTTTTTCAAGAAGCCTATCATTTCATCTCCTGTTTCGTGTAAAATACGGATCTTACCTCCTTCTTTTAACCCATAATTGGAATCAAAGTATTCTTTTTTGATTCTATCAATATTGTCTTTATGGTTTTTTATAGCATAAAGCTCTTTTCTTAATAAATAATTTAGTTGTTCTATTGTCATTTCTTTTCCTCCTTGTTTAATGGTATCAACCCTTTTCCATGCTTGTCATACCACAGCATAGCTATACAGTTCCATGCACATTGTGCAAGATGAAAACATCCTGTATCGGAATCCACTCTTTCCCCTTTCATGTATTCCATTAGGTGTCTGGCAGCCGCAGCACGATACCGTTCAAACCCGTTGTCAAGGTTCTGCCATTTATTGGGTCCGTACTTCTTTGCACCAGCATGATAGACTCTTACAATATCCTCAATCTCTTTCATTGGAAGCAAATCCCATCGTAGTTTGTCGTCAATGATGTCATTTTTCACCGATTTGTTTTCTATGGGGTCTTTGGTAAGAATAATATCCATAATATCCGTTTCTATGACGAACGTCTCCCCATTGCAACAAACCTCAGCATATTTATCATTTACTTCTATGTCTGATACTGCCTCCGCTATAGCTCCTTTGACGATTTTAAATTCGGCACTGATTATATCATCTTTTAATATGCGAAAAATAGATCCTTTTGGATAAAGGATATTTTTAGTATTATCATCCATCTTTTCCATTGCTTTATCGTTGTTTTACCTCATTTCGATAGTAATATAATCCATCTTCGTCTTATACCCTATCATTTCTGTTTTTCTCAAAATACTGTTTTACGGCTTCAATCGCCTTATCGTCATCAAAAGCCTCTACAAACCCCTCATAGAATCTATTTCGCTCCATAGAGAACGTATTGCTTCCATCCGGAATGGTTCTGAACACAACTACCTTCTCTCCATCTACGTTCGTTCCTATGATGTTGTTATGGAGAATAATAGAATACCGCCCAGAGTTTTTGTTCTGGACGACACTATGTTCGAGATTGTAGAGTCTAAGTAGTTCTCTTATTTCTTTTACTCCCATATTATTTTACGTTTTTAGAAGTTACAGCCTCTTCTCCCCATTTCTTTACATATATAGATCTCATCATGTTCATTAAATTAGAGAAAGAAGAGATGGTTCCCATCTCTATGCAGAATGCAAGATTAGACTGTAGGGTTTCAAGTTCTTTTAACTGCTCTTGAGTTGCTCTGTTATCTAAAACATATTTATGTTTATTGAATACAATCCAGTTTAACTTATCAGCCATTTCTATATAATCAACATCTTCAAATTTTGATACAGACCTTGAAAGAGTATTGTATTTATCCCCTATCTCTATTCTATCCAAAATAAGTTTATCATTTAACCATCCAGTAACTTCTGCATACAGCATAGGATTTAATTCTATAGCGACTAATACCCATATGTAGGGATCACACATAACATTTCTGTTTGTTCCTCTTCCTGTAGTCTTATAGGCATTATACCACTTCATTACTTTTATCAAAGAGTTGTTTTCCACTATATCCATAAACTCTTTCAAGGTTTCACTTTTTATGTATTTCTGTTTTTTAAGAATATAAAATATCCTTTCTGCACTCTCCTTGTTCGAAAGAATATTTTCTATTCTCTTATCATTCCACCCCATCTCCACTCTTTTTCTTGTATATGCCTCTTGTAATCCAGTTAATGACATAAAGGAAGTTTTAATGTCCTGTCTGATTACCACTCCATACAATAACCTGTCTTTAGAAATCATAACTTTTAAATTATTTAATAAAATACGCTTGTATTAAAATTACACGACGTAAAAATATAGATTGTGTAACTTTAATACAAGCGTATTGTGTTAAATTTTACTTATAGTGTTTTTATAGACTCACATTATTCCTTCTAAATTTACTTTTATAGAACCATTTATGGTTTTAATGCTCCCATCTATGGTTGAAATTACATCATCTATATCATTTATAATGCCTTCCATGTCATCAACCACCTCCTCCATATCAGTTACAGCCCGATCTGATTCCCAATATCTTTCTGAGTCTTGTAACGATTCCGGTATATTATCTCTCGCCTCCGTCTCTTCATCTAAAATCATATCAATATCATCTTTGGCTGAATTTATGTTGTGCTTTAACTCCGATAACTTTGATTTGATGTATTCAAAATCTGTTTTATACTTATTTGCGTTTTTGATAACATCTGATATTTTTTTTCTTCTCTTGTTGTTCATGCTTTTATCCTATTATAATATTCGATAATCTTTTCTTTCCTATCTCCCGGTTTTACTGCCATATTCTCAGCCAAGAACCTAAAATACGACACCGGTATGTCCTTGAATCTAATTCCTTCATATTTTCCAAACCACATTATTATGCTGTCAAGATCGTCTTCTCTCCTACCATCTCCATTCACAGATTTAAGCGAGGCTGCCCGACGAAGGATCTCGTCTTTGGTAATAATATCACCCATCCTTATATTAGACAGAAGTTGATCGCCGGCAAACATACACCAGCCCTTAGAAGGGAATTGCTCGATTGTCAGGTCTTCTATCCGACCAAAGCGTCTCATGTTGTCGCAGCAATCAACTATCAGCGCCTCTTTCTTGTCAGGATGGATGCGGACGGCGCGGCCTAATATTTGGTAATAAGTTGAATATGAGAAAGTTGGTCGACCAAACATCACACAATCAAGTTCAGGAAAATCAAATCCGGTAGCAAGCGTTGAATAATTAAAAACCACCTTCAACTTACCTTCTTTGAAATCGGATATGATTTGCTCTCTTTTCTTTTTGGTTGTTAGCGATGTTACGACACCGGTTATGGCTCCCATCCTGGCATTCATGAACTCTGATATTCTATTACATGATTCGATAGAATCCATACAGACCAAAATGGCTTTACGTTCGTTCATAAGTTGAAGAAGGCGCTTGTAGATAGAGTTATTTAAGCCGTTTCGTACAATACTTTCTTTAATAGATTCGTTGGTGTATTCGGCTCCGGTACTGTTTAACATCAGAGCCGATTCATCAAAAGACCATCGTTCGTACTTAAGAGGGCACCAAAATCCCTGAGAAGTTAGCTCTTGTATTTGAGTCACATGAACTATTTTCTTGAAGAAGTTATGTTCGTCTTTCGTCAGCATATTGAGCTTGCTATAGTTCCCTTCCAGCATGGAGCTGTAGGTCCGGAGGCGGCAGGGCGTGGCAGTGAAGCCCAGCACCTTCGCCTCTGGAAACCTGCTCATAAACTCCATAAATTCAGAACCTTCTTCAGGAGAGTACCCTGAATGACAATTTCCAGAAACAAATGTATATCCTTTATATCTTAGTACTATACATCCAGATGGAACCTCTACGCAATAAACTTGTCCGGTGTATTTTTCATATCGTTTATACATAGAGTTAGTGCCTCTTAGTTTTTTGTCTTTTGTTATAAAAAGCCTATAAACATCCGAATATGTTTCTTTTCTGCCATCCTTTTCAATAGAAACATAGCATCCGTGGCCAGCTATTGTGGCTACAGAATTATAAAAATCCACCTGCGTTTTATCGGTCGATGAATAATAAAGCATCGTATTCCCTATAATACTTCCGTCCCATAAAGAACACTCTTCTATTACCGATCTTGCTTTTTCGTAAGACATTGGGAACGATATATGATTTCGAATATCCTTTGTTGTAAACTTTGGCATTCTCACCATAAACCTTCTTCTGTTTTTCGTATTTCCTTCTTTTTTTATTTTTCCTTTAACTTCCCATATCTCAACGTTTGCATTCTTACATAAATAATGAATCCTTTTTATTTTTCTTTCTTTTGAAAATGAGAAAGATATAATTGTGTCATTTTCGTTTTTGTTATGAATACTTCCATCTGCTTGTGTTGCTATAAACAACCTCTCCATGTCAGATAAGGAATCGCCTTCGCTATCTACACGTGATATCCCTGATACCGGAATGCATTTCCCAGATTTAAAAGAAGCTTCAGATATTTTCTGTTTATACCATTTACCGTATTTCTTATCATAAAACAAGAAATCATGATTCTTTGTCACTGGAAGATCTATTCCATGTTTAATATGAAGTAAACAAATGTCACCATCGTGCGGCTTGTTGATATATCTGATAGGCATCACAAAATCAATAAATCCTTTATCATATTGAGCTACCCTTACATTTTGTTCTAATTTATTAAATTGAACAAACCCTTTTTCGGTTAATATCTCCACATCTCCAGTAAAACATTCATCTATCAAGATCGTATCTATCCCTATATCCTTCAACCTCGCTACATCTTTCTTTATGCTCTTTAATGTTGCATAAGTCATAGCCGACAGTTCCTTTATACCACATGAAGCAGAATATATGGTAGGTTTAGAATCGAATGATACGGCCTTTGCATAATTCTGCTCCAGAATCTCTTTTGAGGGCTGTAATACTAACGTCGGTCTATTTATTTCATGTGCTATCTTGGATATCAGAAGGCTCTTTCCACATCCGCATGGAGCTACGATTATGCCAGGCTTCTTAGATCTTCCTGTAAGAAACTTAAGCCCGGCATCTACTGCTTCTTTTTGATAAGGTCTAAGTTCAAAGCCCATCGCAATCTATTTTACTATTTTTTGAAAGTTCTATTATCGCCTCTTTCAACATCTCCCTTGCTTTATCTTCGCTATCTTCAAGCAAGCATACACTGCACGATATACCCATACGATCTCCATAAGCTTCGGCATTACCTAATGTGAATGCGCAGCAGTAATCATAATCCATGTTTTTTGCTACGGCAATAAACTGATTATCTTCTATCAGTACAGCATATTCAGCATCAGTTTCACACATGATAATGGCTTTATCTTTTTTTATAGACAATACCTTGTTTCTGAAAAGTCCGTTATAAATCCATAGTTCCTTTCCTGCATTTTTATAAAACGCAACCATATCTTCCTTGATTGTAACTTCTTTTTTCATGACTTACTTGTGTTTAACATCAGTAATTAAAACATATCTTTTAACAATATCTTCAAGCTCCATAGAAAATAATAAAGTTGGGCTTTTTCCGTACTCGTACAGAGCGAACCCTTCCTTTATGTCTAATATCTTAATCACATGCTTGCCTCTTTCAAATGGATCCATGAAGTAGCCTTCGTATTCGTATCTTTGACCGACTTTTATTTTGTCGGTCTTCTTCTTCATCTTATACCGATCTATTGCCATGCTTATTTTTATAAGAATCGTTACAAACAAGTATAATAATAAAAAGGCCGCTGCTCCTGCTATCAATACTTCTTTCATTGCACCTCTTTTAAGTAGTTAAACCATATATCCTCCAGTCTTTCCTGAAGCTCAAATGCTTTCTTAAAATTCCCGCTTCTTACAGCAACGTCTCTCATGTATTCTACGTTTATAACCTCCGGATCTTGCCGGTATTTTGTTCTTAACTTTTGAACACCCTCGTATTTCATCGCTTTATTTTTTTAGACGGATCCCAATCTGAAGAGAAAGGGCATTCGTTTTTGTTATGTAATCCAAAGTCACAATAATAACACAGTGCCGACGGGCAGGGCAGCTTGTTTTGCGAAACAGGCTGGCTTAGGGTGGCACGCCTCTTGCTATACCTGGTTCCTTCTGCTCCCTGGATGTATGCTTGAAATGCTTTTACACTATTATCTTCAAAATCATACATTTTAGATAAAGTGTCATTTAGCATTTCTATAGATTTTGTTTTACGCTCTTCATTTACCTTAACCTTTTGGTACTGTCTGGTCCTGGTAAAGAAATAGATGTTCATATCTGGCAGAACTCCGCCATATCTTCTATAGATGTAAAATGAATATATAGGATGCTGTAAATTTGTTTCTAACTTCTTAGAGTCAAAAACCTTATTACCGGATTTCCAATCTATGACATAATGGTGAACTACGTTCTTGCTTTTTATAGCCAGATGAAGGTCTACCGATCCTACTATGTACACATGAGTATGAACGGTCCCATTTATATCAACAGGCTTAGGAAGACGGTACGGCAGCACAAAATCTTCTTCGACTCCAACTATAGCACCGTGTCTGATAAGTTTCTCGCAGGAATTAAGATCACTATCAGCTATCATAAACTTATTCCCGTCTTTTTTAAACAGATCCACAATCCAAGCAAGAAGCTCCCCAGATTGTTTCATGGCTATCATCATATTTTCCGGTGATTGCCAAGGTATGTCTTCTTGGTAAGCATAGTAACTTATTGCTTCTCCAAGGTCTTTACCAGAAGGCTGTCTTCCGTTCTTAAAAAAGTATTCCAGTGTCTTATGGATAACCGTACCATAAGACGTAGCTTCTTGTTTTTCCGTAGACCTTTTGCCCTCTACGTAAGTCTTATACCATTTCATTGGACAGGTAAGAAACGTATCTATCTGGGAATAAGATATGGCAAGACGTTTCACACCATTAAACTCCTTATATAGCAAATGCGTTTCCGGGACCATCATAAGTCATTGTCTTTAAATCCTTTCGGGTAATATACGACATACTTCTTACCGTCTTCTGGTGTCATGGCAAACTGCATGTAGTTATTACGATTACGATGCTTGCCATCTAATCCTCGCTTCCAATACAGAATCCCGTCTATATCCACATAAGATCTACCGCGTTCGGCTCTAACTACGTCCGTGTGTAGCAGATACCCGTCGGAAGACACGATCCATACTTTATCACCTTTGTTTAAATAAGATATTCTTTTTCTTACAATAACCTTTTTCTTATTATCCAATACAAATTCCTCATCAGTCATACTCTTCATCCTCCTCTTCTTCTGTTTCAAAATCAATTCCATAACACTGATCATAATGCTTGGTCAGTTCTTCTGGTTCTAAATCTTGTCCAAAATCCATATTAAAAATATATTAATCAATAAAGCACTAAAAATCACTATTCCTGCTGGCATGAAATCTATAAATGCTGCTTTTATTTCTTCAATTAGGCCCAAGTGTAACCTTGGGCCATTGTATTTATTTTTTGTCATCTCCTTTTAGCTTCTTTAAAGTATCTGCAATCGGAAGCTGATCAATGACTCCCAATGCCGGAGCGACGGTCTTAACAACATTGTTAAGGAAATTACCGGTACTGTTCTGACCGCCGTCAAATACCGTGATATTTCCGAGGTTAATGTGCTCAAATGCCTTAACCTGTTCTCCAGCAATTTCTTTCCACTGATTAACCATCTTGTACTGGATGGCTATCTGAGGATTGGATTCTGCCGCTTCCACCATAGCCTTAAATCCGTCGGCTTCTGCCATCAACGATTTTTTCTTACCTTCGGCTTCTGCCTCCAGCTTCATCTGAATAGCTTTTGCCTCTGCCTCAGCTTTTGCCAAATGTGCTGCTGCTTCGGCATCAGCCCGGCGTTTGATCTTCTCAGCTTCAGCATCAGCTTGCAACATAGCCTCCTGCTTCTGAATTTCAGCCGGCACAATCTTTTCAGCTTTAAGCGCAGCTTGAACCTTCTTAGCTTTAGCTTCTTCCATTTCTTTATCAGCAAGCTCTTTTGCCGTTTTTACAGCCGCTTCCGACTTAACCCTCTCTTCTCCAGCCTTCTTTTCTGATTGAGCTTTGATAACCTGTAATTCTGATTCTGATATAGCAACCTCTTTCTGGGCATTGTTATAACCCACAGATGCGTTTTTCTCAGCTTCAGCTTTCTTGATCTGAGCTTCGGAATCTTGGATTGCTATAGCTGCTTGTTTATCAGCCTCAGCCTTATTCTTTCCGACTTCTTCCATTCTTTCAGCTTCAGCTTTGTTTACCTCAAGTTCTGCCTTAGATCTTGCGATCGCTGATTCCTTATCAGCCAAAGTCTTTGCAATAACCGCAGCCCTATCTCTATCGGCTTGAGCTACACCGATCTGTTTTTCTTTATCGGTTAAAGCCAAAGCTACTTCTTTTTCTTTCTTTGTTTCAGCTACTACCGTTTCCTTTTCTTTTTCAGTATAGGCAATTTGAATCTCTTGCTCTTTTTGGGTATTAGCTACAGCCGTTTCTTTTTCCTTTTGCTGTACAGCAATCTTAATAGCACCCAGCTTTTCCTGTTCTTCGATATTAGCCTGTGCTTCGTTCAGGGCCTTACTTTCAGCTTCTTTGCCAAGATTCATGATATAGCCGGCTTCGTCTCTGATGTCACTGATGTTGATATTTAGGAGGTAAAGGCCTAACTTATTAAGTTCGTTATCAATGTTTTTTCTTGCCTTATCCAAAAACTCATCCCTGTCAGAATTAAGTTTTTCAATCGTCATTTCAGCAATGATCAAACGCATTTGGCCATAAACAATATCCGTAATAAGATTTTCAGTAGATTCAGTACCCATCCCCAAAAGCCTTTCTGCTGCATTCTGCATAATTTCAGGATTTGTGCTGATTGCTACTGTAATAGTAGTAGGTACATCCACTCTGATATTTTGAGACGACAAAGCACCGGTGAGCCTACAATCTATTTGCATAGGCTCCATAGACAAAATATCATAGCTTTGAATAATAGGCAAGACAAATGCCGCTCCACCATGATATAATTTCGCCGATTTCTTTTCCCCACCTGTCTTACCATAAACGACCAAGACCTGATTAGGCTTACATCTACGATACCTTGATAAGACTCCGATGATTGTCAAAATAATCACTACAGCTAAGATAGCTGACACGTACATGATTGTTGTCATAACTTTTAAAATTTAATTGTTGATAAAAAAAATTAGATACTTAGTTCTCCTTCTTCGTATTTTATATTCACCTTGTCACCGTTTTTGTAAGTTTTTCCAGACAAGCATCTTACTCTCATTTGCTCCTGTCTTCCATTTTTCGAAATATTTACCATATAATGATTCTTCCCTGATCTAAATACTATCTCCACTTCTCTTCCGTTTAAATCTTCCGGACATTCGTACACCATTTCTTGCTTTAACTTAAGAAGTAACTTATATACGTAAAACAAAACGATAAAGAAAAACGACCCTATCACAACCCCTACTAAATGGGAACCCGAAAAGTAGGTAGTCCAGCTATATCCAAGAATAAAATGTGTTATGCCCTTGAATGATATAATGTCCGACAAAGACATACTTAAATCAGAAGCACTGTCAATGTCAATATCCGTATCCAGATCAGATCCTAATATCGACAACAAAAACTGTATAACAAAAGCAAATGACGCTATTAAAGCCATGCATAAAATTATGTCACTTCCCATACCCTTCTGTTATTATTTTGTAAACAAGATCAGTCATATCTTTGATGGTCTCCATATCATAATCAATAATAACAATATTGAATTTTTGTTCCACCATCACTTCCAGTTCAATTTGATCAACAGAATCTAATCCAAGTTCTTTAAACGTCACATCTTCTTCATGAACTATATCTATTTCCGAATTAAGAAACTGAGTAATAATTATATCCTCTATTATCTTTCTAATTCTTACTTTTTCCATTGCTTTCTAATTTTGTTAAATAAATACGTTTTTATGTTTTTCAACCTCTCTTTGTCTGTTTCCGAACTTCCGGTAAACAAATAATCCGGATTGCCTTTAGCCGGCGGCGTAGGCAATTTAGATACGGCAAACAACCAATCCATTTCCTTATTCTTCTTAGGCTCCAAATAAGGCTCGGTAGCGATCTTAAATTTTTCAGCTATTAGGTCAAAGAGCTTTGAGTTTTTAAGGTTCATATGGACTGAAAAAGCCTGAGAAGGCGGTTTCCATATGAAGTTACATAAGCTCATTGTGTAATCTCCTGACTCTGCTATATAAGATTCCGTTACTTGAAGTATGACCTCTTTCTTAAATGAAGTATTACCCATAAACCAACACAATCTGGATTCCGCTTCTTTTCTGCTGACACCTATGTCTTTTGAATATGATTCGTACATTCCTATCATAATCTTCAACGTTTCCAGAACCTCGTCCGTCATTTCCGGTGTCTCTATATAATTCACAAAAGACGTTCCTTTGTTGGTTAATCTCATCACGCCTGATTTTAATTTCTCAACCAGGCCAAGCTCTATATATCTTCCAGCGTCTTCTTCCGGTATGGCTTCGATCATAACCGCATCCTTCTGTCTTATGGCAAGAAGATTAGCGAGATCATTAGGAGTCATGTCTGATGCTGCAAGTTGTCTGAAATTGATGTACATGCCTAATCAGCTTTAATAAAAATAACATCCTTACCATCCTCCCTCTCTACGTGATTACACGGGCCTGCGACTACATCTACCGACCCGCATGTAATGTGGTCGTTAAATATACATCCTTCACATCCTAAGTCTGGCTCTGGAGCATCCACACATTTTAATCTCACAAGTCCGGCATCAAACACTTCTCCTACTTTAAATTCCTTCTTTTCCATATTTCCTCCTTGTTTTTAACTGTTGTACCCTTCTTTGATAATCGAATTTCTACCGGTAGATACCGACTGACGAAGATCATCATGTACAGAATCTACCGTAGAATACTTGTTTCTGGTTGTAAAAATCACTTCCAGCATCTCCTTGTAGTCACCTAAAGCTACTTCGTATCTCGGATCCACTTTGGCTTTTCTTTCAGCCTCGGCATTACTTTTAGCCAGCTCTCGGTCGAGGAGGTCTTCTTTGATTCGGTCAGCAATCATATCAAGCTCTTTCTTGATTACTTCGCCGGCTGCCCGAAGTTGACCTTCTACGTCGCCAAGCTGATCTTGGACGGTTCCTATTTCTTTCTTTAGACGATCGTATTCGTTAATCATACCCATATCACCTGCATAGCCGGAAAAGTCCTTGATTATTCTGGTCCCTTCTTTAAGGAGCTCAATGACTCGTCTTTTACGTTCTCTGCTTATTAAAGACGGAAGACGATAATTCATATCCGCCACCGCCTTGTCATGTATGGAGTTGATTAAAAACATCTCTCTCTCATCCCCCGCAAACTCAGTAAGAACCAAAAGGAACTTACTTATCAGGTATTCGTTTTCTTCTACAGTAAGTCTCATACGTTTCTTTTTTTTAATATACTGACTGTTCTTCTTTTGTCTCTTGTTCTTGTTCCTGATTGTCCGTAACGTCTTCCACAGTATAGAGCTTGGGCGGCGTCGGCGGCTGGTTGGGGTTCACGAACTTCGTTCCTCCCTCCCCGTACATCCATCCATATCCCGGCAGTATCTCTGGGTGGATTGTATTAGTAAGCTCTTCCATGCTAACTTGCCTTACCTTCAGTATATGATGAAACACAAGTCCGGCTGTCCTGAATGATGTTTTGTTTTCAGTTTTAAACCTATCAAGAGTCTGATACCAATCTTTCCCAAATATCATATACTTATCCAGCCCGTACCTACGAGGATTGTGCAAACCTATCATTAACGTACATAACTGACCCAGCGTATCGGATTGGTAAAAATCAGAAAGACGCGGAGGCTGCTCTTGTGGGCTTTTTATCCTTCCTTCTATTTCTCTGTTGAATTGGGATATGATGAGGAAAAATATGTTTTTATATACTAATTTAGCTTCGTTCATAACCGCCACCAAATCATCTATAGCCGACTTAGGATCTAATCCCATTCTTTTTATCAAAGCAATATGATCGACTTTAAATATTATAAGACGTTTGTCTTTATGTTTGGTAGCTATATGATACACAGCCGCCTCAAACTCTTTTACCGTACACGGAGCATCGATGTATATTATATTATTTCTGATTTCACCTTGAAGGATTTCAAACATCCTCATCTCTTCTACTGTATTAAAATCTTGCCTTCTTAATATTTCAGGAGCTCGCTTTTTCATATCCTGGCTCATTCTGCGAAGAAGAAGATCTTGAGGATTCATTTCGAACTCGCAATTAACAAGAAAATAATCTTCTGCTTGCGGGTTGATCATCGGATTCATAACATTTTCCAATATCTTTTGGGCCACATACGATTTACCTACAGATGGCCGGGCCCCTATAGCAATAGCATGCTGAGGAAAAATACCTCCAAGCAAAGCCTCGTCAATATAATCGTATCCGGTTTTAGCGGGGATAAGCTCTCCCCGCCTGTATTTTAAGATATTCTCATACGCCTCTTCCATAACCTGTTTAGAGGTCTTGAATATTCTTCTTATATCTATCCTATTTGCTATCTCCTCGTGCATTTTTGTCACCTTTTGTATCCGATTTGGATCCCCTATTAGCTTTTACTGATTTATACCTAAGACCGTTCTTGGTATGAGAACAATCCTTGCCTTTTCTCCAGCCCTCACCCTTCTTCTTGTCCGTTTCGTAGTTTTTACGACCAAGCTCTCGGCGTTTGGCTTTCTGTTCTGGTCTGGCATTTATCTCCTTGTCCTTTTTAGCCTTTTTCTTCCTGGCTTCGGGATGAGTCCTGTAGTACTCTGTTGATCTGCCCATGTGCTTATATTTTTTTTGATTAATAATAGCACAAAGATAGGTAATTCGCGCCCTATTTCAACCTGCCGTAGCTCATATCAGGATCACACCAGACATACCCGTCTTTCTCATCATGAAGATACTCAGGGCATCCTCTACATGCGCTACTTCCTGACACTATTTGATTGTTCTTATTAGGGCACTTATCTCCAGGTTTATGCCATTCTATTTTTGAACCTGATCGCTCTTTGTTTACATGACAGAACTGAAAGATTTTCCCCATCGTCTTCTCTCCGAACATACCTATATGTGTGTACTCTTCCGGTATAGAGAGAAATTCAGATAAATCTTTATACATCCTTTCCCGTTCCTCCGGCGTAGACCATAGTCTGTCAAGTTCGGCATGGACTCTTATCTTAAGAGATCTCAGTGATGGTCCTGCAAGCCGGCCTTTAGCTTTTCCCTTATTCGGCCCTGATTCATGAACACCGACATAAGCATTGCATGGTTTGCACATCATAACCATACCTAAGCCTTTTCTGCTATATATTTTATCGGCATTGACCAGCTCGGTTTCCCTTCCGCAATAAGGACAAATTTCGCCTCTTAAAACCCGTTGTTGGCGCTCATTAAGTTCCATACCCTATTCTTTTGTTTTTCTTTAAACTTTTCATACAAACTGCTTTCAGTTTCCATTTCTGAGATCTCTACCTCTACGTCCTCTCTTTTGAAAATTACTTTCTTGGCTGTCGGATACGCACATTTAGAGATACGAATAGCATTACGAATAGCGTAAACAAAATACGTTTCTGGTGATGATTCAATCACCACTACCTCATTTAAAGTGTTTTTGTAATTTTCCATATTATCTGCTTGCTTCAATTATATAACCAGGATGATCTTCACACGCCTCTTTATATTCGATAAGAAACTTAAGAAATGAATCATAAGACCCCCATCCATTTTCCGGCTCGTATCTCAAAAGACTTTTTCTCTTAGAGATCATAATACATATACCTTTTGTAAGTACATTCTTCATCTCATCGGTATCTATTTCCCTACCCAATTCTTCTGGTCTCCAAACATAATCGTACAGCGTTTCTTTATTTTCTGATACGAATATTCTTTGTGCCATCTTGTTCATGTTGTGGGTAATGTTTGCAACCCATTCACGATCTTCTTTCTTTTTGTTCTTAATATAAACATCCAGGCTCATAATATTTTTCTTTTACCTTGTTACTAATTATCAAATCTGCCACATCATCTCCGTCTCCTGCATTTTCAACATTTTGAAGATAGTCCGATACTTTTATCCTTGACTTCATCATCATCCCATCTATCTTTTTACTCCATGTCTCAAATGCTTGTCCTTTGTCCGGAAAAGCTACAGTCTTTCTATCTTTTAAAACATCTATCACTTCCGGCCTTAGATTCTGCAACCCACCGGTAGCTACAAATAACTCATCTGGTTTATTCACAGCGCATATAATAGCCGTCTTTTCTGATTCCACCAAATTAACCACCTTATCCGGATACTGGCTTAGAAGATGCTCTCCGAACAGGCATTGTCTAAACAAGAAGTCTCTTGCATGCAACGAGTGATAAAACATAACATGAGGCCGCTCATTGTCACCGTCTTTTTCCTTCACTCTTTTTACATCAATCTCATTCCCCTGGCTGTCGGTCTTTATATAAAAGTCCATGATCTTGCCGGTTCTACATACAAAATCTTTGTCTATCTGCCAGAATATACAACACCCTTTCCATCCCCATAAATCCATTGTTCCGACATGGTACCTTCTGAACACATCAGACACCCTTTCTTCCCCCCACAGAGACGATAAAAATCTAAATACAGTATTTCTATCATCTGGAACCACAGTCCTCTCAAACTCGCTAAAAGGTATGTAATTTACAACGTCAGGATTTACAGGAGGACGATAAGCTCTTATACACTTGTTTCCTGAAATCCAAAGATCTTTGTCACCTACATCCTTACCGGTAGGTCGTTTATCGTAACCGCAAGTCCGTTCATGATCGCATCTTCCGAACTCGTTGCCAACAACCTGACCTGTTGCCACATCAATATAAGGAGTGAGGCACCGGCTTTTCCCGCAAGCTGGGCAGGTTAGCTTCAGTCGGCTCCTGCCCGGCCTGCGGTCAAGTTGAAACCGAGGTACGTTTTCGTATTTTCTAAAATCAAGCATTTTTAACTCCTCTCATCGCCTCTATGATTCTATCTGCTATAGTTATAGACCATGACACCACATCTGGTACATATACTCCGCAATCTATTTCACCTTTTCTATTTTGTGCTTTAACAAACTCAATAGAATAAGCCTTGATAAGATCGAATCTACGTTGCTCCCAGTCTACATCTTTGTTTTCGTCATTTACAGGAAGGGTATCGAGATAAAAATTTAAACTCTCACTTATCACATTCCCATTATCACCATAGAACTGTATTCTGTCATGGTCGCTTCTTGTAGTTGAGCTACTGAAAGTGATTACGTCTATTATCTCTCCTGTTCTTCTAATTTTTCTTTTCATACTCTTCTTGTATTTCTGACCAATATAGGCATTATTATTTCGATGGTCTCGCCATATTTCTTATGAGATGCAAGTACACATATTGCATATTTATCTCCTATTCTCAAATCTTTCGATAATCTTAATTTTGAACCCCTTTCGATGTTAATAAAACAATCACCAAAAGGACTGATGCATATCGGTTTTACGATTTCCACAAAATCTCCTTCAGGAATAATAACATCGCTCATATTATAAATCTTTTAGACATTTCCTCTGTAATATCATATACAACCGTATGATCCTCTTCATTGTATGGTTTATTGATATTCAGCACTCCTTTTCTCACTTTAAACTTCTTATCTTTTCTAAGGTGATTCAACATACCTTGTTGGAACACGCAATCCGCCTTTTCAAGTGCTATACTGTCTTCTGTCCATTCTTTCAGCGTATATCCTTTGCTGCTCGTGCTTTTTGGAGAAAAGTTCATAATACGTGCATCAATCCCATACCATGCTTTAACCATTCTTCTTTCAGCTTCTAATTGAAATGCGTATGATTCCCATATTCCCCCTGATTTAAAGTCGAGAATAACCACTTCTTCCTTCTCCACTTCTCTTACCTCCTTCTTCGGATCGCCTTTTTTAAACTGCCCTGTAGCCCTTTGATACACGGCTCCAAAATAACCTTCTTCTTTGTATTTGAATGTCATTTTAACCATCGCATCTATCGGCGTAGCTACCAAATAATCTTCTAATGACAATATTCTTTCAATCATCATCGGCTTAACCTTATACTCCGAACAAAACTTAGCAAACTTCATAACTCTGACAATCATATCATCAAGATCATCTATGCTACCAAAGAATTTGTCAAGATTCTTTTTCGATATCTTCAGCTTGCCTTCTTGTACTGTTTTGATGATAAAGCTTCGATTTAAGACTATATCTCTACCTGTTAGGTACAATCCGTACATATAGTGCATGATCGTTCCCTTATCAGCTTCATACTGTGCCACCTCTTCCGGATTGCGACCAAGCATCTTCATCTCTTGCTTCCATTCCTGAAGTGCGGTCTTATCATCTACATACCCATCTTTGATTAAAGTTGTTACCGAAGCATATATCTTGGCCGTCCCATCATCCATCTTCCTTACATAAAAACGATTATCGTCTAATGTCAATCTTACGAATTTAGGAGTCTCAATCTTCTTCAACTCATCGCAGATATAAAATGGCTCTAATGTTTCCTGATTTTCTATAAACGGATTCGAATCTTCTTCTCCAGGGTTAGGAGCGGCTTCCTCCGCCTGAGCTTCCGGTTCCTCCTTCTGGGCCTGCTCTGGCTCAGGCGCCGGCTCTTCAACTACTGGAACCTGTCCACCTCTTTCCGCTATGTCTCTGTTCTTTATTAAAGACATAACCTCCTTCTTCAACTGCTCCGGTGTTTGATTAGGATCTGACACCGACATCACAACATCGTTCATTCTAAACAACGTATTTCCTTTTCCCTCCACCATAGGTACAAACCCTAAATCTGTCAATATTTTTATTTTCTGTTCTATCATCGCAATTTCTCAATTAATTCCTCTTTAACATAATACAACACAGTTACAGTCTCATCCATATCTGCGGCTGCTCCCTCAAAATCAATTTCTCTCTCACTCTCTCCTCTTTTTACGTTGGCAATGAAAATAATTTCATCGTCAGCTTCTATTGTAACCTTATATTTTTTTTTCATATCCCATATTCTATTAAATATATTTAAAGCTATTCATCTGTTTTAATACATCCCCTCGGAGACCTTTCGGTCTCCGAGGTAGATGTAAATCCCGTTAGGGATAAGTCAGGAATATTTCATCCTGTTAGTACCCATCGCCAATGTTATAAGAGGTTTTATATAATGGCAACACTGTTTCGTCAAATACACTACTCCTGTTTAACCACCATTCTTAGAGCTACGAACTTGGGTAAACATCCGTAGGTAACTATCTATTCTCAAATAACGTAGCCTTTGTTTCAAGGCTTAGGCTAATAACCCGATCTCTGAAAGAGATGTATTAAACTTTTATAATAGAATTATATCAGGTTAATACTATTTGGGGTTATATCTGTCAATTATTTCAATAATCAACCTACCTCTTTCTTTGATCATTCCCCTGCTTTCCATATCCAGTACCTTCTTTACCGCATACTTCCATACAAAAGGAAATTCTGTTTCAAGTTTATCAAATTCCATCCGGTCAAGATACATGTCGAATACCGTATGCTCCGATTCATGAAGGAAAACTATATTATCCCTGCAAGTAGCAACCGACTTATATATCCTTTTCGGAAGTATGTGACAGACGTTACATACTGTAGGAAAATGAATAGCCTTACCAGTCATAGACATTCGAATAGTACTCAACTCCTCCAACATAAGACGAAAAAACCCGGATAAATCCGGGTTCTCTAACTTTTTCTTCTTGCTGCTGTTTTTAATGGATGTAATTCTGTTTTTTTTCTTCGGAGTCAACTCTTTGCTCCTGCAAGCCTGGCATAAGCCATGACTTCTTATCATCACTTTTCGTCCGCATCGTTCGCAGACGTATAGCTTCTTTTCCTTGCTTTCCATTCGAATAATAATGATATTATTGAAAAGAACAATCCCACTGAAGCCAGTAGATAAGGTACGTTCATTAATAATTTAGATACCTCGTCTGTCTTAATCACTATCAGAAGGAAAGCGCCTGCTGAAAGCAATGATATTATCGCCACAACAAGCGCTATGTTGGAAACTACATCAGCCTTACTCTTCACTCTTCTTCTCGCCTAATTTTTCAGCTCCCTTCTGAAGATCGTATTTGAATACGTCTATGATCTTCGTTTCAGCAATAGCTTCGCAATTCCAGTCGCCCAACGTACCCTGCATGCCTTTAGTCAACACAGCTTCGGCATCCTTGGGATTGCCGGCCTGGACATACATATAGCATGGCGTTTTCTTTTCTTTACCTTTCTTTTCATCCAGTGTAATGTAATTCACCTTACACTTATACCAGTACTCAGCCTCTCCGTTGAAGAAGATTTCCGACACTTTAATAGGATTAATTTTTACAACCTCGAAAGAATTGTACAAATCCTTGAAGATCTCCAACGATCTTGATTCTGCCTCTGTGTAAGACAAGGCATCCACTAAATACTTTTCAGTTACCTTCTTTTTTTTGCCGTTCTCGATATTATCAATCTCGGCTTTTACCGTAATTTCAAACCAGCGATTCATTGTATTAATATTTAATTAGTTGATTTCTTTCCTTTCTCTATACTGTTTTTAAATCTTTCAGAACACCACTGCAAAACATCCATCATCATCATCTCATTATTAGATAAGATGCCTTTTATAATTAATGCCAATTGATGTTGTGACATTCTTAGGCTCATATCAAATCTTCTTTCCTCTTCATTTACTATCGTAGCTACGAAATACTTACACCCCTCTAAGTGCGTTAGGGCTTCAATCATAGCTTCTTTTATCTCTTTTTCTTCCATTCTGTTTTTTTCGGACAAAGATATGTCTTTTGTTGCTTAATAAGAAACAAAATGATTTAATATAAATTAATTTTCTTCCGGGTCAACATCGATAGACATATTGTATCTTTTCCTGATAAAGACTTCTGTTTCTTCATTAAACGGGTAGGCTTCTTTCAAGAAAGCCATAGCCCGCTCCGCATCTTTATCTGCTATCTCAATATATCTTTCGAAAGTCATGCAAAGGTCGATGTTGTACGCACGCTCCTGTTTTATCTTGTCCACGTATTTCAATACCCTGTCTTTGATTTCATTGGCTTTTTTCACAGTATCATTGAAAGAATTTATACTTTCCAATTCTGGATCTTTGTTTTCCTTGTTTACCTTATCAAACTCTTCCTTGCTATATCCCGCTTCTCCTGTAATGGCTGGGCAAACACTTCCATTTATGATCCAAAACTGCTCATACGATCCTATCAGAAACTTTGATTCCATTTTAAATGCATTATATTTAATAAGCAAATTAGCCACCTCAGTTGCACCTTCTATGGTTCTAAAACCGATGCCGATATCTTTTAACATAAATACTGGAACTCCCGTTCTTGGATACACGACTTCTTTTTCGTTCTTTATATTCCAATTTTTAGCTTCAATTGGAATACCCTTACCAACAAGCTCTTTGTCTATATACAGACTTATCTCTTCGTCTGTCAATGCCACAATCTCATCTCTGCTTAAATCAAAAACTGTTTTCATTTTTTTTATTCATTAGATTAAACAACTTACTTCTTTGTTCAGGCTCCGTATATTCCACCCATATATCGGCTGCCACATTCCTCAGAAATTCCATAAAGTCTTGATGATCCCTGTATTCAGTAGAATCAACTTTCCTTACAAAATTTATAATTTCTTTTAGTATTTTATTGTTTTCTTCAAGAAGCTCTCTATCGGTCATGATCTCGTGAAAATATATTATTCAACATGTAATAGGCAGTAAATTTTCGATGTATGCCCATCTTACGATATGGAAAATTCTAACAGCTATTTTCCAATTAGAGTTATTTGGCCCACAGACAATAGGAGTTCCATCTTGTTTAATAGCAATCAACATTCCACTGTGTTGTGGTGTTTCGCTTGCATCATACCACGCGCTGTTGATGCTCCATTCTGCACCCGCCATGAAGTCTTCACGGCAATTATCCTTGCGTAGAACATAATCGTCTGCATCCACTTCTTTAAGACCTATGGAATAATCTTTTGCTGCTTTTTCAATATCTTCTCTTTTCATAATTTTATACTTTAATCTAACCTCCAATAAAATCATCGGGAGTTATATATCCTACTGATTCCATACGGTCTATAATCTCATTCGCATTCATTTCTGAACCGTTCCATTCAAGTATGATTTCATTTCCTGAAGCCATGCTCAAATTAGGCTCATTATCTCTAAATCCTGAGAAAGCAAGATGTTCCCAAATGGATTGCAGTGCAAGGTCCGCTTCGTTTTGTTTGTTTTCTGCTTTCTTTATGGCATTTCTTAATTTTTTATTCATTATCACCCCCTTTCTTCTTCGCATGGGAGCAAGTCCTCGATGTATGCCCAGCGCATATAATGATCCTTTTCTGAAAGTTCTTCCCATGGCTTGCTCTTGGTTAAATAGACCAAATCATAAGCACCGTCAATATCCTCCACAATGAGCAGCTTCCCTTTGTCTGGCTTTTCTCTTGCATCGTGCCACACGCTGTTAATGCGCCATTCTGCACCAGCTTTAAAAAGAGGAACAGCATATTCTATATCTTGTTTCATGTCTTATTATTGTTTAATTAATTTAAATATTTTTAGTTTTGAAATTATTTAATATGCTTATCGGCTGGATTGATTATCAATCCATCGTCACATGAAGGGAATGATATGTTAGATTCTCCATTATCAAGATTAGTCAGTTTAACCGTTCCAGCATATTCATCATCCACAAAAAACAATTGACCCGAAAAAACCACAAACCTGCATTGATATGCATTCATCATTGCTCCAAGTTGTCTAATCTTAGTTTTAATCTCTAAAAGTTGAGCGTTGTTGATTATATTCTTATTCATATTTTATTAAAGTTTATCTATTATTTTGTTACCCATTTCCTGCCATTCATCACTCACGCTTATAACCAATCCTATGACAGTGAATGATAATAACAACGTAAAAATAAGCCATAACAGAAAGCAGATAAAAACACATACATACCTCATGATTTTTTAGTTGTTAGATAAAAGCAAAATCGGTTCATTTGACCCCGCAATTGCTTTTATTTGTTCTGGATTGATAAAACTCTTAACTTGTTCGCTTATATTACAAATGGACTTGATCATATCAACGAATAATTTCGAGGTACATTCGTTACACTCCACTTCCATTACCTGTTTATATCTATTGTATGATATGCTCGTTACACAATTCAGCCAGTGCGCATAGGTTCCTTTTTCTGTATTTAACCTGCTGTATTCTACTTTTGTCTCTCCATTTCCATATTCAATTACTCTTTTTAGAAATGGTTTTGCATAAACACTAAAACCGAAAGGTTGGGCGTTTAAGGCATCTAAACGGGAAGTTCCATCCCTCCATTCTCCATTTTCATCGCCTCCTGTCCATTCCTTAGAGGGGTTAGGGACAATATTTCCGTTTTTGTCATATGAAAACGTGCAATTCGTTTCCAGTTGATACTTAATAACAGGCACTTCTTCTACTATTTTATAACTCAAACATCTCTTCAGAACTTCCCTGATTTGACTTTCCAAATCAGAAAGTGCTATACTATTGAAATATCCTTCGTTGCCTAATCTGTTTGTAGGTAATTTGATCCCATAAGAATGAATCTTGTCCACATCTTCTTTTGACAAGGTAGTGGTAAACACTCCTTCTTTGGTGACATTCACTTTAACAGTTACAGACAAACTGTTATTAGCGTTCTTTTCCGTTATATTTAGTGTTGTTAATGCTGCCATAATCAGATCTTTTTAAAATCAATTCGAATAAATATAATACATTCCTGCTTCATATACCTTATGTACATCAGGGTCATTCTTGTCTTCCGGTTCCAATTCACTCTCTTCACAAGTATAATCCCATTCAGAGTTGTAGTACATATCCTCGTCTGTTTTCTCCAAGGAACAATCTTTCATTAGATTCATATTTTCTCCCCATACTGCAACTTCTTGTCGTTGCTCTTCTTCTGTCATAAGAGATATTTTGTCTTTCAATTCTTTCCAAGTCATGATTTTCAAAAGATGATTAATAGTTTATTCTACATCAAAAAGCTGATCTAACACCAATAATTCGGCATCCAGATCCTCTATTAATTCCCCTCTGCAATCAAAGTCCGTCAAATCACTTGGAAAAAACTCTTGACCTATATATGGACTTGTCTTATGCTTCAACTCCCATACATTGCTACCTCTGTTGTATGTGAATGAGATCCCATTCGCTTCCCCTTTCTTTAAATATTTTACAATGTCTTTCTGTTCTATATGCTTCATTACAATAGCATCAATAACATCTCTAAGATCATGCTTGTTATCGTAGAAGAAAGTTTTCCAATTGCATTCATCATGCAATCGATGCATATCAGAGTATTCAAAAAAGAATGACCCAAACAAACCCCAATTAGTTATAGGGCATTCTGAATCATGGCAATAATACACTTTAATGCGATAATCGCCTACTTCTTTTGTTGTAATAAGATCGTCTTCCATGTCTTTATATTTTAAATAGTTCTTAATTTTTCTTCGATAAATTCATCTATTACATCATAGTATGAGCCATCAAAATCCCCATATTTCTCTGTAAACTCTTTAGCCCACTCTTGAATGATGGCAAATGCCTCTTCCCTGCTACATTCTTTTAATCCCATTAGATCATCCACGGCTATCACCGACATCTCTTGCAGATTTCGTAAATAATTCAAATCTATGCTATATGGTAGCTTGCCTACTTCTATACATACATAATGACCTTGTTTAAAGGCATCCTGCAAGTCTTCAAGACTCTCTATCAATGACTCAGACTCATCATCTATTCTTATCTTGTATAACTCAAAATCTTCATTTTCTGCCGACACCCATATCTTATAGGCTTTTTCGTTGGACAATCTTTTCCAAACAAATCCGTCACTGAATACAATTAGGCTACCTGTTACTATCGTATTTTTCATAACCACTTTTAATCTGTTATTCTGTAATAATAATCAAGTTCTTCTCCCTTAAAGTTGTTCATGGCATACTCGTCAGCTTCTCGCCACAACCGGTCATACAATGCAGCCAGTTCGCGATCACCTTCATAATGCTGCCAGATTTTATGATTCAATACAAGCGTTAATTCCGTGAAAAACTTATAATCATCTTTCCATTCATTAAACGCACGTCTGTAGGTATCCTTGACACCTGCTATACCATACTTGTCGGCTATGCTGAAATCTTCCCAAAAGGTAGTCATTAGGTTATAGCCCACTTCTTTCATAAATTCTTTGAATGTCATAAGCTATTATTTTAGGTATATAATTACCTCATTAAATTTTTGAATTGTCATATAATTCCCCTGAATATGGACTGTATATTGTTCCGGCTTCCACCGCTCCAGGTTCTACCGCCATCAGTCCTACACCTACTTCATAATACAGTTCAAGATCTATTGGCTCCATCGCCATCCTCTCAGCTTCTTTCTTGCTAAGACCTGAAAGCATTAAACATTTCACCTTATTTGCGTACGCAATAGGATACTCTTCTGGAGTTAATCTTATTAAGACTACTTCTGCTTCTTCTGCGCTGTTAAGTTTTAATTCGTTTCCCATTTTATGCATTGTTTTCGCTGTTCACTATCTGACTAATGTACGGTCCTGGTCACGAACAGCCAGGCCGACCTCATGGCAGGGCAGGCGCTGCCCTACTCTAGCTGTTCTACCCACTCTCTGTACCCTACGTTAAAACCAATAGGATCATACCTTTTGATCATAGTGCCATAATTCTCTCTACCGCAATACCTGTTCTTTCCTCCAATAACCCATGCTTCATCGTCTCTATCTGGAGATATGGAGTTAAGAAACTTCTCATAATCTTTTCTACTCTTTCCCATCTTTGTCTTGATTTAAACAATAGTTAATAAAATAAGCAACCTGTTCATTTTCCCCTGTATTATCAAAATCACCTAAAGTCATATCATCATAATCCAGCAGAACCATACGAAAACCGTTTTTTTTGACATACACCTCCGTTAAAAACATAGGAATCCCAGCAATTTCTATTATCACCGGAAACTGATCATCAAAGTCAAACGCATTATTATCTTCTCCCCATTTTTTAAATTTTAGCTTTATACTTCCACCGTTCTCCACTAATGCCTCTTTGATGTACTTTAATCTTTTTGCATTCAGATCAATCTCTGCTTTTTCTATTTCTTTGTACAATTCATTCAGATCCATATTCCACTATATTTATGTTGTCAAATTTTTCTTTTATAACATCCAAGGCGCCACACTCGTTTGTTACCATAGCATACTTTCCTGGCTTCATTCTCCACAGATTAAAATATCTTGTCACATTCATAGTGGCATTAAATAATGATATTTCATATCTTGTGTTTCCATTTTTATCACGCCCTATGTTTTTAATATAACATATGTCTGGCTTGTATTTGAAATAATTAAAAAGCCTATACCATCCCTTCCCGTTACATGTTTCACGATTCCATATTCCAGCAAGCTTCCTATATCCCCTTACTGGTATTTTCTTTATTTCTTTTGGTACGATCTTGACATACTTTCCTTCTCCGATTGGTATGGTCATATTACCTGCCTCTTCAGTACAAAAGTATTCTATTTCAGATGCCATTCCTTTATACACATAGAACCGGTATAAGTTCCCGTCAGGGTCTACCCGATCCATGTAATATAATATCACTTTGTCTACTTTTATCTTTTTCATTCCTTTATTCTACTTATCTTTAAATTGTTATTCCCACAGTATTCCTTCAGCCAACTATCCGTTAGATAACGATTAACTCTATCGTATTTCTTTTTCGGACCCTTGCTCCAGAATTTCCATTCGTTTGTGATATTGTACCCATATTTATCAAACCAATAGATATAATACACTACGTTACCATATAAATCCACTCTTTTTCTTTCCTGTATGACTACCTCGTAAGGCATCTTCTTGTCTCTTTTCTCCATCTTTGTCCTCCTTTCTTGAATAAAAAAAACGGCACCTATCTTCGCAGACCAGTGCCGGTAACTAACTTACATGGAAAACTACTTAACCTCAACTAATTCTACAGAGTTGTAGAATTTAGTGAAGCTACCAACAAATTCTCTTATATTTTTATATTCTTCTGGTCGTTTTCTGTTACCATCTTTTATATAATTCACCCACAGTCTATCCTCTATGTTCTTAATCGCATTCTCTATCGTAAATTCGTCGCTGACGCTCATTAAACACGAAGACCCGGTTTTCTTATGTGGTTTATATATCCTTGAAAAAGACCACATTTTTATTCTATCATATATATATCCGTTGTTGGGATAAACGAATCCTATCCGGCTGTCACCTTCTTTAGCGTAAAACACACCTGGCTCTTTCCCACCTTTCTTATATACTACAAATCCTTTTTCTTTTAGGATCTTAGCTATCTTATTTATCTTGTTCTCTACGTTCATTGTAATGCAAGTATTTAAAAACGACTCTCATTATAGTTGCGAAGTTCTCTACCTTAATCCACTCATGAGCTACTGCTCTAAGTACAGACGTTTCATATGTTGGAATATTGTCTTCTTCAAGCACCTTACAAGAAGCCAGAACTCCTTCGGTCGGCTTTAGTCCACGGTCATGCAGCTCGCAGAGACCGTCTGGCCGGCGGAATGCGCACCACCCGTCTTTCTCTGTCGGCTGGATCATCGCTATTGGTTTTTCCTTCACTGCAAGATACCCTACCATCCACATTGTTTCTTTTAACCTATCAGCGTATCCGGCATCTATGATAGCCTCTATGTCTTTTGGCGTACCAATACAAGGAACCTTACACATGTTCTTGCATTTATCACATGTACAAGGTTGCTCCCATCTATTATGATCTATGCCTACCAACTTCTTTATCCGTTCTACTTCCTCTTTCATGTCACACTTCTTTCGTTAGTTTATCATAATATGCTTTCAATTCCGGTGAAGCATATTCCATAAATGCCTCAAATAAACATGGTACTTCTACTATCGCGTATATAGCGCACCCTTTCATCGTTGAAAGCTGTTCAAGATCATTACTGTACAGGCACGTAACATAAGCACCTACATTAAATACATGTAAATCTATCCTTACGTATTCCATACATAAAGATAATGACTTAAACAAATCCTTTACATCATTCTTATCAAAGAGTTCTACAAATTCTCTCAATTTCATCTTACTACCCTTTCCACGTGTTTAATTAATACTACTGCCATCCCTTTGCCGGTTTTTATCGCACATTCCGATCCTTTTATCCATTCTACACATCCTACATACTTTTCTGTAGAATGAAAACCTGGATTGTATTTCCCGGATGTACTAAACTCTACCGTATCCCCTACCTTCAGATCCTCAAAAGCAATAGCCCATGTGGTCCAAATTCTATCATGTCTTCCAGGCTGAATGGCTCCGATTACGCCTTTCTTACGACCGTTTTTTATTGCCTTTAGTATTATCTTTCTATCACCTTCAATAAGGCTGCAAAAACACCCATAAAAGGTCAAATCAACCTGTTTTCCTCCTATTTCTTCTCTTATTTTTGTTATTCTGTTCATTTTCTGATTTTGTTTTATTTTTTTCTTTGTTTTTTCTATCTTCTATAAAAGATGATAATAACATTATCTTTTCTATGTTACTTTTTGACTGTAAAAAAGAATCGCATTTCATTACTACTACGATCTTCTTAAGTTCCCCATTATCATACAGCGATACACGCATCATGTTTTGCGCCTCGTCCACTATCAGACCTGGAGTAGTCTTAGCCATTTTGCGTAGCTTATTATACTCCGGTCTTTCCATTTCCTCTGTTTATTACTCTATAGTATTTATCTTTATCTCCCTCTTCCAACTTCTCCAAATAGAAAATTCCATCATGCAAATGAGACAAACAAAACCTGTATCCGTATTTCTGCGTTCTTCTTACATGATCCCGCAATCTTATCTCTTCACTTTTGTCTTGTACTTTGATTTTAATACTGTCTCCTTCTTTGATTGTGTATAAAATAGTTTGAATCTCTTCTTTTTTCATCTTATAAAATATTTTAACGGCAGCACCTATACTCACGCACCACTACTGCCTTATGTTTAACAATTAAATACTTAACTCTTCAATGGTCAAGCCTTTTTCTTTTGCCCATTTTAACATCGAGCATAATTCTGTTTCTGATTTATATTTCGGATCACGCCACGCCCATCCGAATTTATCCAGGACATGATGATATAATTCGTCGGCCTTTGCCGTGTAAATGTCTTTGAATAAATGCTCCGAACCTTCCGGTATAAGCATCTCTGTTGTTGCAAAATCGGAATACGATAAACATCCGTAAGCATATTCTGTTATTTCACTCCACGCTTCTCCGGCTTTAAATCCAAATTCTTTTACAAAAGCCAAAGTTAGATACATATTTAATAATATTGTTACATCATATCCCGAATCTGACTTTCTTTCTATTATTTTCTTTTCAAATTCCTTTAAATCTTCAGGTCCTAAAAAGATGTATCCTGATACCGACCGATAATTAGCCTCCGCATACTTCTTGCATTTATCATCATTAACAATCTTACCAATGTTAGATAACATCTTTTGCCTCCATTCATCACAAAACTCTACCTCTACGTTTATCCAATCGGTACCATAATTGTATCCTTTTGGATGTCCGACTGATATTACCTTTATGTTATTCACACCATATTCATAAAGGCGTTCGCCCACCTTATTCGCCCATTCCTGTACAAAAGGAATAAACTTATTGCAATAAGAATCAAAATCAAAATCTAATTCCTCCTCATATTCCGGCATCTCTTCATAATCTTGTTCAAAGAAATAGCGAGGATCTGCTATTGTTTCATAGAAACTTACGTTAATGAAACAAAACTCGTTGGTTGTCGTTTTTAATATCATAGCTTTTTGTATTTACGTACATTTTTCTTGCCATAGAATCTACACATGGCACGAATCTGACTATAAAATACTTTTGTCCTCCTGGCCTCAAAGTATTTAAACATTTCTTCATTCTTTGTTTCCCACACGTAATCCGTTTGAGAACTCATGTGATTTTTGTCCTTGCGTGAATAATGGTAATATGATACCACAACACGTTTCGCACCATTCTTTACAGGTACGATATTCACATCTATGTTATTATCTGTCATATTATTATCGTTTTATATATTATACAAATACAAAGAGCGCATACCTTTACAGGCCGGCGCTCTTTTCAATAAAAATGAAAAAACTAACATTACATAAACATATTGTTTTCTGCTCTTTATTACAATACTTTTGTCCCACAATTGTTATATCGTCCGTACTCTTTTTTCGTATCATTCAAGATTTCAAACACCATCTTCTTATGATCTTTGTTTGGTAACTTGTCTTTAACAGCCGATATCACGCTCGCTATAGACGTAAAGATTGAACACAACAACAAACCTCTGTCGTCGTCTGTGCTTATCGCTGACGCCTTTATAATATCATTCCTATATATTCTCATAACTTTTTTGTTTTATTGTTTGTGAGATGCCCAGAATCGAACCAGGACCGGCACATACGCACCGGCACGCCGCGCCATCCCTCTATGATACACAAATAGACATGCCTATTCTCACGAACCGACATGCCAAAACCCAAAACTTAATTTGATGAATAAAATAGATTAACAAAAATACTATTCTAATTGGCGATTATATACTATTTTACACCATACATGTTGTAAAACATACATATGTTATTTAATTTCATATTCTTCTTTTCTAACTTTGTTTTACTCAATCGAATCAATAAGTCCCTTGTTTCGGACAAGACGGTTGAGTAAAAGAGGTCTTTGATATAAGGTTCCATCTTGAAAACGTAAGATGGGTAAAATCAAAAACGTTTTTGGTAAAAGAATCCGGCGATCTCACTTTTGAGCAACCGGTAGAGGGTATTGGTGATACCCAGTATGATACTTCGTACAAATGTATATTGTTTTACGCTTTTGTGTAAAGTGGTATATAATCACCTTCTAACTCTTTTATAATATCTTTCACGATATTCAGCCTTACCTCCTTCGTTTCTGGACTAATACAACCAAACCACCCATAAAACGTTCTTGTTTCCTCTGGTTCTGTGGCCATACTTATCTTCTCCTCCAATTCCGGGAAATATATTCTCACCATTTCGTCTGAACGAAACCCATAGATATTTTTATGTTTTTTGAAATACATAAACACTACATTTCTTAACGCAACACATATGTATTCCCCATCCTCTTGCCTATCAATCATCCCATATACCTTTTTCCATATGAATAATCGCTCTTCTTTTGTAAACATATCCTTCTTTATTTTTATGGTATTATTAGACTGTATGCAGACTTTTCCATGTACACAATATTATGCTCCTGTCCAAACATTTTCTTTGCTGCCTCTTTCTTTATCGCACAATATCTTCCTGTGCGATACGGATTCTTTTGATCTGAGCCATCTTCGACTTCGATAATAAAACAACCTCCTTCGTCTATTATCTTTTTGCAATTGTCACATACTTCGCCCGTGCATATATGATGCGGCGCCTGCCCCTTGATGTTATTCCCTAATAAAGCAATCCCCATCTCTTCGCCACATATCATGCAAACTTCTATAGACGGATTCAATCCGTGTTCTGGATGTAATGTAATACCATCTTTCATTTTCTTTCCTCCTTTGTTTTTAATGTTGTGTGAGATCGCCGGAATCGAACCGACCTACCGCACCATGAATCCCATAAAGCAAGTGCTCCGATCTTCGCAGACGGGAGCGTTCTGTCTAAAGCATAAGAAAATTAATGAAGAAATTTTTCTCACTTACGCCATAGCATCTAAAATAGCTATCAACACTATTTCTATGACAAACATAATAGAAAATATCTTAAATGCCTTTTTCATATCGCTATCTCCTCCTTTTTATTTTTTTTAGTTCCACAACAAACTGTTCCGGCTCTGCTCCGACCTACGTTCCACCTACAACCGCAGGCCTTAGCCCAAGGCGCCGCCTACTCCCCCTCTATGGCAGCCTGTTCGTACCTACAAATCCGGTCTCCATCTACACAACTAACACTACGCGATAACAAACATTTATCCTTATAACAATCATAAAAAAAATACACCTCTCACAACCGTAATCCTTAACGTCTACACAGCTAACTACCTTAGCATATACTATACCATCACTGCCTTCTATTCCTTTCACCCCAAAAATAGAACCTTCTACCTCCTTACTCAAATCTAAGTCAGGCGCAAAGTCATATACGTTCATACCATCCATATTTTAATTGTTAAACATCCCGCTTAAAAAAAAATACTCACATAATGCAGTCCTCAACCCTTAATCTGTTGGAAGGAACCTATATAATGCTGTTTTAAACCCTTATC